ACCATAATAGAATTTATTATCTATCTCTGGATGGTTACTTGTTGAAGATTCGTTTTTTCGGATTGCATTTGAATTATTCATAGTTGTTTGATTTTGTTAACACTAAATTACAAAAAATTTTTTAAACTGCCAAATAATTTTTAAAAAACTTTAGTTTATTACTATTATTACTTATATTTCCATAAAAAGTATACTTATGGCAAAAATTAAAGTTTTAGTGGTACCAAGTGATAGAACTGGGGTATCATATTTTCGTTCAACTATACCCCATATTAAATTAGAAGAATATTTTTCTGATGAATTTCATGTAGATATTGATTATGAACCACAATTGTATAACGATGATTTTTTAAAACAATATGATATTATTCATTATCATCGTACTTTAGGTGATTATGAAAGAATAAATGAAGTTTTAGATAGATGTGATAAATTAGGGGTTGCAACTATTATGGATATAGATGATTATTGGTCACCAGGACCCAATCATCCTGCGTGGGAGATAATAAAAAAACACCAATTAGATAGAAAGATTGTAGATAATTTAAAATGTGCTAGAAATATTACTACCACTACACCTATTTTTAAAGAAACTATGAAACCTTATAATAAGAATATTTTTGTTTTACCTAATGCGATTAATCCTCAAGAAAAACAGTTTATTAACAAAACTGAAAAACATAAACGAGTAAGGATAGGTTGGTTAGGGGGTTCTTCCCATTTAAAAGATTTAGAAATCTTATCTACTGTTGTATCATCTTTTAAAAGAGATAATTTATTAGATAAGGTGCAATTCGTATTATGTGGGTACGATTTAAGAGGTACAATGACTACTATTGATAGGGCAACTGGTAAAGAAAAAACACGACCAATTAAACCTACTGAAAGTGTATGGTATCAATATGAAAAGATATTCACCGATAATTATAACATTGTAAGTGAAGAATATAAAAATTTCTTACTTACTTTTGAACAAAAAGAATATGATAATGTAGATAATGAACCATATAGGAGAGTATGGACTAAACCCATTACTAGTTATGCGGCTAACTATAATCTATTTGATGTTTCTTTAGCACCATTAAAACATAGTAAATTTAATGAGGTAAAATCCCAATTAAAAGTTATTGAGGCAGGATTTCATAAAAAAGCGTTAATTGCTCAGGAATTTGGACCTTATGAAATAGATATTATTAATGCCTATGAAAGAGGTGGTAATATTAATACAGAAACAGGTAATGGTATTCTTATACCGGATAATAAAAATCATAAATTTTGGTATAAGCATTTAAAAACTTTAGTTTTAAATCCTGACCTTATAACTAAACTAGGGGAAAATTTATATAACACTGTAAATGGTAAATACGACATGAAATCAGTATGTGAAGAAAGAAAAAATCTTTATAAATCTTTAGTTAAAAAAACAAAATTAGTGGGGGTTGAAAATGTGAGTTAAATTACTTATATTTGATAATAAAAAATAATTGGCTATGGAAAATACAATAGAACTAAAACATAAAATATTAAAAAATAAAGAAACCTTTTTAGAAAAAAATACTTTATATGGTGTGTTAACTACAGAATTATTAGATTTTTTAGGTGAAGATTTAATTACGGCACCGGCATCATCAATGACATCCTTACATAATGCTTTTCCTGGTGGATTAGTAGATCATATTCTTAAAACCACTAAATATGCAATAGGAATTAACAAATTATTACCAGAGAATGTACAAGTAGACGCACACTCAATTATTAAAGTATGTTTTTTACATCAGATAGGTAAAACATTTCTTTATAAACCAAATGATAGCGAATGGCATCGAAAGAATCAAGGAAAGATGTATGAATTTAATGAAGATGTAACATCAATGAAAATAGGGGAAAGATCTATCTATTATTCTATGAAGTACGGTGTGGATTTAAGTGAAGAAGAATATCAAGCCATTATTAATTATGATAAAACAGAAGAGGATAAACAAGCCAAATGGTATGGTGGTACACTTTCCACTATCTTAAAACAAGCGAATGATTTGGCAATAATAGAAGAAAAAAATAATTCAAATGGGAATTAATGAAGAGTTAAAAGATATTAAAATTTTACAGGATATGTTAAATAAACTTAACAATCCACAAGGAGTGGAAGATTATAATAAAATTATTGAGGATATTGAAAAAATACAATCTAACGATTATTCAAATATAAATTATAATACTACTTATTTTACCAATGATTCTAATAATGAGGATCCTACTTACGCTAAAGAAGGTGATAGTGGATTTGATTTACGAGCATTTATTAATGAGCCCGTTACATTAAAACCATTGGAAAGAAAACTTATTCCTACAGGTTTAAAATTTCAATTACCTACTAATACAGAATTACAGGTAAGACCAAGATCAGGTATGGCGTATAAACATGGAATTAGTGTTTTAAATACTCCAGGAACTGTGGATGAGGGATATAGAGGCGATGTAGGAATAATCGCAATAAATTTAAGTAATGAAACCTACACCATCCAACCAGGTGAAAGAATTGCCCAAGGGGTTATTATGAATGTATTAGGGTCTAATTTAAGTAAATTAGTAAAAAAAGAAGAACTGAATGAAACAGAAAGAGGATCTACAGGTTTTGGGAGTACAGGCAAAAATTGATGTCGCATTTCATGAAGATGATCGAGCACAAAGATTGTTAGATGTTTTCCCATTAGATAAAGGACAAATTAATATAAGTTATATAAATTCCACTGAACCCATTGTTGCGTGGCATAAACATAAACACCAAACAGATTATTGGTTATGTATAAAAGGATCTTTAAAAGTGGGGTGGGCAACAGAAGAAAATGGGTGTGAATTTAAATACCTTTCAGATAAAGAATTAAAAATATTAGAAATTCCTCCAGGAGTTTATCATGGTTATCAAGCATTAGAGCCTAACACTATCTTAGTTTATTATGTTACTAAAAAATATGATCCCACTGATGAATATAGGGTGCCGGTAGGACATTTTGATGAAAATTGGGAAATAGAAAATAAATAACTTATGGATGCGATTAAAAAATTAGAACAGGAAATAAAAAAAGTTAAGATTGAACTTACTATGGGTGGTTATCATTCAGGATGGGGTATCAAAGCATATGAAGATAAATTAGTTAAATTAGAAGATAGACTAAAAAAATTAAAAAAAATTAAAAATGATTAGTGTTGTTTTCTCGACTAGAAAAGATAAACCCGATTTTATAGAACATTTAAAAAAAACTTCTGGTGTTCATAAATTAGAAGTAATACAAATAATTAATGATGGGGAAATGTCTCTAACAGAGGCATATAATAAAGGATTAAAAGATTCTCAAAATAATATAGTAGTTTTTTGTCATGATGATGTTATATTTACCACAAAAAATTGGGGTAAAAAAATAAAATCTTTATTTGAAAAAAATGGGGATTACGGTATTATTGGTATTGCAGGCACAACTGATTTAGTTGATGGTAAATGGTGGACAATTAAAGAATCAATGAATGGGATTGTCTCACATCAACACGAAGGTAAAAAATGGACAAATTATTATTCTAAAGATCAAGGAAATAAACTTAAAGAAATGGTAGTTTTAGATGGTTTATTTTTTGGTGTTGATAAAGAAAAAATAAACCATGATTTCGATGAGTCTTTTGATGGTTTTCATTTTTATGATTTATCTTTTTGTTTCCCCAATTATTTAGATGGTGTAAAAATTGGTGTGACAACCCTTATTAGACTTACCCATTTATCTATAGGAATGACTAATGATGATTGGGAAAAAAAGAAACTCCAGTTTGAGGAAAAATATAAAGATCATTTACCAATTAGACTCACCAATAATAAAACATGGGAAGAAAAATTAGAGTTTAAACCTGAAAGTATTGGGTTTGGTATGGTTACTTATAACGCAGAGCATAGAATAAAACAGAGTGCGTTTACAGTACCTAAATGGATTAAAAATTTTGTTATAGTAAATGATGGTACACCTTATAACGAAGATGCCTATCCTTCTCACGCAACAATCCTACAACATGAAACTAATAAATCTGTTGGTGCAGCTAAAACTACTGCAATAAATTATTTAATGGAAAAAGAATGTGAACATATTTTTATAATGGAGGATGATATACTAATTAAGGATGAGAATGTATTTGAAGAGTATATTAAACATTCTTTAATTTCAGGTATTAAACATTTGAATTTTGCGTTACATGGACCAGCAAATAAAAAAGGTAGTCAAGGTTTTAAAGATTTAAATGAGAGAAAAGATTTAGATGGTGAGCCTAACCCACGTATGGTTATACCTTATGATACTGGAGATGAAAATAATCCTAAAATAACCATTGCGTTATATCCAAATTGTGTAGGTGCATTTTCTTATTATTATAGACCCGTATTGGAAGATATTGGAGGATTTGATCCCGCCTTTAAAAATGCTTGGGAACATGTGGAACATACATTTCAAGCAATTAAAAAAGGGTATCACCCCGCATTTTGGTATTTTGCAGATATAGATAGAAGTTGGGAATATTTGACAGATATACCTAATTCCATTGAGGAAAGCACTATTGCTCACACCCCTACTTGGAATGAAAATTTTCGCAAAGGAACTTTATGGTATAAACGTAAGCATGGTATGACACCTACAGAAACTCCTGTTGCAACACCAGAACAAGTTCAACAACAATTACAAATAATGATACAAAAAAGAGGTTAATGGAAAAATATGATTTAAATGATTGTACTTTCGGTATTAATATTAGATTTACTACCGAAGATAGAAAAAGGAATATAAAATTAGTAATTGAACATCTATTAAAATATTTAGATACTAATATTATTATTGCTGAAGAAGATAAAACTTCTATTTTTCCTGAATTAATTCCTACTATTCAGGGATGGGATGAAAATAAATGTAAATATATTTTTATAGAATCATCTAATGAATTTATGGGTAAAACAAAATCTTTTAATAAAATATTTTATGAAGTTAACACACCCATTTATGTTTTACAGGATGCAGATGTTATATGTTCACCTGAAATGTATTTAGAAGCCGCCAATCAAGTTAGAAAACAACAGTCAGAATTTTGTTACTCATTTGATGGTAATTGTTTTAATGTACCGGAAGATATTATCCCTCTTTTCGAAAAAGATTTAGATTATAATGTTTTAACTCATGAAAACACACATCAATTTAGTGATAGATCACCAGGCGGATCCATCTTTATTGATAGTCAATATTATGTGATTGCGGGAATGGATAATGAAAATATGAAAGCATGGGGATATGATGACGATGAAAGAGTAACTAGGTTTAGAAAACTAGGATTAACAGTTAAAAGAGTAGATGGGACATTATATCATTTAAATCATGAACGTACACAAAATAGTACACAGAGTAATCAAACACTCATAAATAGAAATGAATTACAAAGAATTTCTCGTATGAATACAGGAGAATTAATAAAAGAAATAAAAAGTTGGGGTTGGGTAAAAAAACAATAAATATGGAAGAAATAAAAGTATGGTATTACAAAGAAGGAACAAGAAATAATTTTGGGGATTTTTTAGGAGATTATATTCCTCGAAAATTATCCAATAAAAAAATCATCTATACCCCCGTACAAAGCCCTAACATGAAATATGTTACGGTTGGTAGTGTTTTAAATCATATGATTGGTATAAATAAAAATTGTATTATTTGGGGTTCTGGTATTATGACTAAAAATGATACTATACCAAAAGGAGTTAAATTATTGGCCGTTAGGGGACCTTATACTCAGGAAAGATTAAGAAAATTAGATATTACCCCACCGGAAATAATAGGGGATCCTGCATTAATCTTAAAAAAGATTTATAATCCTTCTGTAGAAAAAAAATATAAGTTAGGTATAATACCTCATTACGTAGATTATGAATATGTAAAAAATAAATTAAAAGATAATAAAGAAATAAAAGTTATTGATTTAATAACTAATGATATAGAAAAAACAATTGATGAGATTATAAGTTGTGAAAATACTATTTCTAGTTCTTTACACGGCGTAATTGTCTCACATACATATGACATACCTTCAGTATGGGTTAAATTTTCTAATAAATTATTTGGTAATAGTGTTGCTATGGGTAACAATATAAAATTTAGAGATTATTTTACATCGGTAGGTATAAAACCTTATGATGGTTTAAATTATATAAATAAAGAAATAAAAATTGAGGATGTGTTGAAAGATATTGAAAATAATGAAAATCTAATAGTTGATTTTGATTTTGATAAATTAATGGAATCATGTCCTTTTTTAAAATAAAAATTATATGGCAAATGGTATATATAAAGTAACAGAAGATTTTGAGACAGCATTATCAAAATATACTGGCGCACCTTATGTTGTTACGGTAGATAATATGTCTAATGCATTATTTTTATCATTATATTATGAAAAAAATATTATTAAAAGATTAAAAGACGATTTTATTAAAATTCCTAATAGGACTTATCCATCAGTCCCATGTGAAATAATACATGCCGGCTTAAAAGTAGAATTTGAACCTGTATCTGGTAAAACGATTAAAGGTGATTATCAGTTAAAACCTAGTAGAGTTATAGATTCGGCTTTAAGATTTACAGGTGATATGTATAAATCTAAATCACATACCTGTATTTCATTCACTGGACCCTACAAACATTTTAAATTATCTAAAGGGGGTGCAATATTAACAGATGACAAAGAAGCTTATAGGTGGTTTAAAAGGGCAAGATATTCTGGTAGAAGAGAATGTTCCTATCATGAAGATAATTTGGATATGTTAGGGTGGAATTTTTACATGATGCCTGAGTTAGCTGCACGAGGTTTACTATTAATGAATCAATTTTATAATAGAGATGGTAGTAAGGTGTTTAATAATGATTTAGAGTTACCATACCCTAATTTAAGTAAATTTAAAATATATACACAAAACAATGATTAATAATCCTATATTTATAATATCAAACCCAAGATCGGGTAGTTCAGTTTTTAGAATGGTTTTAAATAACTCTGATGATTCTATTTTTCCACCTGAATGTGGGTTTATACAATGGTTATATGACAAATATAAAAATTGGAGTAATGTTAAAATTAGTGAGTTTGTAAGTGACGTTCTTAATTCTAAAAAAATGGAGGGATGGTACTTAGATAAAGATGGTTTATATAACCATATTGAAAAAAATAACCCTAAAAATTATGGTGAAGCTTGTTTTTATGTTTACCAATACTATGGTAAAAAATTAAATAAAAATATTAAAGTATGGGGGGATAAAAATAATTATTACATAGATTATTTAGACACCTTAAAGGATATATATCCTAATGCGAAATTTATATGGTTACATAGAGATCCTAGAGATGTTTGTTCATCTTATCTAAAACTAGATGATTTATCAGACGAAATAAAATATAAACCCAAAGTACCTAAAGACATTAAAAATATATTCAGTAATTTAAAAAATAACCAAAATAAAATATATAATTTCTTTAATGAGGTTGATAACGATAAAAAATTTATCATTTCTTTTGAAGATTTTATAACTCAAAATCCAAAATCAATTAAAGATTTAGGTTTATTTACTGAATTAGATATTATAACATCTATTAATAATTTTAATAAAAAGAAATACTTTGATGAGCCTACTATTACTATATCTTGGAAGAAAAAAATTAAAGAAAATTTAGATGGTAAATATTTAAAAACCTATACTAATCATAAATTTTCGGAAAAAATAGAAGAAGAATATAAAAAAATTAAATGGGACATAAATGTATATTAAAAATAATCTAACCATAGAAGAAACCATAGATATTATAAAAGATCACATTCACAGAAGTGAGGGCCTTTCTTTAACTAGGTTTGGTGATGGGGAAATTTTTTTATTAAATAGGAATTCCCCGAAATACCATCAAATACGTAAATGTAGACACTGGGGGTATAAATACCCTCAAGAGGTTAATAAATTATATAATGACACAAATAAATCATTAATAAAAGCACTAAAAGAAAGTGATATTATAGGGATAATGGGTAAAAATAATATACTTAATAAAAAAATGACGTTTAAGGAATCAGCATGGTCAATTAAAAAACAAAAATTGATATCCTACGGCATCAATCCAGAAACATTAAAAATAACTGATCAGATGATATCTAGAGATATAAGATTTGGTAAAATTAGTAATTTTAAAGAAATATTACAAGGAAAAAGTCTTAATATAATATCACCTCACACAGAAAAGCTTAAATCTAAAAATTTATCTAAAATACTTGAGGCTAATGTAACTTATACACACCACCCATTTAGTATAAATTTTAAAAATAAAGAGGAATTTATAAAAAATTTTAAAGATATAAAATCTGATGTTGTTTTATTCGGTACTGGAAATATAAAAGATTATGGTGTTGAATTAAAAGAAAAATATAATAAAATTGCCATTGACGTTGGTTGTTTATTGGATGCGTGGGCATCTATATATAGTAGAGATTGGTTTAAAAAGGGTAATTTACAACATTATTTAATAATTAAAAAATAACTTTAAGGATGACTTTAAAGTTTTTTAATATAAAATGTTATGACAAAAATTTATTTCCCAAATGCGTGGGGTGAAAATAACGTACTTAATATGTTTATTCACCAATCCCCAAATAATAAAGGGGTTTGGGGAGATATAGAAGCAGTTACTAATAAAAATGAGGCTGATTATATAGTGGTTCAAGATAATACAAGTGAAAATGTAGATTATAGTAAAGTAATCTTTTTTGGGAGAGAGCCTAGCTATATACAAGGTATAAACCCAAAATGGGTAAAAAATAAATGTTTTAGATTTTTTCATCATAGTAAAAATAATTCATGGATGCCTCAAACTTGGTGGTTAGGTTTAGACTATTCCACATTACTAAAGATGGAAAATTTTAAAAAAACTAAAAATCTTTCAATGATCGAATCAGGTAAAAGAATGGCAAGTGGTCATATAAAACGTAATAATATTTTACAAGAAATAATAAAAAAATATCCTAATGATATAGATGTTTATGGGAAAATATGTGGGAATAGAAAAAATATTAAACCTTACAAAACTATATTACCCTATCGTAAAAAAGAAAAAGGGTTGTTAGAATATAGGTATAATTTAGCCATTGAAAATGGTAGTACAGATTACTATTTTTCTGAGAAAATTGTTGATCCTTTACTTTGTTGGACAATGCCGATATACTGGGGGTGTAAAAAAATAGATAAATTTCTTCCCAAAGAGTCTTATATCCTATTGGATATGAATAAAAAAGGTGTCGCAGAAGAAATAATAAAAATTTCTAAAAGTGATATAAGAGAAAAAAATATTGATTACATAAAAGAAGCTAGGGAAGTAATTTTAAATAAATATAATTTATGGCCCTCAATAGAAAGGTCAATTAAAAATGAAAAAATGTTATGAAATTACATTTAGGTTGTGGTGATAAAATCATTGATGGATTTGTTAATGTAGATATTCGAAAAAATGTGGGTGTAGATTTAATAGATGATATTTCTCTTTTATCTTCTATAAAAAATAATAGTGTAGATTTAATATATGCGTGTCATGTATTAGAGCATTTTGATAGAAATAATTATGAAAAAGTTTTAAAAAGATGGTATGAAGTATTATCTGCTGAAGGAGTATTAAGATTGTCTGTGCCAGATTTAGGAAAAGTTTTTCACTCTTATGTTGAAGATGGAATAGAATTAGAACAATTAATGGGATTTCTTTATGGTGGTCAAACATATAAAGAAAATTATCATTATGTGGGTTTTGATAAATCGACTTTATCTAAAAAATTAAAAAATATAGGATTTAAAAGAGTTGAGGAGTGGAACTGGAGAGAAACCGATCATTCTCATATAGATGATTTTTCTCAAGCATATATACCCCATATGGATAAAAATAATGGTAAACTAATGAGTTTAAATTTGATAGCGGTTAAATAATAAAAGATGGGTAAAAAGGCATTAATAACAGGAATCAATGGGCAAGATGGGTCTTATTTATCAGAATTTTTAATAGAAAAGGGTTATGAAGTATGGGGAATTGTAAAAAGGAATTCTGTATGTGAAACCCAATCTACACGCATACAACATCTATTAGAAAAAAAATTAATTAACTTAGAATATGCGGATTTAACGGATATGGCATCATTAATTAGGGTTTTAAAAAAGGTATTACCTACTGAAATTTATAATTTAGGTGCACAATCTCATGTAAGGATAAGTTTTGATCAACCACTTTATACCGCAAATGTAACAGGAATAGGTACTCTTAATTTATTGGAGGCGGCTAAAATGGTATCCCCTCATTCTAAAATATATCAAGCCAGTTCTTCGGAAATGTTTGGTAACACAATAGATAAAGATGGATATCAACGTGAGACTACCCCTTTGAATCCTGTCTCCCCTTATGGGTGTGCGAAAGTATTTTCCTATAATATTTGTAGGAATTATAGAAATGCTTATGGTATGAAAATTTGGAATGGTATTTTATTTAATCATGAATCTCCTCGTAGAGGAACCAATTTTGTTACTAATAAAGTAGTAAAAGCTGCAGTTAAAATTAAATTAGGTTTACAGAAAAAATTACATTTAGGTAATTTAGACGCTACTAGAGATTGGGGTCACGCTAAAGATTATGTTAAAGCAATGTGGATGATGTTACAAACGGATACTCCTGATGATTATGTATGCGCAACAGGCGTGTCTCATTCAGTTAAAGATTTATGTCAATATACATTTAATAAATTAGAGTTAAGATATGAAGATTATGTGATTATCGATAAAAAACACATGCGAGCAGAAGAATTACGGGATTTAAAAGGAGATGCTACTAAACTTAGAGAACACATAGGATGGGTACCTAGTTATACTTTTGAGACTATGATTGATGAAATGGTGGAATATTGGTTAAAATATTATAAAGAAAAAAATATCATCTATGCATAAAATATTAGTAACAGGAGGATACGGTTTAGTAGGATCCGAATTTAATGGATCAGAATACAAAAAAATTGGGTCAAAATATTGTGATTTAAGAGATAGTCATAACACCAATAGTTTATTTTTACAAAATAGTTTTGATAGTGTTATTCATTGTGCTGCAAAAGTAGGTGGTGTAGGGGGTAATATGAGATATAAGGGAGAATTCTTTTATGATAACATAATGATGAATACTAACGTTATTGAATCTGCCCGAAGGCATGAAATTAAAAATTTAGTTTCTTTTCTTTCCACATGTGTTTTTCCGAATGATGTAGAATATCCTTTAACTGAGAAAAAAATACATTTAGGTCCACCACATAATTCTAATGATGCTTATGCATATGCTAAAAGAATGTCCGACATTCAAATTAGATCTTATAAAGAACAATATGACCTTAATTATAAATGCGTAATACCAACCAATATCTATGGCCCAAATGATAACTATGATATAGAAAATGGGCATGTAGTTCCTTCTTTAATACATAAATGTTTTATCGCTAAAGAAAGTAATACTCCTTTTACCATTTGGGGGACAGGTAAACCCTTAAGAGAATTTATATTTAGTAAAGATGTGGCAAATTTAACTAAATGGGTTTTAGATAATTATATTGAAAATGAACCAATTATTCTTTCTACATCGGAAGAAATATCTATTAAAGAGGTAGTAGATATCATAGTAGAATTAATGAATTTCAAAGGAGAAGTTAAATGGGATCCAACTAAACCTGATGGGCAATTTAGAAAACCTAGTGATAATAGTAAAATTAAAGATTACCTACCAACCTTTAAGTTTACCCCCATAGAAAATGGTTTAAAAGAAACAATTTCTTATTTTTTAGAAAATTATGATAAAATTAGGAAAGGTAACCATATACTTTCTAAATCTCTGTGAGTATATTCGTATAAAAAAATACTACATATATAATGGCGAGACGTAAATTTAAAGAGATTCCTGAAGAAGACATTCAGGAGTTACACGCATTTTTAGAAAAAACAAATAAAGAAGAAGATTTAGTATTAAGTACATTAAGTGTTAATATTAAATGTAGGACTGAAAATCAAAAAAAATTAATCAATTCTATCAAACAAAATGAAATAACCATTTGTAGTGGTTTACCTGGTACAGGAAAAACTTTTTTATCGTGTGCTCAAGCATTGAAGCTTTTAAAAAGTAAAAATCCAGGAAAATACAAAAGAATTGTATTAATCAAATCAGTAACCACGTTAAAAAATGAAGAAATAGGATTTTTAAAAGGCTCATTAGAAGAAAAAATGGAACCTTATATAGATTCTTTTATGGATAATTTTCGTAAATTAATAGGAAAGGCGAGAACGGGTAAATTAAGATCGTTAGGGTTGGTAGAAGTTTTACCTATTGCATTTGCGAGAGGTAGAAGTATAGATAACTCAATAATTATTATTGATGAAGCTCAAAATATATCAACAGATAACATTAGAACTTTAATGACTAGAATTGGAGACGATTCCAAAATGGTAATTTTAGGGGATGTAAAACAAAAAGATATAAGAAATAAAAAAGATTCGGCATTAGAATTAGTATTAGAAAAATTTAAAGATATACCTAATTTTGGGTGTGTTGAATTAAGAAATCCTAATGATGTAGTGAGAAATCCGATAATAAAAACTATTGAGGAAGTATTTGAAAATTTATAATCATGAAAATAGGTATTACAATAGATGGGGTAATAAGAGATTTTATTACTAAATTTGAACAGGTGTATGATAAATATTATCCTGTGATAGATGAAGAAACGGGGGAGAATATTGTTATAGAAAGAGACATAAAAGACCTAGATCTTTTAAAATATTTTAAGTTTAGTGGGGATAGTGTTAATGAAGAAGCAATGGAGATAAATAAATTTTTATACGTAGATGCAGCATTGGAGATATTTGGTCATGCTGGTGAAGTTAAACTAAACTCTATTGAACACTTAAATCAATTACATAATATAATAGAAGATATGGGACATACACCTATTATTATTAGTAAGGAATTAAATAATAGTAAACCAGCCACACTATTTTTCCTCTCCAAATTTTCAACTAAAGTTAATAATATAATTTTTGTAAGAGATTATGAAGAAAAATGGGAACATGTGGATATATTAATAACTGCCTCACCACAAACATTAGAAACTAAACCAAATGGTAAAGTATCAATAAAGGTTATTAATACCTATAATAAACATAACGATTCAGATTATACAATAGTAGATTTAAAAGAAATTTTAGACGATAAAAAAACATTAACTAAAATTTTAAGTACGGAAACTGTAGAATTTGAGGATATTACATAAAAATCATTTACTTAAATAGGAAATTGATTTAATTTTAAAATAAAATTATGGACAATATATTATTAGAAGTGGGTGGAAAAGAGTATTACATAGATGTGGATGCCTTATCTGCCTGTATAAGTGTTGAAAAAAAATCATTAGTCGGATCAGACAATGAAGAAATACATAATAAAGTAGAAAATGAAGGTGGATTACAGATAGATGTTGCTAAATATGAAATTTATAGAGATTTATTAAACACTGTTTTAACCACTAATGAAATTTTTGATGAAAAATTAGGTGTTGCCGGTTTAAATTCTTTACCAATACCCTTTAAATTATCTTTTAATACCTTATTAATTAAAAGAATCATAAAAGAATTATAAAAATACAAACATGAGTGATAAAATTACAAACTTAGAAGAAGCAATTGAAAAAATAAACAATAAAGATTTTGGTATTTATTTTTTCACTATAGATACTAAGGGTAATCCTACTGCAGGCGTTGCCAATATCTATGAACATGTAAAAGTTTTACGTGAATTAGGATATAATGCACAAATTTTACATGATAAAAACGATTATAAATTAAAAGGTGATGATGAAGGTATTGGTCTGGAGGATTGGTTAGGTGAAGAATATGCTTCACTACCTCACGTTTCCATAGAATCCCAACAACTACAAGTTGGTCTTGCGGATGTTGTAGTAATACCCGAAGCATTTGCAAGTATAATGAAACAGACTACTAATTTCCCTTGTAAAAGAATAGTATTCTTACAATCTTATGAATATATTTTTGAAATGTTAGAAATTGGTGAAAATTGGGGAGCATTTGGAATTAATGATGTGATTACTACAAACCAAAATTTAAAAGACTATGTTAATAGTGTATTTAGAAATATGGTTACAGAAATTATACCTGTAGGTATTCCAGAATATTTTACACCTAACGAAAAACCTACTGTCCCTACCGTCGCAATTAGTGCGAGAGATAAAAGAGAGGTTTTGAAACTAGTAAAAGTATTTTTCCAAAAATATCCACACTATCAATTTGTAACGTTTAGAGATATGTCAGGGTTGGCACGAAAAGATTTTGCTAAAGCTTTACAAGAATCATTTTTAGGGGTATGGATAGATGAATTAGCAAGTTTTGGTACATTCCCTATAGAATGTATGAAAACTAATACTCCTGTTATTGGTAAAATTCCTAGGTTAGTACCTGAATGGATGGGTAATGTTGACGATAAAGGTAATTTACAATTAAATGATAATGGTGTATGGACAGCGAATTTAAACGCTTTACCTGATTTAATCGCAACTATGGTTGGATTATACATGGAAGATTCTATACCAACCAACATTACTGAAGGTACTACTGAATATACGACCCAATATACTGAAGAAAAGACTAAAAATACTATTAAAGAAGTATATGGTAAAATATTTGATAGAAGAATTGTGGAAATAAACAATTTAATAACAAAAGAATCTGCAACACTAGAAACGTCTACTGTTGAAAATAATAATTAATTAAAAAAAATAGATATGTCGAATAATATAACGGTTATTATACCAATACATGAATTAAGTGATAATCTAGAAGATTATTTAAAAAAATCTGTGTTAAGTGTCGCAGAACAAACTACTTTACCTACCGAACTTTTAATTGTAAGTGCAAAAAATAAAGAATTAAAAACATTTTTAAATAAATTTGATTTTGGTGCAGTTAAAGATATAACTCGTATCGTAGAAAACGATAATGAAGATACATCATTCCAATCTCAAATAAATTATGGAGTAAATGAAAGTAATACACCATATTTTACTTTTTTAGAGTATGATGATGAGCTTTCTAAAATATGGATTAAAAATGGTAAAGAATATATAAATCATTATCCTGAAGTAGGAGTATTTTTACCTATCATATTTGAATGTGATGTTAACGGACAATTCCTTTCTTTCACCAATGAAAATGTTTGGGTAAATAATGTTTCGGAACAACAAGGGTTTTTAGATAATAATACATTACAAAAAGTCCATAATTTTAATTTTGATGGAATGATTGTTAAAAAAGAAACATTCCAAGAGCATGGCGAGTTAAAGGCTAATATGAAACTCACTTTTACTTATGAATTTTTGTTAAGAATGAGTTATTTCTCTATACCTATAATGGTAATACCAAAATTGGGTTATAAACACATCAATAATAGAGCAAACTCACTATTTGATCATTATAAAAATACTGTTGATGTATTAGAGACTAAATTTTGGGTTAACAAAGCAAAGAAAGAATATTTTTTCACAGAAGATAGAGAAATAACATACGAAGCAGAAACCGTATAAATGTCTGAGGAACCCAAAAAGCGTGGACGTAAAAGGACAACTAATTTATATTTCGGACCGGAACAGGAAGAAGCTGTAGTAACTTTTTTAACTTCTGAAGATTGGGAAGAAAGAAATAGAATTTATAATAATCATTTACGCGCACCCTTAAATAAAATGATAGAATCCATTATTCGAAGGTATAAGCTTTATAGAAAGGCAGATACCTTCGAAGATGTACATGCAGATACCTTATCTTTTTTAGCAACCAAAATGGAAAAATTCCAACCTGATAAAAATAAAAAAGCGTATTCTTATTTTGGAACAATATGTAAAAATTATTTATTAGGGCAATTACTTAAAGCAGATAAAAGAATGAAATCAGACCTTTCTTATGAAGATATGTATAAGACTGTCGAAGAAATGGATGATTATAAATATAGTATTGAAGATGGTGATAAAACACCTTTAGAAGAATTTATAAGAGAAATTTCTGCCAATATTAAAGCAGAAACTAATCATGGTAAAATTACTGAAAATGAAAAATTAGTAGGTAATGCGTTAGTTATGGTGTTAGATAATTGGGAAACTATATTTGAACAAGTAGAAAGTGGGAATAAATACAATAAAAATTTAATACTATCTTATATTAGAGAAATATCTGGTTTAACCACTAAAGATATTAGAGTTTCTATGAGAAGATATAAAAAAATCTACTCAGCCCTTAAAAATTTCAAAATAGATAAAGGTTTATTGTAAAAAGTACCGTTTTTAATATTTATAGTTAAAGATAGTATGTTATGGGAAGACCTAAAAAAACTAAAATAAATTTAGATAAGAATAGTTTGCAAGAATTTATGCAAGAAATTTATAATGATTGTGTAAATGTAATGAATAGTGCTCGTAAAGAATTAAATGAAAGAAAAAATAGGGCAGAAATAGAAGATGTTAATGACGAATCTTTAATTGGTAAAGTTAATAATGATACTTTAAAAATTATAGAAGCCACCATTGATAGGAAATTAGCTTTAGCTAAATTACAAACTCAAATTATCAGTACAGATAACAAAGATACTGATAATACCTCTCAAACAGATAATAGTTTCACTGATCAAGATAAACATTTATTACGTGAATTATTTAATGAGAAGAAAAACGATACTAATACTGACTACGATTTAGACTAAATTTATGAGTGAAAAATTAAAAAATATAGTTTGTGAACCAAAAGATATCATAGGAGATCTAAAACGAGAGATTATGGAATTAATTAGTCTCCGTAAAATTACTTGTGATAATTTACCCTCAGTATCTATACCTACATTCCCACCACCAATTCCTTCAATTAATTTAAGTATGAGTGTTATAGATTTCTTAAAAGATATTTTAGCATTGGTACAAGGAATAAGTTTTGAACAAATGAGATTACAACTTATAGCTTGGTTAGTGGAACAAATACAACCTTTAGAAAGGAGTTTAGCTTTAAATTTTAAATTAGCGTTAAAAGAATGTTTTGCGTGTCAAACTAGTCCTATTATACCTACATGGTTATTCTATACTGACCCTACTACAGGGGCATTGGGAGAAGGGATTAATATTGAATTAAATAAAATAGATTTAACTTGTTTATTTAGTGTTAATCCTAATAGTGAGGCAGGTAAGTTACTATATGACGGCACACCCCAAACAGATTTGAATAGGTTTTTATGGGATGTTATTCAAGCTAATGGAACACCTTTATTGTGGAAAGATCCTATCACAGGTAAAGATATTGCTTATTTTACATTTTTAGAAGATGATCCTAGTGCTTACACCACTACAACTAATGCTGGTGGACCTCAAGATGGTGACCCTAAAGAAATGGTTTTTAAAATGCATATTGCAAATACTTTTCATAATAAAAGTTTAATCACATTTATTAATGATTATGTAAATAGTCAAACACCTTTATTTGATAGTAATAAAGTCATACCAAATACTATTAATTTTATTTATGGGACAATAACTAATAAAATAAAATTACCTGAAGAATGTGTTGGTCAGATTGTGGAATTAGAAACTGCAATAGAAGATTATATTAATATAGGAATAAATGATGCAGAAGTGGAAGTGGATAATTCATTCTATTCCTTCACTACTGAACAAATGGTTGATATTAAAAATAAAGTTTCCCAACGAATGGCAGGTGTTAAAAATTATGAAAAATGTTGTAATAAACAAAGTAGTAAAATATCTTTTTCGGAGTTAGTAGATATAAATGATAATATACAGGCGACATCAACTCTAAATGAACAAATTGATGTATATGGTAAAGCAATTAATTCTTTAAATGATTCATCTATCTCTAATTTATCATCTAATGACGCAGATAGAGGATCAGAAGAATTCTTTTCTAACTTTATAACTGGATTACAAGTAGCACTTACAAAAATGTTTTTATCACCTAAAAATCTTATGTTGGCAAATATGATGTTTTTTTTAGTTAATAATAAACCCATACAGTCTAATACAATTAAAGGAATATTAAAAGATTTCGAATGTGTGTTTAGAATAATTTTGGCAGATTTAATCAATAAATTAATTTATGAATTTTTATTGCCACTTATTATTAACGCATTAAAAAATATTATACTTTGTTATATAACTAAAAAAATAAAGGAAAAACAATTATATAATTTATTAACATTAAAAAGTTTATTACCAGGACCAATTGCAGGAGCATTAGATAAAGTAGACCAATTATTAGGTAAAGGTAGTCAAATAACAGATATAGCACAAGGATATGCCAATCAAGTTAATTTAAATTCTCTTAATAATATAAATTTAAAGGGAACTAAGTTTGGTAAATTCTGTGATTAAAAAAATATATTATGAGTAATAATTCAAATAGTGCACGCAGTCAAGGAGTTTTAGGTGCGATTAGTACCGTTACTAACTTATTAAAAAATGCGTTTAACCCTTCCACCCCATTACAACCAGTTGCTAGTGCACAAATATTGGCTGGGGCACAATTTAGAGAAGGATTAAGTGCAATAGATATCGCATCTAAAATTATCCAAAGAAAAAAGGATTTAGGAATCCCTATTGGGCCTTTACCTAGTGGTGGTGATAACTTAGATTTAATGATGGAAACTATAAGAGTAGAAGAAATTGTAAATGCACTATTAACAAAAATGAAAGTAGAAGTTGCAATACCTCCAGGGACTAGTCTAACAGCTACAGGAGGAAATGCAGGTGGACCGATAGTAGTTCAAGGAATAACAACTCAAATAGTAAAAGGACAAGGAATTGCAAGATAATACAGAAAATAAAATAATAGACTGGAAAAATATTTCTAATAGTAAAATTAAAGAAAATTTAATGTCTTTACGACATGAACATATTGCGTTGAAATCTCAAGTAGATAAAATTTTAAAGAAAATGTCGGAAGTAGAGAAGGAATATTATTATGGGAATTCAATTTTAACTAATAGATATAAAGGTGTTGAGTAATGAATAATTATTATGAAGATAGTATTAAGAAAAGTATACCTTTAATTAGATGGGGTATAGTTACCAATAATATTGATAATGGACAATCAGGTATTATTCAAGTTCGTATTGATGGTATAGATGACACCGTTACAATAGATAGTGAATTACCTCCTTGTTTACCTTTATTACCTAGATTTTTAAATGTTTTACCAAAAGTAGGAGAAGCAGTATATGTTTTTCAATGGGATTATGATACTGGTGCACCTAATGCGGAGTTTCAAAATACTAGATTATATTTTGGTCCGGTTATAAGTACTCCCACTAAGTTAGACTATGATGATGCCAAACAATCTAATTCAGTTTTACCTTTTGGTCATAGTCAAGTAGGAAATCCTAATATTCAAGAAGGCGCTTATGGTATAAGTGATAACGATATTGTTTTACAAGGTAGATATAATACTGATATCATACAAAAAGATCGTCAAGTTTGGTTAAGGGCGGGAAAATTTGTTGAGGGGGAGAATAATCAATTTAATACTACAGACATAGGGTATATCCAACTTAGATATGGGGGGGAAAAATTAAAAACTACTACTGAAGATAAAGAAATAGTTACCAAAGTTGCACCAATACCTAATAGATTAATACAAACTTATATTACTACCTATATAACTGGAAATATTGCATTATCAAATGATTTATCTCCTGAGAGATATGTACAATCCGACATCACTAAAACCACTATTAATATAACAGTAAAAGATTTAGAAAGTAATAATATTTTAAATACATTGGTTCAAGACTTTATAGGGGTTACTTCTAGAGAAAGTGCTATTTTAGCATCCAATACTTTTATTAATACGTGGAAAGGAAATAAATGGAAATTAAAATGTGATGCACCAGATTTACTTAATAATTATCCTAATGCGTCTAATGGGATTGCAATATATTCTATAACCCCTAAAGAAGAAAGAAAAATTATTAAAGTTAATAAAACCACAATAGAAAAAGATGATAAATCAAGTGTCATTAACTTGGTGGCAAATAAAATAAATCTGTTGAGTCATGATGGGGAACATACTTTTGATTTAACAGACCCAAAACAATTAATTACTGGGGAAGAACAAGAGGTAATCAATAGTGAAGCCCATCCCTTAGTTTATGGTGATAAATTAGTAGAATTTCTTAAATTAATGAAGGAATATGTTAATTTACATGTTCACCCTTATAATGGTTTACCGGCAGATCCTGATTCTACTAAATTAGAAGTATTAAGATTTGACTTAGATACTATATTAAATAAAAACATTAACAGTAATTAATATATTTATATATAAAGAAAATGGTAATTAGATCATACATAGACAAGAATAATACAATTATTTTAAATAGTCAGGCAAACACTGGGAATAACCCTATTGCAGAATTGTATTATGGTGGGTCAGATACACGAGAAGAATATACTAGACATTTATTATATTTTGATGTTACTGACTTACAAGAAAGATATGCGGCAGGTAAATTAGGAGATTTATCTAAAGTAACCCATACATTAAAAATGTGTAATAGTTCTTATTTTGATCAGAATTTACAGGCACAAAAATTAATAGATGGAAAACAAAGAACTTCTTCCTTTGATTTAAATTTGTTTAGAATAAGACAAGAATGGGATGAAGGAACAGGATATGATTACCAAAGAGTACTTAGTGTAGAAAGTGATAATAATATAACATTTGTGGAAAGTGCTAGTAATTGGTTTTATGCTACTACCACTACTCCATGGTCAGGTACCACTTCATGTGTATATAATGGTTTAACTGGTAGTACTTGTGATGGGCAAACAGGATACACTCAACATATAGATGGAGGTATTTATTTAGGTTGTCCCACAGGAATTACTATTACTACTCAACATTTTGATAAAGGGAATGAAAATATAGAAATGGATATGACCGCAGAAGTTAATAGTCTTATTACTGGCGGTACTATTAATTATGGTTATGGTATTTCTTTTGATTGTCAATTAGAAAATACTATTACAGCCCCTTCACAATACGTAGGGTTTTTTACTAGACATACCCAAACTTATTATGAACCGTTTGTAGAAACTATATATGACAATCCAATAAAAGATGATAGAAAAAATTTCTATAAAAATAAACTTAATAGACTTTACCTATATAGTAATGTAAATGGAGAGCCAAAAAATTTAGATAACTTACCTAGTGTTACTATATACGATGAAACTGGAAATGTATTTTCAGCAATAACTACAGGGGATACTATCCAAGCTACTGAAGGTATATATTACGCAGAAGTATTTGTCCCACCTACCGCCAATGATGGTGTGTTATATTTTGATGTGTGGGGAGATATAAATGTTGATGGTATAAGTTTAAGTAATGTAGAATTAGATTTCGAAATAAAAGATGATACCCAATATTATCAAATAGGTAATAATGAATCTCTTCCGGTAGATTACGCTATGTCAATAAGTGGTGTTAAAAGAGATGAAAAAATAAAAAGAGGGGAAGTAAGAAAAATAATGGTATCTGCTCGTATACCTTATACTATCAATGAAAGTAAGGTTATTGATAATTTACAATATCGTTTGTGGGTAAGAGAAGGTACGACACAAGTAAATGTAATAGATTGGCAAGATGTTAATATGGCATACTTAAAAAATTATTTTCTATTAGACACCTCTTGGATGATACCAAATAGATATTATATCGATATTAAATTAACATCTAATCAAGAAGTTAAAACTTACATCGATCAAATGCAATTCGAAATAGTCAATCAAGTTGACGAATTACACTGATTTTAGTGGGTTTAAGGGAGTTTTAAGGTAGTCTTATATATAATATATATAAGACAAGGAAAGAGTCTTATATCGTCTAATTTGTAAAAATGTTGGTTTTTGGCTAAATAAAGGGGAATTTAATCTTCATCATAGATCATGTCAAATGACATATTCTCTATCTTACTTTTTACTTTTTCTATTACTCCCAACAATATATTTTCTATGGACTCAGGAGTTAGTGGTATAGGAATATTAATATCGAAATTATCCATAGGTAATTCTATTTTACCCCCACCATCACCAACTGTAGCACTCACATCTACATTAACATGTGTATTAGTTTTAGGGTGGGCAGTTTCCTTCTTATATGAACTTTCTTGAGGATATTCTTTAAATTTCACATGAACCATTATTGTTCCATTTCTTCTAACACCATAAGGTAAATCATATCTATCCCAATAATTATTATCAAGTGTTATATATAAATTAAAACCATTATAACCATCCCAAAAAACAACTGGAGAATTAGAAACAAAACTTTCTTTATTTGTGTCAAACAATCTTTTACTATCATTCCATGTAATATTAAAGTTACCTATAAAATCTTCTCCACGTTCTTCTTTAACGTGTGCAATAATTTTTTGTAATGCCCTCACAAAAAGATATCCCCTATTTTCCATTTTTCTTATAGGTTCGTATTCCTTAAAAAGTTTATCACCATGCCACCAATAAGTCAATGCCATATCAAATGCTACATCATGTGACACACCAAAATGTTCAATTAACCAACCTGCAGCAATCCATCTATCAAAATTATGCATAGGGTCAGAGACACCAAATTTTTTATGTAATACCTGTAATAGTTTTTTTTCTTGAGGATTAAACTCTGAAGATGCATCTAATAAGGTTGCTTCTAATATGATATCTTTTTTCTTAATTCTCATAGGGCTAATTTAATAATAAATATCTTATAAAACAAAAAAAAAGGGTAGAAATACATCTACCCTTTTTAAAATATAATCAAAAATTAAGATTATCTTAATTGATTGATATCGAAAGTTACAACACCATCAACTGTTACTTTACCATAGAAACGGTTATTAACCATTTTCTTAGCGTAACGTGTCATGATACCTTTAGTAGGTGCAAAGTTGAATGGGTTTTGTAATGTAGGTGTCAATTGTAATGGTACGTAAGGTGCGTAAATGTACCCAGTATCCAACAATGATTTACCTTTATGTCCAACTATGATTGAGTTAGCTGGTGCATATGGATCACGATATACAGTATATCTTCCACCTAATGAACCAATTTTCTCAATACCCATGTTGTATTGATCTTGCTCAGGAGCTGCGTTAGATACGTGGAAGTATTCTAAGTCATCAAAAATAGCTGATACCTCAGAAGATACTATCACGAAGTTAGCACCACCTCTTAGAGTTGATTTATGGATTTGAGCAGATACTTGGTTGATTGTAGTAATCAATGTTTGATTCCACTCTTTTTGAGTGTAAGCATTGAAACCACCATCACCAGCAGTTCTTTTCCATCCATTATAATCCCATCTCATAGCCCAAGCTGCACCATTTCTCAAATCTCTCATGATTTCTCTGTCGATTTCAGCTGCTACTTGCTCAGAAAGTAAAGCTGTTAATTCAGCTTCAGCATCAATGTTATGGAATGCACTAACGTCTTGCGCTAGTTCAGGAGACCAAGTTGCTCTTAATTTTCTCTCTGTCACTGCAACAACTACTTCGTCAAGTTCAAAAGAAACTTCACCCATTTCAGTCGCAAATTCTAGAGATGCATATGAACCCCAACTTACATTACCTATAACTTCTAACTCTACTGATTCAGAACCTTGGTATCCGTTAACGATATTAGCGTCACAATCAACACAAGCAGGACATCTAAGGTCTAGCTCAATTAATAGACAACCATCAGGAGTACAAATATCACCATAGTTAACGATTCCTCTACCATATTGTTGTGCAACTACATTGTAAGGAATTGGTGTTCCAGCATCAATGTTACCACCTGCACACTCAATAGGTTTATCAGCAGTTACTACTAATGAAGAAAGGAAAGTTTCAGTATCCATTTCATTTCCATCAGGACCAGTTAATCTACCTGCACCTGTAGTTGAGAAACCAGAAACACAAATTGTAGCACTTACACCACCATTTGCATCCATTTGTTCCGAAACAGTTTTAGCAGAAAGAGATCCATCAGGCATTACAACTTGACCAGTAAATGATCCAGTAGTAATTGTTAATGTACCTTTAGACGCATCAAACATACCATTGTTGTAAAATACATCATAAAGTGATTTTTCCAAGAATTCAGATGTTTGTGTTCCTGCACAAGCACTGAATACACATTCTTGACCTGGAAGTGCTGGCCCGTTAAGAGGAGCATGATTTCTTCCAGTTGTTTTAGGTACAAAGTAAAATAATTTTCCGATTGGCATGTTCATCGCCTGTACCGATACGATATCGTTAGCCAATAATTTAGAGAATACCCTTCTTACGATAGGGAAAACTACAGTTTCGAAAGAACCAGATGAACTAGCATCTGTAGCTTCGTTCAATAGAGCAGAAGCTTGGTTTTCATATAACTGAGCAATGTTCTCTTTTACGTGACCTTTTAAACCTTCTAAGAATCCTAAAGAATCCCATTTTCCGATGGTTTTAGATCTGATTTGTTTCAAGTGTTCAAGTCCGATATTTCCAACTTCACCTGAATTTAATAAATGTCCCATTTTTTAATGTTATTTATTTTTTTGTTATTATTGTTTTAACTACGAAATTCTTTTCATTAAATCTTTTATCGCTGTAATTTGAGGATCTACATATGCTGTAGACTCATTCAAATCCGATTTAGAAGACTTAACAGTCTTATTGACTTTATTTTCAACAGATTCCGTAATAGGTGTTTTAGTATCTAACTCACCTTTTACTGTTTTATAAATGTTTTTAGATTCCTTAATACTTTCTGCACCATCAAACTTTTTTAAGATTTCCATCTTTTCAGTTTTAGTTGTAGAATGTTCAGTAAACAATCTATTCACATATGCTAAATTTGTATTAAATAAAGCAACTTCGTTTAATTTGTTTTTGAAAACTTTAAGAGCTTCTTTATATTCTTCATTTTTCTTTTTCAGCTCTTTGTATTCTTTAACAATTTTAGAATCAGCAACTTTTCCTGCATTTTTAGGGGTTCTTCTTCTTTCTGAAAGTGGTTTACGAGCTTTACGGTTTTCATTAGCATATGCTGTACCAGCTTTCTGTCCACCATATCTTTGTCTACCGCCGCCATAAGCACCATCTTGTCTATTATTTTGAGTTTTATCTTCTTCAAGATAATCATCTGGATGTTCACCTTGATCACCATGTGATTCACCATCTTTACCATGATACCCTTTATCGGTACCTTTGTAATGTGGATAATCACTTCTAGTTTTAGACTGATCACCTTTTCTAGCGCCGCCTTCATCTAAGTAATCATCAGGTTCTCCTTGATCACCATGTGATTCACCATCTTTACCGTGGTATCCTTTATCAGTACCTTTGTAATGAGCGTAATCACTTCTAGTTTTAGATTGGTCACCTTTTCTAGCACCACCTTCATCTAAGTAATCCTCTGGATGTTCACCTTGATCACCATGTGATTCACCATCTTTACCATGATAACCTTTGTCAGTACCTTTGTAATGAGCGTAATCTGTACGTGTTGCAGATTGATCACCTTTCATAGCACCATCGTGTTCATCTAACTCAATTTCATAAACAATTTCTTCAGATAAGTCATCACCACATCCTTCACCTTCACAAAGTTCATCATCTTCATAAACTTCTTCAGATTCTTTAATGTAGTATTCAGCTCCTGTTTCATTGTCTGTTAAGTGAATTCCATCTTCATCTTTAATAACCTCAACTTCATCTTCATCGCCCATTTTCTTAAATACGGCAATAACTTCTTCATCAGACGCACCAGTTAAATCAAGTTCTTCATCATCACCCAAATCTAAATCGATTGGTAATTCTGCAACTTCAATTTCTTCTTCTGCATCTTCTAAATCATCTGCTAAAGCATCAAGATCAAGATCTAATTCCAATTCATCAGCTTCTGCATCTTCTGCATCTTCTTCTGAATCTTCTCCAGCATCTATTAAAACTAATTCTTCAGACTCTTCGTCTTCTTCTTGTTCTTTTAATACTGGCACTTCCGTTTTCTCATCGGACCCTTCAACGATATCGTTCTTCGGTTCTTCGTCTTCCGCTTTTAAAGACGACTCTACGATACTTTCAATTTCTTGCTTCATATGAGTGGCAAGCATTTCTTTCGTATTGGCTTTTAAGGCATCCTCTAAAGACTTCGCTTCTAACAAAGCCTCTTCGATGATTGATTTTCTTTTTGTAGCCATCGTAATTTTTAATTTTTTATCGATATTATTATAATAATTAATGCGCACCAACTGGCGCCATTTTTTTATAAATATATGAAAAATTGAAAAAGTGTGACTTTAGTATGAAATTATTCTGACAAAAAGTCGTCTAAAGAATCAATTAAAAGATCTTTGTCCTTTTTTGTATCAGATTCGGACATTTGTTGCTCCCTAGTAGGTTCTTCATTATATATCCAAGAACCCGGAGTTGAGGGTGATGTAACCACATCCCAACATATTAATTCGAAATCATCTTGTACGATATTTTTACCATTTTCTTTTTGTAAAGAACCAACCCCTCTAGAAGAAACACCAATTTTTAATCCTTTACGTAAAAGATTTGCTACTTGGTCACCTTCACATGAAATAATACCTTGATTTACAAAACCTGGAGACATAATAATTTCTAGTTTACCCATTAATACGTTTCCTTCCCACCATAATTCTACTACATTATGAGAGATACGGCTAATTGCTACTATAGAAGATTCAGGGTGATCTGCTTCTCCCATCGCTCTTTTATCTTTAATGAGTTTTAAATAATTTTCTGCTTCTTTACGAAGAATACTTTCAGGGTATATTCTACCATTACGATTTTCTACTCCGTATTTTTGCATAACTGCATAAACAACTAAAGGTTCTTCTACAATAGATTCACCTCTAGTTAATTTATTTATTTCGTTTATGAAATGTTTATTATCTTTTGGGGATATATAACCGGCATCATATTCTATTAAGATACCTTTTTTATTTACTTCGTTTCCTTTTAATATGTCCATCATATTGATATACTTTACATATAAATATATCTATACAATAAAAAACATTAATTTTTAGTTTTATAAAAAGTAAAATGGGGTTGATCGTCTAAACAATCTTTTATAATATTTTGCACTATATTTGTTGTGGATTCTACCATATGAGATTTATTAACTGGAATCATATTTTTTTGGTATAAAGTTATTTCACAACACATAAAACTTCTTTTCTTTGTTGTAATACCTGAAGATCTCATATCTAACTCCACAATATATTTATTATGGTGAAAATCTTTTATATCTATATTTTGGTTTATATTATTTTTAATACGTTTACGTAATAGACTTATAACTTTATCGTAATTGATTTCTTCATCATCTTCATTTAATTCCCCCCAAGCAGATAAATTAATATATATACTTTTAGGGTTTTTATTATCAACGGTACCAATCTTTATCTTGTAATTTGGGTTTATATCTAATTTTAATTCTTTTCCGCGTTTCATTCATAATACTTTAATTTTTTTATTATTTGTATGTGTAAAATATAATGAAAATAAATAAGTTTGTCAATTAGGCATAAAAAAACCCTCCGAAGAGGGTTTTAAATATTTATGTTTATGTTATTATTTTTTGTCAAGTAGTTTGACTAGGATTAGCACTGCTAATAACCCTACGAATCCAGAGTTTCCTAACGATTCGATAAGGGCAGTAACATTACCTACTACATCCATACCAAATACTGCTCCTCCGAATAGTACTTGAACTAGGATACCGACAGTTAAGAACGTCATTAATAAGTCCGTAACTCCTGTGAAAAACCCTTTTACTGTTTCAAAAATCTTTTCCATAATTTAGTTTTTATGTTTGTTATTCTTCAGCGGCCACTGATTTTTTAAGTTCATAGACTTTATCTATGTCCTTAACGTATTCATCTGGATTATAAGACATTCTTAATAATTTATCTTTTACCTTAAGAATTTTATCTTTAAGATCCAAATCAATATCTTCATTTAGTTTATTATCTATAGTATCTATACATTCAGTTTTTAGTGTATTGTAAACTGTCTGTCTATCTTCTTCCGAACCATTTAAGACAGTTTTAAGTATACTTTTCTCTTCTTCTGTTATGTCAGCGTATTTTGTATTAAACCTACTAGTTGCCATTTGAGTTAACACGCTCGGTGGTAAACTAACCACATCTTTATCTTCTTTAACTATTTCTTCTCTCTCTAACATTCTTTCTTTAATAACATTAATTGATTCTCTAATAGTATCTAAAGTAGATGGTGATTTTTTTGTATCCACCAATACATTAATGGTATCATATAATGTTGTATTTTCCGTAGAAATTTCTTTACCTTCTAATAAGGTATTAAGTTTTTTCATCCCTTTATCTAATTCTTTTTGATTAAGATTTTTTAAAAGATTAATATTTTCTTTTATATAATCTTTAGCGTCTGCTGCATCATCAAAAGACTTAGTAGAAAGATTTTTATAAATTAAATATTGTTTTCTTAATTCCTCATTCTCTTTTAATGTTTTTAAATAAACATTAAATAACTTTTTACCTTCCTCATTCTTTTTAATAATAGACTCCGCTAAAATTGAATTGAAGGTATCCTTTATGTTACCAAAATTTTTCATTCTTTTTTTTATTTATAAATATTATACTTTTAATAAAAAGTTACTTTTCTTCGGTTTCAATTATCTTATCTATCTCTTTAGACATTTCTTCTATTTTATTATTTAAAGTGTCTACTTCTTCATCCATCTCACCTAAATCATAGATTTTTTCCTCTTTATCTAAACTTTCTACTAATCTATCATAGTATATATTATTATATTTTTTAATTTTTTTATCTAATTTTTTCTTACTTTCTTCTACTAATAAATTTTCTTTCTTCTTAGTAGATTCTACAGGCATTTCTGCATCTGCAATTTCACCTCCTTCTGTAGCACCTGCATCTGTGGCAGCAGCACTTTCCATACCACCTGCAATATCAGCCCCAAAGTCTGCCCCAAAATCGGCACCACCGGTATCACCACCAGTATCGCCTCCTTCAGCACCTCCTTCAGCACCTTCTCCACTTCCACCAAATTCACCATAAAGAGTATCTACTCTATCAAACACACCAGTTTTCTTAATTACTGTGGATGTTTGTTCCATTTCTGCACTAGCAGCTTTTTCCATTCTTTGTTGTTCTAAATCTACCCTTATCTCTTCTTCAGACATACCTAAAATATCTCTTTTAGCTCTAGTCATTGAATAAGCACCAAATCCATTTCCTGCATCGGATACTGCATCTTTATAAAGAGTAACTTTCAATTGAGTTTGTTCAACCTTTAACATCTCCGCTTGGGTAGAAGGATTATTTAAAGAAAGAGTAAAATTTTCTAACTCATCCTCCAACCCTAAAAGGTAAAGATGAATTATAGCAATTTTATTTAATTCTTGAATAATTGCTTGTTGTACTCTATTAATAGTTTTAGAAAATCTAATATCTTGTAATGCCAAATTTTTCCCTTCTCCTGTTACCTCTTCAAAATTTAAAAACGCTTTAGGAACTCTCAAAGCGGTAAATAATTTTTTCTGTAGAAATTGAATGTCTGCAATTTCGGAAAGATTAGTTGCACCTGGAAGAGTATCTATTGGGCTTGGTGCATTAGGATCTCTAACAGGGATAAAATAATCTTGATCTTGTGCCATTTGATTATAACGTGTATCTACTTGACCTGTTTGTTGATCGATTACCGGACTTCTTTTGAAATTATTAGCAATTTTATTAACATAAGCAGGAACATCTTTTTCATCTATATTACCAACAAATATTTTAAAGATTCTTCTTTCAGGTGCTCTGGTTACCCTATAGATTAACATTGCATCTTCTGACAATAATAATTGCTTCCAAATTCTTCTTGCCTTTTCTAATATAGATGTACCATAAGGTAATCTTCTATCATCACCTAGCAATCTAAAATGGGCTACTTGCCACGCATTAAATTCTAATTCTTTTTGTCCCCATTGAAACTTAACAGGATTAAATCTATCTTCAGTAGATGTAGTAGTGTTAACACCAAACCCATCGTTTTCTTTTCTACTTATTTCTATGTTAGGTAATTGTTTAACTCCTTGTACACCATTTTCACTATCCATACTTAAATAAAGGAAATTATCCCCATATTTACAAGTGTTTCTTACCCACATAGGTAAATTAGTATGTATATCTAATCTATTGAAAAATAAGTCTTGTAAAACTCTTCTAACTCTTTTACTCTCAGAAAATATGTTAAGGATTCTACCTTCTCCATTAGGTGTGGTAGATTCTTCCATAAATATATCTAATGCTGCAGCAATTTCAGGGAAAAATTCCATTCCTTCATAATCTGCATAAGACGCTAAACGGGTAGTTTCATAATAGATAGAATGTTGATATATTTCATTATCTACTTTTTTCCATTGATTATTTAAAAATGCATCTTGTTGTAGTTGCAACTTTTGAAAATCGTATTCTTCTTTAGATTGAGTTTTTAAAAGTTCTTTATCATTTAATGAATATCTAGATTTATTTTCTCTGGTACTTCTTTCAGGACCAAATAAATCACTTAATTGTTGAAATATTGTTTTTCTTGCCATTTGTTCTTATTAATAATATACTATTATAATAAATATCTAGTAAAAACTAAATATTACTTAATACCAAATAACCAATTATACTCCCCATTATCGTGACTACCTTGATTAGGTTGTTTAGGGTTATAAGTGGGGGTATTGGTATAAAAAGGGTTAACATGTGTTTGTTTAGGGGTAGTTTCTTGAGTTTTAGAAGTTGCGGTTGCCCAACTATCTAACATTGCCTTAGTTTGATTTTCTATTTTCTCCAACTTCTTAAAGGTAGTCTGTACAATAAAAATAGGCATTGCATATGCCATAATTAAATCATCATGATATCCTTCCATGTGATCTGGCCTCCCATTTTTATAAATAAATGTCTTCAATTCGGATATTAATCTTTCGGATCTAATTATAGTTTTGTTTTCTCGGATATGTTCCTCAAACTCACTTATCATTTGTAGTCTAGTATTACCTACATTAAAACCAGGTACCTTTTCCCCTTGTTTATAAACGCTTTTTGCATATTTTTCACTAAGTTTTCTACTTTTAGGATCATCATAATGAAGATATTTATATTCCATTTCTAATAATTTCATTACTGTAGAAACTCCCATTCCACCAGTAATATCCACAATAGTATATGCTTGATATAAATTACCATACTTATAAACTATTTCTGCCAATGAATCAGGTGGTAATTTATATTGGAATTCCGCTACCTGTTCCAAACCATCAAAATCTAATATTACTATAGTGGAACTATCCTTCCCATCTCCACGTGATACATCTACCCCCATTATGTATTTATGTCCTTCTTCAGGTTCTTTCCATATCCATGCAGATTGTTCTAATTCTGCTACGTATTTTGGTTCACACACATTATTTTTCTCATGAAATTGTATGTATTCGTCATCTACTACATTTCCACCAGAACTAATAAAAGATACATCTAATTCTTGTGCGATTTGTCTTTTATCACCATTCATATCATTACACATATCTTCATACCAAGGGGAAGTAGCTTTCCATCCCTCATTTACCATTATTTCGTAGGCATCAATCTCAAGGGTAGAAGTTTCATAAGTGGTACCACTATATTCCCATCTTAATTTGTCCCTCCCTATAGTTTCACATTTGATCTCTTCATTTTCACCTCTTAACCACCTTAAACCTCTATTGTATCTAACATCTTGATGCCATCTCATTTCTACAATTTTAAAATTGTTTTTCCCTGTTTTTGCACCATCATAAGTTCTATAATATAAAGGATCCATACCATTAGGTGTAGAAATTAAAGTTACTTTACCACCGGTACCTAATGATGTAAGTGCTGCACCAAATACTTCTGCACCATTATCAATAAATGCTGCCTCATCCATAATAAGGAATGTTGGTGTATATCCCCTTAAAGCATCTTTAGATGTAGCTAATGCTTTAACTTCACACTGAGTATCTTTAGTTTTTATATGTCCTTTCGCTTCAATGGATAAATAAGAATCCCCTTCATCTATACCCCATACCCATGATGGAATTTGATCTAAAAAATCTTTAATTTTTTTAAGGAATTCTTGCGCTAAGGTTTGTTTATTGGCGAGGACTAGTACTTTCCATGGATTATTAGGGTCACCAAATGCAATTTTTACTGCAATATATGCAGCAGTAGTAGTGGAAACTCCTGCCTGTCTAGGTTTAGTAACAATATTTCTATTGAATTCTTCATAAGATTTTATTATTTCTTTTTGTTTATGAAATAATTTAAAAGGCACATATCCTTCTTGTGTTAAATCATAAGTTTTTAGAAATGTCTCAATAGCGTATATTGGGTCACCTAAACAACGAGCAAATATCTTTAATTTTTCAGCTCTCTCCATAAGATAACTTTACTAATAAATATAAAAATGTAAATAAATCGTTAAAATGCGACTAATTTATCGTTTTTCCACGCCTCATAATTAGGACCTAATTCATAGGTAATTGTTCTCCCATCTCTAACTGGTTTAACTATACCTGCATTTACTGCCGCCCTAAAAAATGTTGAGTGTTGTCCAGATGTTCTCCCTTTAGAATTAATATATTCTAAAAATCCTGCTTTTGTTTTCTTAGGTTTATCTTGAATATAATTTATGAGTGATTGTATCATACCGTCTTTCTTTTCAAAGGTAAGTCCCGCAACCTTATTGAATATTTTTATTCCATTTTGTGCTGCAAAATTTTGAATGTTTTGTCTTATTTCATCATCAAAACCTCTACCCCATGTTTTTCCATATAAATTAGATACTAATTGTATTGCTTTCTTAGGGGGATTATTTGTAAAAATATATTCTATTGCATCTTCTATTGACAATTGTATTCTTTCCAGTGTTTCATTTCCTGCAACTGCATCATCAAATAATCTATATATTTGAAATAACTCTGCTGCTTTTTGTGGGGGTGATAAATCAGATTCCATTACATCATCACTAAATTTTGATGCAATAGCATGTACATATCTTATATAAGGTCTAGGGTCAAATCCCCTATAACCATATCGAATAAGATTATCTAAAAGTTTATACCCAATCATATGATATAAACTTTCATCTTCTATAACTTCCTCCACACTAAAACCATAGATATCTACTAATAATGGGAATATATCTTCTAACTCAGAATTTTCAATCTGTTTATAAACCTTATCCATAAACACCTGATGTTTGGCGTTTTCCATCATTACTCTTCTATGTTGTGATTCTGTTAATTTAATCTTCATAATATTACGCACTCATTTCTAAATAATTATCTAAACTCTCCTCAAACCATTCTTTCGCTTTTGTAGTATCGGGGTAATAATAATCTAAATTAGGTAATTCTAACAACCCACTTTCTTCATCTAAGAGGGTTTTTACTACATCTATAAAATATGATTCTTGTTCTTCAGGAAATACACCTTCTGTATCAATATAATGTTGTAATACCTTATCTATTAATTCAGTAGATATTGGTACCTTTAAATTGTATTTTGCACTATCCCCACTTTTAGTGTTTCTTACCCATTCTGGTTTACTACCAAATAACTCAGTAATTTCTTCCACTGCCCTCTCTCTTATATCATTTTCTACCACATCATTTATTGTGCTGTGGTATGCACTTCTCATATCCCTTTCTAATTCACCTAATTCATTGTGACTTAATAAAAATTCTAACACATCTTCTCCATCTACTTCATTATTTTTTATCTGTGTCCTTAATGTATTAATAAAAGTTGGGTTAATATCTAAGAAATCACCATCATCCCCTAAAACCTCTTCAGGCATACCCATTTCATATAAATCTTCTAATCCCTGACCACCAATCATAATTTTGTCTGTATATGCAGGAATAGATTCTATCACCTTATCCATTGCCTTTCCTGTCATATCTGATATTATCTCATCTCTAGGGGTATCCCAATAAGAAAAGAACTCACTAAAATCTTCACTAAATGCCTCTTCTGCTAAATCTCTATCATAAAATAATTCGGCGAAATCATCCCACCCATCAATAGATAACACCATATTAGGATATAATCCTTCGGTGTCATTAAATGACATATTATCATAATAATTAAGTTTTATAGGTTTTTTATCATTATAATTTATTTCCCCAGTGTTAAACTTCTTATTAAACCAACCTAACTTTTTTAATATGTCATATATGGGACTATATTCTCTCCACCTAATAAACTCATCTATTTGGAATTCACCAAATACATCCCCACCAACCTCATGATTCCAGTTAGACTTAGGGTCTAATGTCCACTTTATGAAAAAATATAAAACTACATCATAGTCTAACCCAACCATTTCACCAAAATAAGTTAATACATCTGCAATGTTATCAAATCTAAAACCTGTTTTAAATGAATCATCATCTTCATCTCTCCATATTTTAAAAAACTCTCTATTAAATAGACGAAACAACATGTTTTCTATTTTAGGGCTATCTTCAATAGTCTCTTTAATTATATGTTTAAATGTTAATTTCATACTTTTTGAAACATCTGATCCATTACTTGATAAATTGCGTCGATTACTGCATAAGAATCATAACCAAAATTATCTTTATGTGTTTCCACAATAGAACGAATGCAAGAATCTACATCTCTTTCTAGTCTTTCCCATTTATCGTATTTGTCTTCATAAGAATCTGCGAAATATTCATTTACAATTCTTTTATATTGACTTTCTGTTAATTTAATTTTCATCACCCTCTTTTTTATTCATAAAGAAATCAAACACACTATCAATGTTTGTTTTAGATTCACTTATTTTATCATCCGCCCAATCATGTCCATCACATAACATATCATCAATCCATTGAGGATCAAAATCATTTAACATAATATCTATTTGTCTCCTCATTTGTTTAAGGTTACCAAAAAACATATAGTTTCTTTCTCTAGACCCTTCTTTAATAATTTTTTTATATTGTTCTTCCGTTAATTTAATTTTCATAGTTTTACCATTTTTTACATGACCAATAACGTGCTTTCCATTTAGGTCCGGGATTATCACAATTATGTCTAGCCCTAAAAGAACGTCTTTTATCGGGATCATTTTTCTTTATTCTTACCCCTTTTTGTCCAAAATCTACTTTTACAACATTATCTTTATCATTTTTAACATATACCTTAAATTTTTTAACGTCTCCCGCCATAGGTTTATTTAATTTTACTTTACGACCTTTATATTCCGCTTCTTCTAGTTGGGTGGATTCATTTTTACTTTTTTTAGATTTTTTTGCTTTTTTCCACAAATCTTCATCTGCTTTGCGTGCACCACCAGAACCAGTAATAAAAGAATTAACTCTACCCATTGCCCACGCATTTTGAGGTGTTCCTGGTCTATGACCGCTGTTCCATGCAGCCATCCCTCTATTATATACTTGTTTTAAAATAGAAAATGAAATACCACTATCTTTAGATTTATTTTTTAGTGCTTTATCACTAGTTTTAGATTCTACTATTGAATGTGATTCACCAAACATTTTTTCATATGCTTTAGTGGAAGCACTTTTTTTAGTTTTATATCTTTTTCCTTCTCCTCCTTTACCTGATTTATAATCTGCATCCCATTTAGTTTTATAGGTATCTTTACCAGCGTATTTATTTATTTCTTTACGCATTGCAGATTTATTCTTCGTCAGGTACTTTTTAGGTATTTTCCTTTTCTTTTTTTTACCTTCACCTATAGGTTCTTCACTACTAAATAGTCCTGTTGACTTCCCATCGAATCTCATTTCTTTTATTATCCTACGTAATTGATTCTCTGTTAATTTAATTTTCATAACTATAGTTTACTAATAAATAGTTTTAAAGCATAAAAAAATCCCACATTTGGTGGGATTCTCTTTCACTCTTCACGATTCTACTATCTCTTACAAATATTTATGTAATTTCTCAACAGTATCTATATCCCCCGCATCTAACGCATCATCAATTAAAGATTCTATTTCACGTTTAGACATTTCGGAATAATCAATCTCTCTCGGTTCTTCTTGTTGTGGAATAATAGGGTCTTCTACACCAGCGTCTACCATTAAATCATCCAACCCATCTTCAAAATTATCTTCATCACCCATAATAAAATCTTCCAATTCCTCATCACTATCGGCTTCGTGTAATTCTTTTAAATGACTAATTACTTCACTACATTTACCACTTTGAGATAATATCTCTTTAATAAATTTCATAAATTTATCTGCGGGTAATTTAGTTAGTTCATGAAATAACCATTGTTTAATACTATAATCTTCAGGATCAATACATTCTACAAATTTTTCCCACATACCTGGTCCCAATCTCATACCCCAAATCTCACCTTCTATTGTATCTGCTCTTTGTATAACATGTTTCTGTTCTTCAAAGTCTAAATGACCTTCACCCCAATTAGATGCTGCTAATTCCATAGAACCTTTAATTAATTCATGTACTAATAATGGGAATATCCACGCCTTCGCTTCAATTCTTGGTTCTAACTCTCGAGTATCTTTGGGCATTTCTAAATCTTCATCTTCTTCTCCTCCTTCATTTTCATCTCCTGCTTCTACCCATTTAATTTTTTCTGTACCACCAATTTGTCCGCCCATTGCTTGGTCAGGAATTATCCAATACTGAAAATCTGCTAATGACATTAATTTACCATATAATCCCATTAATCTAGGATCAATTTGATCTAATTCATCTGCTACCATATGAAATATATAATGTCCTTTTTTAGATGCCCCCTGCATTAATGCATTTATTATATTTCTTTTATCCACCTCAATTTCTAATTCTTCCATTCTTTCTGCACTCTGTGGTTGGAATTCTTCTGGTTCTTCTTCGTCTCCATCCTCTTCATCATTTTCCAAATCCAATGGGGATCCTGGAGGTAGTAATTCAGCGTCTAACATATCATCTGGAATATCAAATTCCTCACTCACGATGTCTATTGCTAATTGTTCTAACTCATCTTTATGTTGAGCTTCTATTTTAGCAACTTCTCCCATTATTCTCATCATTTCCATCATCATTTGTGGATTAACCTGATCAATTCCATGATATCTTTTAACTTTATTTATAATATCTTTAAATCTAGCACTTGCTAATTTTTCAGAATAGTTTTGATCATTACCTGTTACCGGTAAACCCTTACTTTTACCAAAGGTATGTCGACCTTGACGTAAACTATCTTCAATAGAAGGATTCATTCTTTCAGGATGTCTTTCATCATATTCTATTTGTTCGTTTAGTGAACGAATTCTATTTTGTTCCTTTTTAAGTAATTGGTGTTCGCTAATTACTCTTTTGGTGATATCACCTAATTTTATTACTATTTTCTTTTTCATATCCCTATTAATTTATACTTTGTATTCCTACCCAAAATTCCCAAGCCTCTCTACCCATTTTTTCAAATACTCTTTGTACATGGTTATGTTCATGATTTCCAGTAGTGTTTTCTATTCTTTGTAGTGCTGCTCGTATTAGTACATCTCTAATATATCTTTTATTATCTAATAAATAATTTATATGTTTTAATTTTTCTTCTAACATGGAGATATCACTATCATTTTCCCCATCTTCATTATCATATTCCTCCTCTTCAATTTGGTTCTCAAGAGACTCAGGATCTTTTCTTTCCCCATATAAAAATCTATATAAGTCATCTCTAGTCCAATTTAAAATAGGATAGGAACCAAACATATTAACGATACCACTTTGTCTAAGAATTTCGAAATATTTCATTATATCTCTTCTTTCTTGACCAGTAATTTCATTTAATCTAGGAAAATCGTATTGATCTCTTCTTTGTTCAGAAACAATAAACTTAGAATGGATGTATTCTTTTAAATCCTTTTTTTTCATTTTAGGGTTAGTATTTTTTTTAAGAGATTTCATTTCTTCTTCATCCATTTTTTTAAACCCATCAGTGGCATAATATAATTTTACTTGTTTATCAGTAAAAATCCTACCACTAGGGCTTATATTTTTATTTTTACCTATTTTTTTAAAAGGCATAATAAATGTTTATTTTCTCGCGTTACAGAAAGCATCTGCTAATCCTGCTCTATAATGAAGTTTTTTACTATTACTTCTTCGAGCTTTGTCTATACAACCTTGATCGCAACCATTTTTAAATCCATTATCTATACAATAATCTCTAAATGTCCCTTCAGTGCCGTCTTTTTCTATTTCGTCTGATACATCTTGCATCCAGTCTTCTTCTTCTTTTACAGTAATTGTAGTATCACTATCTTTAGGTAATCCTTTTTCTATTTCTAATGCTTGTGCGGCATCTTTAGCTTGAATAACTCCTTCATCTACCACTACTTCATCAGCAACTTCGATATCCATATCTGGAGTTGATAGGTTTTGTGAAATATAATCAAACATTTGTTGACCATACACATCATAAAGCCTCTCAATTATTCTTTTAGGATTTTTCCTCATATATCTTAATACTGCTGGTGGAATTTCTTCACCATACTGACCGAATACACCTTCTATTTCTGCTTCTTTAGGAGATTGACGGTATTTAGATTTACTGTAAGTATCCTTCATTTCATGCTGCTCAAATAGATTTTCCATTATACCTCTTCTTACAGCTCTTTTAATTTCTGATTCATAAATTTTAACCTTCTTTTTCATTTTTATACGTTTAATAATTCTTTATTATATTGTAATACCATATCTTTTTCATATAGTTTTGATTCTACTGACTCTATATCCTCCCCAAAAGAAAAGAATAATCTTTTATCAGGATATTCATCATACCCCTCCAAATTTTCCCATGCGAGTGCTACAATACCATCTACCGCATCCCACATTGCAAAAGAATCAGATTCTTGAACTATATCAAGTTTTAATTCTCCTACTAACACACCAGATTTTTTAACAAAATTTTCTGCTGGGGGTTCAGGGTTATTAGATGCAGGATAAGAATCCCATCCTTCACCGTCTATATCTTCTAATATATCAGAAAAGAGAAATTCATATATGAAGTTCCCTTTCCAATTTTGACCTACCTTATTTATGTAAACTAAATTCATTATTTATACATTCCGTTTCTTTTAATTGTAGGTTTTTTTCTTTCCTTTAATGCTTTAGGTTTTGGGTTAACACTAGGTCTAGGAATTTTTTTCCATCTTGGTTTTTTAGGTTTTGTACCTGGACGAGTAGTTGGTTCTTTTATTCCTGGTTCTTTGACGGGTGCATTACCAAACAAAGATTCAAAGTCAATTTCAATGTAATCATTACTTGCGAAAGTATCTTGATCCACTTCACCATCCCCATCATTATCCATATCTAATCTATTAGGTATATCATCACCATCTCTATCTAAATCTCCAGTTGCTGCTAAAAAGTCTTGCCCTGTGGCGATAGCATCTACTACATTCATCTCTTGTTCCCCAAATGGTTGAGGTGCGAATCCTACATCATCACCTGCTTCTAAAGCGGTAGTATTGGTAATATTTAAATCTTCATCTAAAGATGCCCATTCTTCATGTTCTCCATGATCTCCATGGTCTTCACACGATTTACATCCTTTACCTAAACATTCCTCACAAATAGTGTGTTTTTCGGTTAAAACTTTTTTTAAGGCTAAATTAGCGTTTTTTTTTAAAAAAGATTCCATTAATTGTTTTTTTGAAAAAGTGCGAGATTCATTTTTTTCTTCTTTCTCCTCAACTTCTTCATCTTGTTTAAGATCTTTTATTTCTTTTTTTAAATCAATAACTGCATCTTCATGTTGTTTAAGTGCAGTTTCTAAAGTTTTAATAGATTTTTCTTCTGCTTTTTCTTCTGATTCTGCCAATTCTTCTTCTCCCTCTACTTCTTCTTCTTCATCAAAATCCACTTCTACAGTTTCTTCGTCATCACCTGCTAAGGCATCATCTTCTTCGTCTTCACCTTCAATTTTAGCGATAATGTCTTCCACATCTTCATCAGGAATCTCTTCCCAATCAATTGCCGCTACAATAGAATTGATTACATATTTATCTAACTCTGCATCTGGCTCATCTTTGTCTCTTAACATTTGTGCTACCTTACCAGTTAGTTTTTGTATTTTCTTAGTATAAGAATCTCCTTCATCCTCATCTTCAGCATCTACTTCAATCTCCTCATCTTCTCCTTCAAATTCAACATCTGCCATATCACCACCCATATCTACTTCAACTTCATCTTCAACAGGTGCTTCAGCGGCTGGTGCATCTACTTTAATTACTTTTTTTTGATCTTCAATAACTTCAGGTTCTTTTACTTCTTCTTCCGGTAATACAAATCCAAATCCTGCACCACCACTAAAAGCAACACCATCAGTCTCAAATAAGTTAGTGTTTTTTTCAACACCAAATGATTCATTTAACATATCAAATTTTAAATTCAAATGTTTAAGTGCGTCAGCATAAGATTTATATTTTTCACTACTTTTATTTTGTAAACCACCTACATAGTTAAAATCTTCTGCGATAAATTCACCAGAAGTTTTTTCAGAAGTTTTAATAAAGTAATCTCTATTTTCTCTAACTATACCATAAACTACGCCATTTGCGCCCTTTTTAATTAATTCTACCTCTGAAGTTGAATCACTTTCGTTAATGGTATTCATTTTACCCATAAGGTCTTTAATTCTATTCAGTTTGTCTTGACCTTTGATTTTTTTCGGATTAGTTAAATTTCTCATTTTAATATCTTTTATAATTTTTATTTATTATGACCTTTGAAACTTACCTGATTTAATATTTTGAAATTGGTAAGTGATATCAGTATTATCTACATTTGCGGAAACCGCTCCTGAATAAGTGTCACCACTTGTACATACACCTACTGGTTTAGGGTTACCGAGTAACATTAAATCAGTGCTAGGTGTGGTAGTATCACCACAAATAACTAAAGGTATAACTTGACCATCCCATTCATTAGGTGGACTAAAAGTATTACCATTAATAGTGAAAGGAGCACCCGCATTATCAATTATTACATAAGCACCATAGATAAATTGATCAAAATTTGCATCTGTGCTTACATGCATCACAGTGAATGTACCTTGGATTGCTGGATTTGGCATAATAAATTATTTTTCTTTTATCTTATTATTTATTAATAAATATTACATTTTACATAAAAAAACTAAAATACTATATATTTTAATTCTTTAAAAATCTAATAGATTCATCAAGGGTTAAAGATTTATCATAAGCTAAAGTTTCTAACTCACTTAACTTATCAAGGAATTCCATTCTTCGTAATACTTTAAATGCAATATTTTCAAAAGAATATTCCCCCTCTCTATCTAAACCTGCTTGTCTCATTTTTTTAATTTTTTCTTTTAAAGTTTTAATAGATCTTATAACTTTATCGTATTCCGCCGTTTTATATAGTTTAAATGAATGTTTTATACTATCAACTAAAGAGTTCACTTTTTGAGTTACTTTCTTTTCATCTATTTTTTTACTACCTTTTTCTGGTTTTACAACCCATCCATCCCACAATACTGAATAAACACCACTAGAAACATGTGGTTCGGTAGTATCTTGTACATATAATTCTACATCATAACCTTTTATGGTAATATTATGTTTTTCATTCCATAAATTCTTTTTTGAGTTAAAGTATTCTCTAACTAAATCTACATTTTCATCTACATCCTCAAACTTTAGTAAAATATGTAAATCTACATCTGAAAATCTAGACCAATTATAATTTGCTAAACTCCCCGTTAGAATAATATCATCAATATCAACCCACCCTATATCTAAAGTCTCAAAGAAATCGTCTGCAATCATTAACATTCTAGTTCTCACATCTCCATACATATGTTGTTCCGAATCAAAAATTTTAGGGTTTAATGTATTTCGTATTTTAAATGAAGAAAGATCAATTTCTTCTTTTTCTATAATATCATTAACATCTTGTTCTTTTAGTCTATTAATTTTCATAAGTATTTTTATAATAAATACTTAAGTAATTGATAAATTAAACAGCAATAGGTACATTTTTCCAATTAGGGTAAGATTCGTAATGTAAAATTTCGAAATCACTAAATTTATAATTGAAAATATTAAGTGGTTTTTTAAGTTTTAATGTAGGTGCAGATAATTTAGTACCTCTTCTACGTTGTTCTTCTACATAGGGTAAATGATTATCATAAATATGTGTATCCCCAAAACTACCTATAAGTTCATAAGGTACCATATTAACTTGTTGTGCGATCATATGTAATAATAAAGCATAGGATGCAACATTAAAAGGTAAACCTAAAAAGGTATCTACTGATCTTTGATTCCACATTAGAGTAATTTTCCTCGTAGGCACTCTTAATGCATTTAATTTATTTGGTGTTAAATCAGTAACGTGATGAGATAAAGGGTGTGTTTCTAAATAATAATTTAATCTTTCAGTAAAAGTTAATTCTTGAGTATAAACTTGAAACCCATAATGACAAGGAGGTAGTTTCATTAATTCTATTTCCCCTGCATTCCATGCAGATACCATCATTCTTCTACTATCAGGATTAGAATGTAAAGTATCTATTAAAATTTGTATTTGATTTACACTATTAATTGATATTTCTTTAGAGAGTCCTTTATTTACATATAAAACTTTTTTAGTAATAGGTGTTGACCAATTAACCCATTGTTTACCATAGACAGGTCCTAACTCACCATTATCATCTGCCCATTCATTCCATATACTTACACCGTTATCTTGGAGATACTTAACATTTGTTTCTCCATTGAGGAACCATAATAATTCATGGATAATGGACTTGGTGTGTAATTTTTTTGTTGTAAGTAAGGGGAACCCATCTTCCATTTTAAATCGTATCTGTTTTCCGAATACTGAAGTTGTTCCCGTTCCTGTCCTATCTTTTTTATGGATACCCTCCTCCAAAATTTCTTTAAGTAATTGATTATATGTTTCATCTGCCTTCGCCATTTTATATACCCATTGATCCTACACTGTTTATAATATTATATTCTAATTTATCAATTATTTTCGATAAAAGATCTAGTTCCTCATACATTTGGTGTTCCGACAATAAAATTTCCAATGCATCTTGTAACTCATATAATTGAGATAATAATTTTTGATCAGCACTTACCATTATTTATTATTTTTTATTAATTGTATTTGTTCAATAATAGGTGTAGTGTCTACCATACCTTCTATTTTATCCGTTTTATAATTTTTAATATGAGAATTTAATACTTTACCTTGACTTTCTGCTTTCTCAAAAACATCATAATCATTTCTTTTAACGTCATGATAAAGATATTGCCTTCCCCCTTTAAAAATAATTGCTAATTTTTGACTAATAGTATTATAACGAGAAGCTAGTATATTACTAGATTCGTAAATACTTTCTATTGATTCTTTGTCGATGTGTCTATTTAGTAACATAATTTAATCGTTGAATAATTTATAACTATCTACATTATTTAATTGGTAAACTTTACCCATTACTGATGGGGGTTGATCAATAACATTAGAGCGATGATCTTCTGTGATAACCACATAATTACCAGTAATCATCATACCACAATCTTCGTGTTCAATTCTAATAGTAGAAGGAAAAGTAGAAGAATTTTTCTCCCACCCCTCTTCTTTTAAAATTAAAACAATTTTCTTAAATTTTGGTGCGGTATGCGTCATAACATTGTAAATATAAGTTTTTTTTCTGAAAAATCAAAATAAATTGCATAAAAAAACCACATTCGATTAAAAATGTGGTTTTACATATAATAGTTTAAGTAGATTATGAAATCTCTATCTTTCTATTTTCTTTTTTATTTTTAGTTGGAGTTAATTTTGGTAAAAACAAAGTAGTGATACCGTTTTCCACTTTTGCATGAATTTCATCTGCCACTACATTTTCAGGTAATGGGAATGTACGATAAAATTTTGAAGAATGGAATTCTTTAGAGATGTATTCTCCGTTATCTTTGTGTTCAATCACTCTTTCCCCTTTAACTGTTAACATATTATTTTCTAATTCTACTGATAATTCTTTTTTAGTAAAACCAGGAGTGGCTAATTCATATTTATAAGACCACTCATCTTCAAATACATTAGTAGTAGGTAAATTTTGAGAATAATCTCTTTTAGTTACCGGTACTTTGTTATTTAATCCCCTTACAAATGGGTAGGTGGTTGAATTACTCCAAAAGAAATCCTCATTTAGGAAGTCTCTTAAAAAATCATTAAAATTGTTTTTCATTTTTAATTTTTTTATTAATATTATTATTATTTGATTTTTAATTAATCAAAATAAATGCCAGTAGGTTTTCTGTGACATTATGTCATTAAGGATTGTTAATATGTCTTCCTTTTACTTTGTAATAGTTAACATCTATTTCATATTCCTCTAATTTATTTTTAGGAATATAACATTCTCCTGTTGAAAGTAAATGTTGGATTCTTTTCTCCCCAAACTTAATATTAAACTCTACTAAATCAATACCAATAAATTTTCTATTGTGTTTAAGTGATGCAACTCCGGTGGTGGAGGATCCAGCAAATGGATCTAATATAGTGTCTCCTTCATCACTACCTATTTTAACAAACCATTCTGCCAATTCCACATGGAAAGGTGCTGGGTGTAAAACACTAGGATTGGATTCTGCAGCAGTTATTACTACATTATGGGGTAATGCCCCTTTTTCATTTAAAGTAACGGTGGCGTGTTCGTATACCCCATCTCTAGAACCAATTGTTGGAACCGGTTTTTTCATTCTACGTTTAGTAACTTCGGAATGTGGTACTCTACAATTATCTGCCCTAAATTTAGGTTTATTAGTAGGAGAAAAATGAAATACATATTCATATCTATCAATAGCCCTATATTTACAATTAGTCGGCATCGATTGTTTTTTATACCATATATAAGGTTTAGCCACTAATTTCCATCCTTGAAGTCTCATCTTATATTTTAATTCATCAAGAACTGGGTGAACAACCCCATTATCAATCTTATCATTTATATTAAGAAAGAAACTACCATCTGGTTGAAGAACCTTTAAAAATTTTTCAGTAAATTCTAAAAACCAATCAACGTACTCATCCACATGAATTGATCCTACTTCCCCATCACTATTACCACTATAATTTTTTCTCATAGCATAATAGGGAGGAGAGGTAAATATCATATCTACTTTTTCTTTTTTCTCAATCATTGAGTCTAGCACGTTTTTTGTATTACCTAAGTGTAATTTATATTTACTTTCCATAGTTTCTTTCTTATATGTTAACAAAGGTAATGATATTTATTTAAAAAAACAAATTGGCAATGAAAAAAGTACAACCAAAAGTTAAGAAAATAATTAACAAATCAATTGATGAAGCAAAATTATATAATGATACTGAAATAAAAGTAGAACATGTGGTGACTGCCTTGATTAATGATTATGATAATGAAGCAGTGAAATTTTTAGTGGAATTAGACGTTGATGTGGATGATTTACACAAAAAAGTTGAAAAATATTTGGTTAATTCAGAAAATGATACTATATTTAACAAATCTTTAGTGCCGATGTCTGAATATACTAAAAAGATAATAAAAGACTCGGAATATGAGTGTGATAAATTAAAAGAAGATTTCTTAGATACTCCCCATATTATGCTATCGATTTTAAAAGAAAAAAATAATATTTCAAAAATATTAAATAAAATGGGTGTAGATTATGAAAATTATAGTAGTATGGTTAAAAAACATTTAATAGAAGGAAGTTTTGATTCCTTAGATGATGATTCAGGAGAATTGTTTAATAGACCTTCTAGAAGGAAAAATAAGAATAGTAGTACACCAATATTAGATAACTTTTCTATAGATGTTACTAAACGAGCATCAGAAGGGAAGATTGATCCTGTTATTGGTAGAGACGATGTTATTCAAAGAGTCGCACAAATACTTTCAAGGAAAAAGAAAAACAATCCAGTTTTAATTGGTGATCCGGGTGTAGGTAAAACTACGGTAGTGGAAGGGTTAGCACTTAAAATAAATGAAGGTGATGCACCACGAACATTATTAGATAAAAGAATAGTATCTTTAGATTTGACTGCAATGGTAGCAGGTACTAAATATAGAGGTCAGTTTGAGGAAAGAATTAAAGGGGTAGTAGATGAATTAATGGAAAATGATAATATTATTCTATTCATCGATGAATTACATACTTTAGTCGGTGCAGGAAATGCTAGTGGAGCAATGGATGCTGCCAATGTTTTTAAACCGGCACTTTCTAGGGGAGATATACAAATTATAGGTGCAACAACTTTAGACGAATTTAGAGAAAACATAGAAAAGGATGGTGCATTAACTAGAAGATTTCAACAAGTGGTTATTGAGCCACCTTCTATAGAAGAAACTATAGAGATATTAAATAAAATAAAAGGGTCTTATGAATCTTTCCATAAAGTCACATATCCGCAAGATACTATTGAACAATGTGTTAAGTTATCAGATAGATATGTTACCGATAGAGAATTTCCGGATAAAGCCATAGATATTATGGATGAAGTAGGGGCTAGATCACAAGTTAATGCTAAACCACCTGACGTTATTACTGAATTGGAACAAGAAATTGTTAAAATAAAAGATGATAAAAATAAGGTAGTTAAAAGTCAAAAATATGAAGAGGCAGCTAAACTTAGAGATAAGGAAAGAAAAGTTACTGAAAAATTAGAAACCGAAAAAGATAACTGGAAAAAGAAATTAAATAAGAAAAGAACATTAATTACTCCGGAGGATGTTAGTGAAGTAGTCGCCACAATGACTGGGATACCTTTAAAACGACTTTCTAGTGATGAAGGTAAAAGATTATTGGATATGGAATCTGAGATGAAGGGAAGTGTTATTGGACAGGATGATGCAGTAATAAAAATTGCTAAGTCATTAAGAAGAAATAGAGTAGGTATTAGAAACCCTAAAAAACCTATAGGTACTTTTATGTTTTTAGGTCCAACAGGGACAGGAAAAACTCACTTAGCTAAAAGACTAGCACAATATATGTTTGGTAATGAGGATTCTTTAATAAGAATTGATATGTCAGAATACCAAGAAAAACATGCAGTTTCTAGAATGATTGGTGCACCTCCAGGATATGTTGGGCATGAAGAAGGTGGTCAATTAACAGAAAAAGTAAGAAGAAAACCATATTCAATCATTTTGTTTGATGAAATTGAGAAAGCCAATAAAGATGTATATAATATCTTACTACAACTTTTAGATGATGGTCAATTAACTGATAGTTTAGGTAGAAAAGTAAACTTCAAAAATTGTATTGTAATTATGACTTCTAATATTGGAGTTAAGAGATTACAAGAATTTGGTACTGGTGTAGGTTTTAGCACTAAATCTTTAAGTGCTAGTAAAGATGCGAAGAAAAGTGAATTTCTAAGTAAAGAACTTAAAAAACATTTCCCACCTGAATTTTTAAATAGATTAGACGATGTGGTAATATTTAATTCTCTTAAAGAAACTGAAATCAAATCAATTGTAGAGTTAGAACTTAAGAAATTAACTGATAGAGTTAAAGAATTAGGATATACTGTAAAAGTTATGAAATCTATTAAAGACTTTTTGGCGGATGCAGGATATGATGAAGAATATGGTGCTAGACCTTTAAATAGGGCTATTCAGAAATTCATTGAAGATCCTATATCTGAAGAAATTCTTAAAGGAAATGTTAAAGAAGGTCAAATAATTGCAGTATCTTATAGTAAAGTTAAGGAAAAAGTAGAAATTAAATTATTATAATAACTTAGGTAACAGGAGAATTCTCCGCATTCTTTAATAATTGAGTGATTAATTTATCATAATTGCTCAGATCCTTACTACTTTTAAGAGTATTAGATAATCTTATTAAAGGTTTCAGTCCATATGATTTTGTCTTTGGCCAGTAAAACAGCTTATCTGCTTTTTTCCAAAACTTTTCTAATTCTGGTCTAATATCCCCAAACATATCTCCTTCTTTTCCTTTTTTATTATAAAATATATCATGTCTTCTTTGGTGTTTTTTATAATCGTTTTTTAATATCGATTCTAAGTGGGTATAAATTGCTGGATTTAGATTTAATTCTTTAGAAGGTGCACCTAAAAAACTATTTTTAATTATATTTCTTATATTTTTACTTGGTAATCTTAAATTTTCCCATACAGATTCAATATTTGCAGTTTTCTCTTTTAAACTATTACCTTTTATCCCTTTTAATATTTTATATATTTCATTAACATCATCATTCAGTGAAGCAATATCGTTTAACAATAAAAGTTTAGTATCTGATCCTGGTTTTTTAAAATCATTACCTACTTTAATCTTATTAAAATTATAACGTTTTTTATCTTTTTCTTGTAAACTTAATTTTTTATCAAGTAATTTTTGTTGGTATTCCGAAAAGTTTGGGGACTTACCACCATCACTATCAGGTAATATTTTAGTACCACATTGATTTAACACACAAATTAATCCACCTGCACTAGTCACATTTTGTAATTTAGTACCTTTAGTGAACACTTCTATTTTTTTACCATCTATATTATGTATTATTTCTATTGCTGGTAAATCTTTATGACATTTACCAGTGGTACAAACTGCCCAAATAGATACTTTTCCTTTATTCTGCGAGAATATTTGTTTAGATTGTGCGGGAGTAACTATAAATTTATCGCGTCGTACTCCTTTAATATCTCCACCACCACCATATTTTTTAATTCCGTTTTTAAGATTAGGATCCCCAAATCCAGGATTTAATAAATATGGATGTATTTTTACCCCTTTTCTAATTTTAATATTATCTAAGACAGTTGCTGCATTATTTAAATTTGCGGTATTACCTCCTTGCGTATTAGTTAATAAAGTTTGGTTTGCAAAAACAAAATATTCTGCGTTATTACACTCATGACTAGGAACACCAAAAATTATTTCTAACCCTTCTAAACATTCTGGATTATCTTCATTTACTGTTTTACTTTTAACCTCCTCTTTTATCTTATCAACATTGATTGCCACACTTAAAAATTGTTCTGAGGTATATTTTTCTTTTAAGGTTTTGTAATTAGGTGATCTCCTATATGCGGAACCACATTTATAACCTTCAGGATCACTTCCCCTTTCGTTTTCTGGACAAAAAGATTGACCTACCCATTTAGTGTCACCAATTTTAGGTGGAGACACATTAAAATTAATTTTATCTTTTATAATACCTTCTTTAACCCAAGAATTAAAAACATTTTGAATGTAAGTTTTTATAGTATTCATTCTATTTGTTGATAAGTGTCCAGGTTTTACTTTTTTACCATTTTGTTCTCTATCTACATTAGGTATTTGAGATTCGCCTGCAGCTAAATTTACATTTACTACAAACCCTGTTGGATTTTTAATTAAGAAGTTTTTGATTTTTTGTAATTCAGGATTTAGTGTTTTTTCTACATCCCAACTCCATTTAGTGCCGCTTTTACCTGTATAATCGCCTTTCGGTCTATAAAAACCAGGACCGAATTCTACTGATTTATTAATGGTGGGGAGAGTATTAGTTTCTTCAGTTAATAGTGGATTTTTATATTCACCATTTTCGTAGATCATTAATCCACGCATTCTTTTTAATTCTTCCGTTAGGGTTAATCTATTTTTCATCTCTTTTTATAAATATAACATAAAGGATAAAAAAAAACCATAATATTAATGAATTAATTTGGTTTTGTCAAATTTTTGCCTTATATTTGTATAAATCAAACAATATGAAAAAGTTAATCACATTATTATTAGTATTAGTAACCTTAAATGGTTATAGTCAGACACCTATCGATTATGATAATTTTGATAGAGAAATTGCGGAATACCATTTGAGGAAGACATTTATACATTTTAGAGATACAATAAGTAAAATGGGGTATGGTAAAGATAGGTTTATTTTATATCCTGAATTAGTGAAAGATAAAAGTTTAGATATACCTATTTGGTCGGATAAAGTTTATGAATTAATCTCTAAACATAATTGTGATATTTTAACTAACATAAAAGACGATGTTTATCATGTAGATAGAGAAAAATGGTGGAAAGATCCTAAAGTACAAAAATTATTTGTAGAAGAAAAATATAAACACATCGAGGATGAAAAAATTAGAGAATCCATAACTGAAGTAGGTTATAGTGAAAATGCTTTATTTACTACTAAAAAATTTACTACTTATGAAGAATTAGCTACCGCCCTAATAAACCAATGGGAAAATTCCTATTATCATAAATGTTTACAAAGAAGAAATATGTTTTGCACCTATTTATATCGTTCCCATAATATAATAGTTAAAGATTTATTTGCGTGTAGCGTAACTTATAACCCATCCACTAAATGTGTACATAGTGTTATAAATTTTATTTAAACATATCTTGTTGGATATCCGCTACTCTTTGTTGGTTGGGATCAATATTTAAAGTGACCCATATATCTCTAATTACATATTCTCCAGTGCCAGAATTACCTGTAATAAATGGTCGAGACCCACTTTCCATTACCCTATAATTATTTTCTTGATTTGAAGTAGTGTTAGTCCATCCTTTGAAAATTAAAGGGGATCCTTGAGGACATTTTATTATCATACCCCCACTAGATATTTCACCTTTTCCATTTGAACTCCCATTCATTGTCCCACCTTTTCTTAGACCAATTTTAAGATTAGGGTCAATTTGTATTAAATGTTTTTCTTTAACAACTATATTACCGTCTTTTTTCGTTGCTGGGATAATCCCTGGTTCATAACCTTCTATTTGACCATCTACATATTTACTCCAATCTAAATAAGTTTCATAAGATTTTTTATCTTCTTCCTCATTATCAGGAGTTGGTGTAACATCATTATTAGGTATAGTATCTTTTATTGTTTTTTCCCACTTAGGAAACTTAATTTGGAATCTTCTATTAGGTGCTGTTTCTTCGTGTGTTGGACTACTAGTATTAGTCCACCCCGCATCTGCAAATAAAGTTGTTTCTCCATTACCCACACCCTTTAGTAAACCTTTTAATTCTGGTATTTCATCAGATAATAGTTTTACCATTTTATCTGCCCGCGCTTGAGATAAACATCTGTTATAATCTCCTCTTAAAATACCATCTTCATCTTTACACCCACTAAATTTACCAGTTATTGAGACATTAGGGTCATTATCTCTGGAAGCGTACCCATTTAAAATAATAGGTGAATTTTTTTTCAAAAATTCTATATATTCTCCCCATTGAGGTCCATAAGTTTCTTTATTTTTATTCCATTCAGACACAAATTTTCTAAAATTAATATTCCCAACATCTGTTAACTCGGTTTTATCAAATATAAATGGATCACTTATATCTAATGTTAATTCTAAACTTACTGTTTTTTCTTTTGGTGGTGGTGGTGTTGGCGGTGGTGTTCCTCCCCCTAACAAACGAGGTGCCTTAGAAGCGAGAGAAATATATAGAATTGAGCGTCGACTCAAAGTATCACCTGAAACAAACTTTCTATTTCTGAATCTAGCAAATTTTGGTATTTTTGACATTTTCGATTGCTCAATACCATTAAAGAGTAAATCACCCTTTCTTTTCCTCCCCCAAAATGGAATGGTAGGTGGTACCCAATCTCTACCTTCTTGATCTAATTGACCATTTTTTTGTTCTTTAATATTTTGTTCTGCCAAAACATCATGTGAATTATCCTCATAGGTAAACCCCATAAGTTCTTTCATACGCTTTTGTTGGGAAGTTAGTGGTTTCATAGTAATGGTTTATTTTCTTCGTGATACTGGTTTTCTTGAAACCTTCTTAGGTTGTCTTGATTCTTTAATTGCTTTTCTTTTAGTAGTTTTAACTTCGTTTACTATTTTCTCTATTAGATCAACCATTTCACTTTCAGTTAACCTAATTACTTTTTTATTTTCTTTAGACATTATAAATCTTTTAAATAATATATGTTATTAATTGGATGGGCATAAGATGTCCATTACCATTATATATAATAAATATACTAAAAAAGATAAAAAATATAGGGTATTATTTTATTTTCTTAACATCATAAATGTCAAGTAACTTAAAAGAGTTAATTTTTTTGGTGAGTGCAAAATAAATAATTGCTTCTTGTATACACGTACTTAAACAAGTATTGATAACTTCCCCAGATGTTTTAAGACATAATGCAAATTTATACATTTCTTTTTTTATTTAAAGGTAATAAAAAAATATGGTAAAAACAAATTTACGCAGTTAAATAACCAATACCATCAGGATCAGCTTCAAATGCGTCATATGCTTCTCTATTTTTAGGTGATAGGTTATCTAAGTCAACACCAACTAATACAAAACGAGCTAATGACTCTCTTACTAATATTTCTAATGGTTCAATATTAATTTTAGTAATAGGGTTTTTACTGAAATTCATTACAAAACATTGAGTTAATTTTTCATAACCTTTTAAAGGAACCTCTTTTATTTGGTTATCTGTCATCGTAAGAATTTCTATATCATTTGGTAAGTAATCTGCTGGTGGTATTTTTTCTAACCCACATTGATTGGCTGAAATTCTTGTGGCATTTTTAAACTCTGATAAATCAGGTAATTCAGTCAATGGCATATTACTGAAATCTAAAACATCCATATCTTTATTAAGATAATCAGTAACAACTACACCATCCGTATGTTCCATTAACCATTTAAGGTATCTATTATTTTGTAATGGTCCTTGATCTTCAGATGCTTGTCGTCTTATACTTTCTACACCTTCTTTATAAACTTCATCAGTTATAACGTCTTGGGCTTTCCCACCAAACATTGCAAGATATTTAATATACTTACTATCCATTAATCCAGATCCCTGTCTAATGTCTTGAGTTGCTAACGCCCCTAATTCTTTTTTGAAGAAATCTTTTAATCCACCATATTTACCAACAATCGCTGGTAACTTATCTCTTTCGATACTTCGGTTATTCTTATCATGCAACTGACCAGATTCAAAATGGAATTGTAATGGGAAGGTTCCTTCTCCATCATCACCATCAAATAATTCTTTAGGCATTACTACATAATAATCTGAAAGAGTACCATCTGGTTTAGGATTGTTTTTTCTATAAGAATCAAAATAACTATTTCCTTCTCTACGTGTACACCAAGATGCTAAATTTCCTAATGGTTCACAACTAGATTCTATAGTTTGTGGAGTATAAACTAATACACCTCCATCTCTATACGCTAATTTAGCGTGTCCTAAATCGATATATTTTTTCATTTTATTCCATAAAGGATTACCACCTTCACCATCATCATCATCCGCCCCAATAAATGGACTCACTACTGAATATAAATGAGCTAAATCACTATATTGATTAATATCACTTACATTCTGTGGTGCATTAGGTCTATTAGGTGCACCAGTTTTAAATACTTTTTTCTTTCTTACATTATCAAATACCCCTAAGTATTCATTTGCTTCGGGCAAATCTTCTGTTAAAAATCTAACTGCCTGATCAATATCATTATCTTTAATGTGTCTACCAAACACTTGAATCATCCATTGAACGAATTCTTTTTTCTGTGTAGGATCCGCCTCTACAATATCGTTAAATATTTCTTCGGTAAGCTTAATAGATGTTTTTCCTTTTTTATTAGTAACTACATAAGCAATATCCACACCATCATGTCCTTGAATAGCTTCAATATTAACTTTTTTTCTCATACCCCCTTCTGGGCGCTCTCCATCTTTCTCGTCTTGACCTTCAGTATTATCATCAAGTAATTTTTTATCTATAACATTTTGGGTTTTTAAATATGATACCCTATCCTCTTTAATTAATACTTTAAATTGACTTTCAGTTACTATATATTTCATTTTTTATTTTTTTATATAAATATACGTTAAATCGAATTAATTAACAAATTTAAACGCACTGATTTGGAATTTATTTTTTCCATCACCGATAAAAACACTTTTCTATCATTTTCTTTGTCTGTAATACGGTACTTTATTTCATCAATTAATTTAAATTCACCTATGTTATTTAATTCATCTAAAATACTATCATAGGTTAACCATTGGCGTTTAGTATCTGCGCCTGCACCATTTATTTTTTCAAACACAAACATTTTATAATTATAATCTAATTCTCTCTCTATAGGTAATTTTTCCTTATTCATGCCCCCCTTCCTTTAAATTCTTTTGCCCAATTAGTTTTAGTATCCCTACCAAATTCATGATCTAACCCTTCTGGTCCGTGAGAAATCCAATATTTACTTTTCTTTCCCCATGATGGATTAACTTTACTTGGGTTATAATAATGAGTTGCACCTTCAGTATTATCATTAAAGTTTGCACCTTTTAGTAGAAGTTTAGCATACTTAACTGCATTATCCCAAGAAGGTCTATTCATATATCGTTTATCCTTCATGATTTGGTTTATAGATTTTTCATCTATTTTAACTGGTTGATAAGGATTCCATCCTGAAAATTGTTTATTTTTTAAAACTATATCTAATATACTTCCTTGTCCTGCACTACTTCTATTTGCAATTACATTTGCAATTGCTTTTATTTCTTCTTCATCATTACTATATTTTTCCATTGCTAATGTCATAGCCACTATTTTAACCGGTAAAGATAAAATAGGGGGTGCTTTAAATCCTAACTTACGTAAAACTTGTGAACCAATTTCTATACTTTTTAAGTCTTTATATTGAGTATTAAAAAGTTTACCTATCATTAGTGAAGTTTTATCCCCAAAATCATTATCAGGTTTAAATTTTATTTCATCTGCATATTCAGGAAATTTATCATACAATTTTTGTTGGATTTGTATTAAGGGAGAATCTTTTTTAGATTGCATAAATCCATGTTTGAAAGTGTCAAATCCATACCATAGGTCGTTAAAAGTAATATCATCTCTATTAATAACACCTAAGATATCTTCATTTAGTAATTTATTAAATTGTTCTTCCGTTAATAAAATCTTCATTTTATATAATATTTATAAATAAATATACCGTTTTAATATAACATTTTCAATAATAAGAGTAATGAGGAAACCTTCTAAAAATAAAACTACCACCTATCACCAAAGAAAAAGAAATAGAGTTTTATATCAGATAAGAAAAATTTGTAAATCTAACCCTAAGATTAAACAAAAGATTAAGAAAATAAAAGATATAAATAAAAGACTCTATTATGCACAGGTATGGGAAGTTACTGAGAAACAACCATTATATATTTTAGAAAATTCTGGTAATAGAGGGTGGAAAAATTATCACTTAGATCATATATACCCTATTGCGTTAGGGTATTCACAAGGAATGTCACCCGAAAAAATAGGTAATATAAAAAATTTAAGGTTTATACCTTATCAAGAAAATTTAAATAAGGGGTCTAAATTAACTACCGAATCTAAAAATGCATTAAGAAGAATAAAAAGATTAAAAAAGTAATCTTTTTTCGGGTCGGGGTGGTAAGATTCGAACTTACGACCTCCACGTCCCAAACGTGGCGCGATAACCGGGCTACGCTACACCCCGAATTTTAAACTTTATAAGTATGAAAAAGACTCTGTGCTTCTGCAACTAGTGCGTCTTTTTCTCTTTCTAATGCAGCAATTCTATTTTTTTGATCTTCATTTAAAGTCATTCCTGCAGCTTCTGCCTTAATGTCTGACACTTTACCATCTAATTTATCATGCTTCAATAAAAGAGAATGATATATACCTGCTTTTTCTTCGTTAGTCATAGTTTATTTATTTACAATTCATTATAGTTATTACTTCGTAAAAACACCCACTATCTGTATTTTCGTTGAGTACTTTTACTAATTCATCCATTTTACTTTTTTTATTACTTTCAAAAACCTCACTATTACCATTAGTCATTAAAACGTGAGTTTTTTTACCACTACTGGTAAAAATTTTCTTTATCATGTAACTTTCTTTTTCCATATTAATAATATTAAGTAATATTTTTAATATTTTAAAGAGTATTTTTAATTATCTTGATTTAATCTTCTATGGTATCTTCCTGCAACATTATAAAACATTTCACCTAATTTTGATATATGTTCACCTAATGTATTTAACTTTTCTGCCACATGTAAGGTAAGATCCTCTTTACTCATATCTATCCCTAACCCGTATAATGTCGGTCGGGGCACACCTTTATGAATTGATACTGACGTATCACTCAATAATTTAAAATATTTTAATATTTTTTGTAGAGTATTACTATAACCAATGATTAAATTTTTAAAATCATCATCAACATAGATTTCTTGACTTAACTCTTTTAATCTTTTAATGTCAGATTGGAATTTGTTACCAAAATTAAAAATGGCAGCCATTACATTATCTTTACTTAATTCACCACTTTGTAATCCTTCAATGAATTCCCCTAAAAGATTTACTGTTTCCGAAGTTAAATGTCTTAACTCACCTTGTAAATTACCTGCATGACTTTGCATGGTAAAGATGTCATCATAACCCCCTACTTCTTTTAATACTCTTTTTAATTGACTTTCTTTTAATTTTATTTTCATTAGTTATATTTCTTAATAAATATACTAAATAACGATAAAATTAAGATTCTTTATTGGTATCGTCTACCTCTTCTATATTCATACTACGATTTTTCATTTCTTCCATATACGCAGCAAATCTTTTTTCCATATCTTTTCTCATAGCTTGTTGTTGTGCTTTTATTTTTTCTGTACGAGCTTTAGATTTTTTCTTTTGATTTTTACGATGTCTACTTTTAGGCATAATTTTAACTTTATTTTTTTGTTATATGTTAATAATATTAAATTATTACTGAATAGTCAAATATTTATTAATATGAAAATAAATGAAATATTATTAGAAACTTTAGGGATTCCTTTTCCTAACAGAAGAACAGTTACTATAATTAATGATTTAGGTGAAGAAATTCGAGTAGAATGTGAAATACCTACTACTGATGAAGAGAAAAATCAAGGATTAATGTATAGGGACAATTTAGGTAAAAATAATGGGATGTTTTATGATTACACACATAATGGATTTTGGATGAAAGATGTTCTTATACCATTAGAAATGATTTTTATTGATGGTGATGAGATTGTGGAGATTGTTGATGCTAAACCTAAAGATACTACTATTATTAAACCTTCTTTACCTGCAGATGCCAATTTAGAAGTTAATAAAGATTTTTGTCAACAAAATAATATTAGTGTTGGTAATAAGATTTATAAGTCGTAAATTTCTGGTTTAATTTTCCCAAATTTCCTAACTATTTCCCCAGCTTTAGCGTTAGCTTCATTTTCTATTGGTGATCCATCTGCACCTTCTTCCGCATTCCCACTTAATTCCCCATTTTGGTTTTGTTTATGATGAACCAATTCGTGTGCAATAGATCTTATAATATCTGCTAAGGATCTATTTTTACCCAATACTTTTACCTCATTATCTTTAATATTATAACTTGCCAATGTTTCTACTTCCTCACTATCGTCTGTAATTTCCACACCAAAGTTATTATCTAACTCTAATTCATTTTTAGTAAAATCTACAAAATCTGTAATGGTAGATTCTTCCAGAGGTAATAACTCATCTCTCTTTTCAAAACTAGTAGGTTCGATTTTTATAGAATATTGTTTTTCAATATTCCTTAATATTTTAACCAATAAAGGTCCTACCATTTGTTGGGCTTCCACCTTATCTAACCCATAGAAATGTTCTAATCTATGAAATAACATATCTATCATTTTATCTTCACCCATATTCGTTAAATAATAATCCCCACCAAACAAGTTCGCCACTAAAGGGACTTGATAATAATATTCCGACCCAACTTCTATATGATAATCTGTAGGGACTTGAGCATACCCTTCTGAATCATCTATACTTACCATTAACCCTTGTTCTTCTAACTCTTTTATAACTTCATATGCAATTTCTTCCATTGCCCATGAGTGGGGCATTTGTTTATGTGGTACTACTTTAGTTAGTGGGTTAGTATAACCATCTTTTCTACTATACCCATTTTCATCAAAACCAAATCTATCGGCAGTAAAGTCACTTTCGGAGGTATCTACTTCACTTACTCTCCATCCCCTTCTATCCATTTCTCTCCAATCATTCATAATATCTTCCACATAATCTCTAATAGGGCCATCATCTAATACCTCATCCACTGCATCATAAACTACTTTAACTGGAGTTACCGTAATATCTTTCATTATATTATCATTAATATAATCATAAAATTTTTGTTGTTTAGGATTACTAATTTCTTCTTTTAATATATTTTTAATTAACTTTCTCATCTTTTACCACCCTTATATTCTATAGCATGTCCTTCATTTATTAAAGTTTTTTGTAATGATATATCTCCTAGGGTTTCTACAAATAATTCCCCTAAACATCTACCATACTTCCCAACTCCATGGGATTTTAATATAAATACATTGTTATTTTCATTTAGTATCTCTATAACTCTATCTTTAGCAGCTAATCCACGTTTTTTTTCTTCTAAATCTCTAGTTCTACTTTCGGGAGCATCTATTCCTTGAAATCGTATTCTCACCTTTTTCCACGTATCAAATCCTAAGTCCACCAATGCATCCAACGTATCTCCATCTATAACACGATCCACTTTAGCGTTATACGTATACATTTTTTTCGATTATTCTAATTTTATCGTGTGGTAATAAAACTTTTAAAGTTCTACCATTTTCCCATTTTACCTCTAAGTGTTCTTCAGGTTCTCCTGAAAAAACATGTGAGGATATGTTTTTAACAACACCTTTTGTTCCTTTAGGTATTGCGTTTACTTCATCCTCCATATTAATCATTTCAATGGTATCACCAACCATTGGGTAATCGTCATCATACAAATACCTAGCAAATTTATCTAAAATAGTTAAATAAAAATCTTCATCCTCCAAATAATCTAAACTATAAACACTCTCAATATGTGGTATTACTTCATTATTAAGTATACTCTTAATAGTCTTAAAAGAATACATATAGCCATCACCAAAAAATTCAATTAATCTTTCTTCATTGAATGTATTAACTAAATCATCAAAAATTACATCCTTTAATGATCTTTTTTGTGTTTCTTCTCTTAATATATTTTTAATGATATATTTCATATACTATAAATATATCAAAACATTTAAAATAAGAAATATTAGGGATTGATAATAAAATAAGTTGCTATTCCTGTTGCCATACCTAAAAAGGATCCTCCCGCCGCACTAAAACGTCTTTTAATATTACGTTTATATTTAAATCCTGCCTCATAATCTAAATTAGTGTAATAATCTGGATCCATATGTTTCCTACTTATTTTTTGAGGGAATAAATCAATAGTTATAGTAACGACAAACGGAACTAAAAATTGTTTGGTAGTAGGGGAGTTGCCTCTAAAAAATCTATTATTTTTATAGTCATAAGTTTCCAATACCACAGTAGATAAACCAGTCAAATAACTACCAATAAATACAGGTGTCATATCACATCTTTCTTTTGCGTCTAAGATGCCGTTAATGTTATCACCCATTTGAGTTTGAGTTAATACATTACCAATTTTTAAATCTTGTTTATAAATTATTCTTTCGGATTGATTCCATCTACTTAAGGAGTAGATGTCATATTTTTTTTCAAAAGGTATTAATCTCTTCATCCCTAATTTATTTTTTCTCCCTAAAATAATTAAATCTCTATCTTCATATACATAGATTCCTTTAACGTATTTTCCTTCGGTAGTTAAAATAACATCAGGTTCATGAGTTTGTGCAGACACATTATTAAAAATAATACTAAATAAAATAAAACAAATGGTTGTTATAATGTGTGATACACCACAATATTTTATTATGCGTTTCACATCCCATAACTACTTTAGTATGGGGCATATTTAGGGTGGAAAATCACTATTTACAATACTATGACTAATGTATTGATCTTGTGTGACAGTTATAACTTTATTTTTGTTTAACCTCTAAAACTACTTGTTTCTTAGGTTTTTGTGTAACTTTTAATTTCTTTGCTAACTTAACTAAATCTTGTTCAGTTAGTCTAATAGAACCTCTTCTAATTTTCATTGTCACTAAATTTTCATTTAAATTTATCTTAAGTTATATATAAATAAATATGTATAAAAAGATTAAACCTGTAAAAATATTAAAAATGGGTTAGTTTATCTTAGAATTATATCCCACAATTTATCTTTAGAGGTAGATAGTATATCTCCTTGACCATAAGGTCTTAGTTGACTCATTTGTTTTTTAGTTGACATTGAGTATCCATCCTCATTCTGAAACCATTGACCATCTTTAAATACAAATATAGGATACCAATCATAAGAAAATACTACATAAACACCATTTTTATATTCACCATGAGTATTACTACCTTTAAATGGTATTTTATTCAAAACTAAATCTCTACCTCTAATATTGGCGGTTTTCATTTTTCTCTTAGTGATATCTTTTCTTTCTAATGGTGTATTGGGTGTTCTCCAGTTATCTTTAAATAATTGATACACCTCAAATGCATCCATTCCCTCAATACCAAGTTGTTGGTTAAGATATTTTAAGATGTCTTGATAAGGAGAAGTACCCACAAATCCCTCACGAGTTAATATATCTATAAGTTTTTTATGATATTGTTCCTGTTTATCTGAAACCTCTTCTTTTAATATTTTTCTGATAATATTCTTCATATTCTTATAATAAATATTTGGAGTTTAGAATAAATTTTCGTATATTTGTAATAAATCAAACAATATGGAAAAATCTAAAATTTATGAACACCCAAAAACAGGTGTTAAATACCTAAATACTTGTGACGCAGTTAGAGGAAGTAGTAGTTCAATCGCACAATCAGAGAATAACGATTGTGTAGTTAGAGCTTTTGCTGCTGTAACTGAAGTAGATTATGAGGTAGCACATGATTATGTTAAAAGAGTATTTAAAAGACCACACCGAAAAGGTACACCCAGATTTGGTCCGATTATGTCACAACGTGAAGGATTATACACTTGTGGTAAGATGAAATATGAAAGGATGACTAATCATGATAAAACTACATATAAAAAACCTGTAAGATATTATTGTTGGGATGATTATAAATACAAATACCACCATGTAGAATATACTTTAGATAGTAAATACTGTCCCCTAATTACCACTTATGGTAAAACCAGAGCAAGTCAAATGACTGTGGGAACTTTTTTGAAAGAATATAATGTAGGTAGATATTTAATACATGTCCGTTCACATGCATTTGCAATAGTGGATGGTGTAGTGATGGGAAATCTTGCCGATGCTCGTCAGTTAAAATGTAGAATAATAGATGCTTATAAATTTAGAAATGATGAGTGATATATTAGTACCAATAATATTTTTAATGATTCTTACCTTCGTATTTTGGATGGGGTGGGCAATTGGAAAAAATCAGTATCATCATAATAAAATAAAAAAAGAAACTCCTAAATCTTTGGAGGAATTAGAAAATGAGTTGGAGGGTGCTTTAGAGATTGAAGATTATGAGACTGCCATTAAGATAAATAAAATCATTCATAAAATTCATCTTAAAAATAAGAAAAAATCTACTTAGAATTTTTGTCCATGATAATTTTCTAAGGAATTTATTAGATCCTGATGATACGTTTTAAAATTTTCTTTTGACCATCCTTCAGTATATTTGTCCTGATAGGATATATTATTTTCATTACGATATAATTCTACATCATCCCCAACTCTATCATAACCCATAAAATTAATCATTGCAATATAATCCTCTAAATTTCTTAGGTTATAATCTTTGTCTACATATGATTCCCAATCTTCTTTATTTATTTGTAAACTAGGAGTGTATTCCAAATCCCAATCACCAATAATTACGGGGTTTAAAGAATTTAATCTTCTCTCTTTTAATATATGATATAAAATATTATTATATAATTCTAACATTTCTTCTTCTCTCAACCCATACATCGCCCCGTAGAAATTTTTAAGTTTTTTATATAACCAATCAGATCTTAATTCATTATTTAATCCATTTTTTCTCACCATCAAAGGGTAGAATTTATTTCCATACTCTCCTTTAAATGTATCATAAGCTGGGTGAGATATCTCCTTAAAATAATAATGGTTTTCATCTTCATCTATTGTGTCTACAACTCTTTGGGTAACTTTATCTATAAAGGTAATTTTTTTAGATTCCCCCAATACCCAAGTTTCCTTATAATCATCCCAATCTTCATCTTCTTGAAATTCTATTACTTTTTCAATAATTACATCACTCAGTATATCTGAAATAATAGGTGTAGTAATATCTTCCTCTCCGGCCGATAGATCATGTTTACTTAAATACCATAAAACCATAGAAGGAACAGAACTTTTTATAACCTCTATACTTTCTCTACTCAACCCAGATTCCCCATAATAGTATATAATTTTAGGTTTGTCTATAGTTAAACCATAATCCGACACCAAATCAAATACTATTTCATTTAAAGTTAATTCAACCCTTTTTAAGATATCTTTAACTACTCTATTAATAAATCCATTTCTATGATATTCTCTATCTTGATTTTTTCTTATTTTGGATTCATTTAACCCCAGAGTGTCCAGACTATCATATTGAACAAATCCTTTTTCTACGCCCTCCGCGTATATATCTTTAATTAATTTACGAGCAATTGGGTCAACCATAGGGTCATAATTCCCAAAACTGATTTTTTTCCCAATACCCATTGTTTGAAATAAGTGGTACGCAATAAATCTTTTTAACTCACCTAAAACATAATACGTATCAAATTTACCCACATTACTATGGAAAGGATCATAATAAATCTGGGGTTGTGCCATATTAAAATAAGGAAAATGTAACTCAATAGTTTCATCAGTGAGAATTAAATTATTTTTAATTTCGTTATAAACTTTATCCACTAGTTTATTAATACTTTTATGTTCTCTCAATACAATTGGTGCATCCGGAGCGTTTTCCCCTTTAAGGTATTTGTTATAAAGTTTAGGTATGAAAAATCTAGAAAGTATTTGTATTATATCCTCCAAATTAAAATATCCGAATTTATACTCAAACCATTTAAAATAATCTGGTATTAATTGCTGTACTATTTGTTGAGTGAGATTAATTAAAGGTTGGTAACTTTTTCTCGCTTTTTCTAATTCTTTTAAGGTTATCTCAAAACTAAGAAATATCTCATCATCATGTGTCTTTATTCTATCTATCACAAAATACCAAAGACCCTCATCTTCTAAATCAGCCTCTGGTTCAAAAACATCCATTTTTTTTAACATATCATCTGCTACCTTTTCGTAGAATGAATAAGATGTATTATGTTCAGTTAAAGATTTCATATAATGATAAATATTACTTTTTTCTATAAAATATTTGGGGGTTACCTTTATCGTCAATTACTGTGAATTCTATGTAAGGATTGTTTAAGGAAATATTCGGGTCAGATAATAATTGTTTTTGTATTAGTGTAAATGGTTTTCTTTTAACCCAAGTTTCTATTTTACTTAATTTATTAATTGTGGTAGTAGTATAATAAAATTGTAGTTTATCTTCTTTAGATAATTTTTTATTTTTAACCCATTCTCCATCTACTAATTTATAACCCCTTTTTAAAAGTTGTTCCTTTCTTTCATCATATGTAACTAAATTTCTATATGCGTCTAAAAATTGTTCTTCAGATAAATCATCACTTATTTGGGTAATGGGTATAGGTTCGGTTACTATACCATAATATTGTTTGGTGTGTTGTTTTACTATTCCTTTCTTTTTTAATCCACCCATAATTTCCTTTTTATATAAATATATGGATAAATAATTAGTTTAGGGATTAAATAGGCAAAAAAAACCCCATAATAAAAATTACGGGGTACCAAATATGAGGGATAAATGGTTTTTTATTTTATCAATTTAGAAAGTTTTTTAATTTCACCTTCAGAAAGACTAATTACGTTACCATTTTTCTTAAAAGTAATTTTTCTACCTTCAGCAAAATGAGTACCTTCTTCGTCTCGGTCTTCATGATCTTCATCATAACCCATATCTTTCTTAAGAGCGTCTAAATGTCTTTCGATTTCTCTTACTCTATCAGCAGGTGCCATTTCTTCTTCATGTTCTAATTCTTCTTCCTCTTTATGGTCATGACCTTCATCATCTCCATAGTTATAAGTTTCTTCACCTTCAGAATCCTCAAAAATTTCATCTTTATCGAATTTTTCAAGACCTTCTTCTGATTCAGGTGCCCCAGCTTCATCAGATGCTCCCGTATCACCAGTTCCAATAACATCGTCTTCATTAACTACGTCACCATGATCTTCTTCATCTTTTTTAAGTGCTTCCGCTGATTCAGGTGCATCTACACCTTCAACATCTTCTTTTTCATCGATGTATTCACCTTCCTTAATTTCTTTTTCTTTTAATGCTCTAGCTTCTGCCATTTTTTGAGCATTTTCTATTTGAGTCATTGCCTCTTCACCTTCTGCAATTAACTCCAAACCCATAAGTCTTCTCATGGCATTTGTTTCTTTTAATTGTTGTTTTTTCATAACTTTCTATTTTAAGTCTTTTGATAATTGTTTTGCCTTTTCACCCTCTATTTTGTCCTCAAAGTCTTCAATTTGTTTTTCTAAGAATTCTTCGATTTTATGTAAAGTAGCAATTGATTCTAAATTATACTTAGTGGATTTTAACATATTACTCAAGGTACTAAGTTTAGCGATTATAGAGCCCACTTTTACTTTTTTGTCTTCCGCTCTACGAGATTCTCTATCTTCAGTTAAAAATTGATTGATTTTATGTTTATTTACAATCTTTTTAATTTCAGATTCTTTTAATGAAATTACTTCACCATCTTTTTTAAACTTAGTTACTTCTTTTTTATTCTGTAGGATTTTTTTTATTTCACCTTCAGTTAAAGTAATTGTTTTTCCATTTTTTCTAATTTTCATTTTATTAGTTTTTTTTATATAAATATATCATTTTAAATAAAAATTCTTATTTAGTGGTTTTATCTCTTTTTCTCTTTTTACCTTTTCTACCAATCTTAAACCATTTAAACACTTGTTTTATTTTAGATTCATCTCCTTGTGTCATAACTTTAACAACATTTTCACATGCTGGGAAATCTGCTAGGGTTTTAATTTCACCAAAAGTATTAGGTGTTTTTACAATAACTTCTTCCTTCATATTATTAAGGGTAGGTAAAGTAATAGTTATTTTCCCCACACCTCTATGGCAATCAGAACTAGGATTCCATTTACCTGCCCCTTTGTTAACACATTTAGCACTAATAACCATTTTTCCTTCATGTTTCCCCACAGTATCTGCATTAAAGAATTCATTATTAACACCATCAATACTTAATAAAAAAGTATTTCTTCTCCCCATTTCGTAGGTACCACCTTTTTTAGTTTTTTTGGCTTTTTGGTTAGATTTTATAATTTCTGCATCATCATATTTGTCTTTCCAAGGAGATTTATTATTAAGACTTGCATAATTTACTAAATCTCCATTTCTATTTTCTCTTTTAAGTTGGTACCCATTTGCAAATACTTCGTAAACTGCGTGATCACAATTATGATCACCTTTATCATATATTACCTCAATCACTGAATTATTAAAACACTCGTATAATACTTCTGTCTGTTCATCATCATTAGTGTCATCATCATTAGTGTCATCATCATTAGTGTCATCATCATTAGTATTATCGTCATTAGTGTCATCATCATTGGTATTATCATCATTAGTGTCATCATCTTGCGTTTGATCTAAAATAGGGTCATAACAAAGAGTGATAATAATATTAACAATTTGACCTGGTTTAAAAGTTTCACCACTAGGAATCTTCCAACCAGTAGTATTTACATCATTAGTGCCGCCAGTATCGATAACAAATCCTTCTGCTTTATTTAAAGTATCTTGTAATACCCCTTCTTTAAATTTAACATTAATAGTAGATAACCCTTCTTTTCCACCAAGTTGTGCTGCAACTCCTTTAGCTCTATTTTTCGCCAATTCTTTATTCTTAGTGTATTCGGGAGAGTTTTTATCTTTTGTATATTTTTTAGCTTCCGGTGCTGTGGCATTAAATGGTGTTTTTCTATCATTTTTTAAATCAGGAACTACTGAATATTTACGCCAAAAATTACTAGCACCCCCCATTACTTTAAATTCTGTTACATATACTAAATTTTCTTTAACTTTAGAAGATAAAGTAACATCATTTTTAATGGTACTTTTTACTTTTTCAATAAATCCTTTAAAAGAGTTGGATTTCTCTGCATTTTGTATGGGGAACGTCCCTGTATAACTTATAGTTTTACAGACAGGTTTCTTCTCAACTTTAGTTTCTTCTTGTTCTCTAATAATCGGATTTTTATATTGTCCATTTTTATAAGACATTAAACCCTGCATTCTTTGAATCTCCTCAATTAAGGTTTGTTTCTTTTTCATAAATTTTATTTATATTAATAAATATCTATTTTTTAATAAAAAAAACCTTTATTTATTTGGTAAATTGCGTTTTTTATTGTATATTTGTATAAATCAAACACTATGAAAAAGTTAATTACCATATTATTAGTATTCTTAAATGTAGGAATTTTCGCACAAATAAATGATTCTATTGTTAATGCGTATTATGACACTATTGTTCATTATACTGAATTTTCTAATAATAGATGGGAAAAACAAACATATGATGATAATATTAAATTATATGTAACAGGAGATAAAGAAGATTATTTAATGGAGGAATTAAGCATCATCATTAATGATTTAAATGAATTAATTTACCCATTAACTATCACTATTACTTATGATTCACTGGAACATAATATGTTACTGTTTATGGGGGAGCGCAAAGATTTTAGAAAAATTTGTAATGAGGTTGATAGAATTGATTATAAGATACGTGGGTATGGTGTCACTTATACTTTATGGGGAACCACAATAACTAAGTCTAAATGTTTTGTAGAAACTAAAGGTAGTAGTCAAAAATTCAAAAAACATACATTAAGAGAAGAAATAACCCAATGTTTAGGTTTCCATAATGATACTCAACAATATGAAAATAGTATTTTTTATCAAGGTTATTCTATAACTAATGAATTTTCAGAATTAGATAAAGCAATTATTAGAAAACATTATAGTAATTAGTTTATTTTTTTTAATTCTGAAAGAGGTACAGGTTTAATCAAATGGGTTCCAATACTGAAGTTTTGTTTTAGCATAGCACCACCCTTTACAATATCAACAATAAAATAAGTAGAGTGCCACCATTTTACTAAGTCCCCAATTTTTAATTCTTCTTCCATAAAAGTAATATACCATTATAAATACGATACCCATAAAAACAAATGATAAAATAATTTGTTTTTTAATTTTTTTTTATTATATTTGTTGTATAAAGAACTTTTATGAAAAAAATGAAATTATATCTGATAATAATCACAATTTTAATATTAACAGGGTGTGCGTCTAGTGCTCATTGTGATGCCTATGGTGACAATACACACCCACAAAACTTAGAAAGAAATGATTCTTAATGACATATGTGAAATAAGAAAAGATTTTAGGGGTGCTGATTTCTGGTTGAAAACTGATCCTATAGAAAAAGGTAAACCGACAAAAACTTACCATAAAGATTATATTGGTGTGAAAGTCCAAAGAGAAGATATTTTATTACCTGATTATCTTTTTTATTTATTAACGTATCAATATAGTATGGGGGTGTTTAAAAATTTTGATATTAACACCATTAATGATATACAATTAACTTTAACAAATTAAAATTATGAGTAGTAGACTTTTAGAAGGAATAATAGAATATTATGAAGAGGAAGAAATTCTAATGGCCAATGGTTTTGATGAGGCAGTAATTGGTATTGATGATAAAACTATGCGATTAATCTATTCGGTAACTAAATGTATAGAAATATTAATGGTCGAGATGGAAATGGATATAGAAGAAGCCGTAGAATTCTTTGAGTTTAACGTTAAAGGATCGGAATTGGGTGATAAAACACCAATATGGTGTGAAGATATGTTAATACAATAATATTAAGTATGTCTCTTTTTTAACGTCTTATCCAGACGTTTAAATTCATTTATTAAATAAGAAGTGAATTTCATATAGACATATTCTCTTTCCAAAGGGTTAAGACCATATACATCTTCCATTTCTTTTTTAAATGAATCTTTAAAACCAAACCCTGATTCTATATTTTTACCAAACCATTCTATAACCCAATTATTACCCCCAGTAAATGGTACCTTTGCAATATAAAAGTTTGTCCACCCATTAAAGGCAGTCTGTTTAATAAAAGTAGTGTAGTGTTTAAGTTTATCCACAACTTTATCCAGATAAGGTTTATTCTTCTCTATCATATCCACAGATTCATTTAGATAACTCAAATTCAACCTTTTAATATGTGGTGGTAAATATTCTTTCTTACTGATTAACATATAAATTATATGTTCCCCATACCACTCCCAAAAAAATCTATCCATTTCAGAATAGGTTAAACCATAAACATTCGTTAATAAATCTTCTATGCAAGGAGGAATGACATAAAAATATGCCCCTGAGGATCCCCACTCTATATAGGAATTAATTTTATTACACACACCATCTACATCAATTTCTCTATAACTATCATCTCTCCATTTGGTTTTTTTAACTAAATTTCTATATACCTTTTCCCTATAATTTTTTGATTTTTCTTCTCTGGTTGATTCATTTAAATTAAATGTTTGATTATCACTACCCTCCCAGTTTAAAGCCCTATGTAAAACATTTTTTATCACCTTATCATTAATTTCTTTATAGATAGGATCATCTGCCTGAGTAATCCCAAAACCTAATATTTTTTTAATGTATTGTCGACCCATTTTTCTTATGTCCTGTTCTAAGTGATGTCGACCCATACTTTTATCATTATGGATCCATTCTGAAAATACATCTAAATGGATAGGGGCGTGTCGACTATCGCTAGAATATACTGGAGGGAGAAAATATAATTGTTCCCTATCTGCGTCAATTACAGTAGAATTTATAATTTCTTGTGCAATTTTTTCCACTAACTTTCTCTGATTGGTAGACTCATCTAACCGATTAACATCCTTACTATCCTTAAACTCATCAGAAATATGATAACTATTCTCATTATTATCATACTCTCTAATTTTATTTCTATAGTAATTCCACACCCTCTCTGCCTCATCAGTCCCTAAACCAAATATCTCTTCTAGGTAATCTTTTAACTCCCCCAAAAAATTATGATAAAGGGTGAAGTCCATAGAAGATCTAATTGCAACCCCACGAACAAATACCGGACTTACAATAGCATCAAGGTTTCTATCATATAAGGTATTCTTATATAGGTGATCAGCAATCTTATTTAAATGATTGTATGACTGATTTGTAGATTCACTTAATATATTGTCCTTCTCCATTATAGTTATAAATATTCCCTATTACGAATAAGCATAAAAAACCCCTCATTTAAATGAAGGGTTAGTTATAATATTTTTTAATCTTTTAAAGTAATATTGTATTTTGCAAAACTACCTTCAGTAACTTGTTCTAAAGGGGATTCTCCCTCACCTTCAGCACCATCACCAAAATCCTCTTGTTCTTCAACAACATCATTAACTTCTTCACCAGTACCTTCCTCTTCTACTTCTTCCGCTTCAGTAGTTTCAGTAATTTCTTCTTCTTGAATAGTTAATCCTCCGTTATTCGCAAACCCTAATGAAAAACCTGCATGATTTTCTTCTATGATTCCAAGATTTTTCTTATTAGCCTCTTGAATAGCTTGTCTCTTTAATTTTCCTAATCTTCCCATAATTTCTTTTATTTATTATTTTGTTTTATTTTTTACCCAATCGAAATAAAGTTTTTCATTCCTAGTGAATATTGAACAATTATTTTTAACACAATTGTCTTCGAATTTCTTCTTTGCCCAATATTCTGGACCACCTCCCGCAACTTGAGCGCCACCCCATACATATTTAGGGCATCCTGCACATTTACCTTTACGTTTGTCAGGGAAAGTAATTGGTGGAAGTCCTTTAATTTTTTTAATACAATTTAAAAATTGTTCCCATTTATTATTGGTACTAATCAGACCAGGATATTCAAACGAAACATAACGAATACATTTAACAATGGATCCACATTGTTTATCACTTACTTTATCTACAATGTCTACTATTTCAATATCGTCTATTATATCACCAGCATTAGGTAGATCACCAATAGGTTCACCTACACCTCTCTTTTGATCTTTTTTTATGTCATCACATTGACATTTTTTACACATTCCTGAATCTGCAGCATTAATAGTAAATAAATCTGTGTTTCTTAATACCTCACACATTTTATTTAAGGTATCTGGACCAACTATTCCATCTACACTTAATTTATATTTACTTTGGAATTCTTTTACTGCATCTTTAGTATGGTTACGAAATTTACCATCACAATATTGCCATTTCTGACTACAATTATCATTCATCCCCCCACCTTCGTATTTGGGATTAAAATCATTATTTCCTAATACAAATTGTATGAATTTTACTATGTCTCCTGATGAACCATTTTTTGCGTGTTTAATATTACATTTAATTAAACACCAGTCTCTATCATTTTTCCCTATGATTCCTGTTACAACCTCGTTAAGGACTCTCTTATTAGCCTCTTCGATTAATTGTCTTTTAATTTTTTCTATTCTTCCCACAATATTATTTTTATATATAAATATAAGGAACAATTAAAAAAAAATAGTAAAGAGGGGGCTGGGGGTGATTTAGACGATTCAGTCGGGTACCCTATCACCATGGCATTACATCAGCATCCCAGTTTACCACTTGTCTTCCATAAGTAATGATATCCATTTGTATTTTATCCTGTAAGGCACTATAATAATTTTTCCACACATAAGGAAGCTCTTCTCTTATTACCCCATACCTCTCATAACAATACCTATCAAATAGATGATTTATAATAGTCTCTTCAGTGGCATGGGGAAGTGTTAATTTAACTTCTTTTAATAGCGACCTAAGATTACAATTAACAAAAGGAAATTTTATTAATACTGTCCCCCCATAAATCCCTTTACACATGAAACTCATCTCAACCTCCTTATCTATAGGAGTATCCTCAATGAGCCACTCAACAACCTTATCCAAAAACTCTTTATTCATCACTCACCGCCTTCCCCCATAAATATAGAACGCTGTTTCATAAGGATAATTTGTAGTGTATAGACAACATGAAATGTTTCTTCTGGGGTTAACCCAAACATGTCTGTAATATTTTTACTTAACTGTGGTAGGTGAAGTGCTACCATGGTCACAGTTGAGGGTTCATCAAAAGGATTAAGACTACCATTAACCTTACCATTTTTATCTACGGGATTCTCCTGAAGTAGTCGATCAATAATCTTTTGGCAATAAGGGATGTTTATACAACCTTTCTTAAAGTCCATGTATAACTTTTTCTGTACGTTGTTGGGTACAATTAGATGGCACGATCTTCTAATTTTCATCTTCTTTTAGTTATTAAGGTAAATATTAAGTCCAATATAGGTGTAAAATAAAAATGCAATCATGTAAGAAAGTGAGGGAGGGTATAGATTGTCAATATAATTATTAAGTTCTACATTATTATCCCAATCTTCTTTTGTTGTCATACTAAATTCAGTTATACCTGTCTCCTTAATTACTTTTACCAGAATATATATAAGACTCATCATTCTGAAAGGGAAGTTGGGTATCTCAATTATCCAGTTTACTATTTTTCTAATTATTTTTTTCATCTTTGTTTTAGTTTTTGTTTAATCCTTTTTTTCAACTCATAGGTTTTTCTGGTTGACCAACCAGCCCAAAACCATAAAATAAATCCTATGTAATACACCCAAGGTGTTAATAATTCTTCACTCATCTTCTTTTGGTTTATAGTTTAATTATAAATGTTATTAAAATACTTATGAGAATTCCTATAATAATACCAATAGTAATTCCTCTTGATAAAGCCCAGTTCATATCTCTAATATAATCTTCGTCTCTCATCTTTGTTTTTTTATAAAGAGGGGGCTGGGGGAGATTCCGACAATTCGGTCGATCAACTCCATGTCTCTTTTAATTTGTAAGGGGTAAGAAGGAGAGCAGGTTTATATTACTCTCCTTAAAAAATTCAGATACGATTTTTAGACTTTCTAAATAATCATTCCGATAATTGTTGTCAAAACAAATATAGGGATAAAATATTAAATAACCAAATTAATTTGCTAATTTTTTCAGTTTGTCGTAAACTATAGTCTTGTATACGTCTACAAGGTCATACATTTCATGTTCAGCCACACCATATAATTTGTTTACATAATATGTTAAATCATTTCGTATAACTGCGTTACCATGTTCCAAAGTACCTACATAGTAAATGTCTTCACTATCTAGAAAAGGATAAATCAAACCATACGCACCATATTCGTACCTATCATATACCTTATTACTTAAAGGGACAATTTTAGTGTGTGATGCCAGATGTTTAGCAACCTTTAAAATATATTTTTCTTTTTTATTCATTAATGTGCTGAGTTAAATGATAAAGGAATGGTTACCCCTGCACTAATAACACTACTAGGGATAGTAGGGGTGTTATGATGAGAATCATGATGGCCCAATGATCCTTCCAGATCTAATTTAATATCATGATGTTTACCAAGATGGGGAAACTGCAATGAAAGGTGTTTAGAATGAGGATTATAATGTGCGTGTACATTGTGTGCCAAAGAATCCATAATACTCTTTTCATCCGAATGTATATCTAAAGATAAAGAATGTTTTAATTTCTCATCTTTATGGATCTTCTCTATTATCTCGTCCATATCATGATTACTTAAATGTAATATATCTGATTTTAACTTTCCTATTCTTTCTTCAGAATCAGATTGTTCTAATAATCTCTTATTAGCGTCTTCTATTAATAACCTTTTAATTTTTGCAATCCTTCCCATTATATTTAATTTATTATATAAATATACCCACCAAAAGAAAAGAGGGGGCTGGGGGAGTTTCGACAGTTCCGTGGGTCATTTCAATATAACCCCCATTGTCGTTTTAATTTATTTCTATATAAATCCCATAACTGATTAAACTCATCTCCCTGCACTCCATATGTATCTCTTACATAAAGTGAAAAAAGATTTGCAAAAGAAAACTCCTGGGGACAAGAAACATTCCAATTAAGTCCTTCATCCAATATACTCATGTAGTATCCATCAAAATGTTTCTCATCATTTATAAAAGGTAAATATAAAACCATACAAGTTTCCATGTTACCAATAATCATGGGGTTTACACAATACTGAGTATCGTCACATAACCATTGAGCAACCTTATCAAGATATTTCTTTTGTTTAGTGTGGGTCACACTGATTTATTTTCATCTATACGTTCAAAAATCTGAGTGGCCCCTAACGATATATAATTAAATAATAATAATACACTCCAAAATATTAAATTGTTTGTATCCTCTATTACCCATGAATATATGAACATAATGAAAGACAATATCACTGTTAATAGCGTTATAATTTTTCCTACCATAATTTTTAGTTTACACAAATATAAGGCAAAAAAATTGGATTTCCAAAAAAGGAATATAAAAAAAGGTATTTCAATAAACCTATTGGTTATTTAATATACCTTCCTTCAGTTTCCTTAACTCTCTAATCCGATCAAATATAATCTTAGTTAATTCTTGAAAGTCTGCAGTTGGATTCTTTAAGACGTGGTATTCTAATTCGTTTAGTCTAATATCAATTTCCTCAATAGTCATATATACTAAATACTAAAAATTTCCTGGAAAAATTTTACTCGTTGAAGGTGTTTCCCAGAAATGGGTGTTGTTTCTCAGAATTACTTATCTTTGTGTTCACAATCCTTTTTGTGTTTAAACCATCCACCACATTTACACTTCACATAATATACCACAGGTGCAACTATCGGCGCCGACGCAACTACTGTCCATACATTAGGATGCCAATGATCCCCACAAAAACCGAATAAGTGTTTTATAAATTCTATTACCATTCTTTTTTATTCTATATATACTAACGAATTAAAAAAAGTCTATAATAGATACTCTAAAAATTCCTGGAAAATTTATGGACAACATCGCCGCCCCCTAAAACTTCGTTTACCCCGAGGAGGGAAGGGGGGATACAGTGGGTACCCGGAGGGGGGGACCCCCCAGAGGGGTTAAAAAGGGGGGAGGTTTACTATGGTTCTAGTCATAGGTCCTCCCTCCCTAATAACAACATTTAAATTTAATACTATAAAGATACGAATAATAAATGAGAATGTCAAATAATAAGGCATAAAAAAAAGGGGGGTAAATACTTTGTATGAAACTCTGTATTCCCTTCCCCTTTATCGGGATCTTGGGATAAAACTCTTGGGGAATTGTTCTACCACTTCACCCTTCTGATAGTATTTGTAATTTAAATATGCGTGTAACCAATCTACTTTTTATAACAACCAAACTATCGAGAGACTATCTCCTTCCCCCTGAGGGTCTGGGATAATCGTAAAGATAAAGACTGTGTTACTTTAAATTATTCATACCATCATATCAAACAACTATACAACAAATATAATGAACTTATTTGTATTAGTCAACATTTATATAAAAGTCTTTTTATCTAACTCTTTATGTAGATCGAATATATATCTACTATAGTCTCTCCAGAGCTCATCTACCTCATCACTTAATATACCATAGTTATTAGTTACATAATTATAGAATTGTTCATAGTGTGAAGGTTTACCACCATACCCATATAAATCTTTTGTATTCATAAATGGTAACTTAAGATTGTGCCAATTAATCTTTTCGTGATATTGTATCTCTATTTCATTAATAAGTTTAGATAACACTTGTTGTCTATACTGTTCCTGTCTTGTCATTGTATTCATCTAATTTCTTTTTTTTATATTCTTCCCAATACGCATCATTATAATAGTTGAGGTATATCTTTTCCATCTCTATATCCTTTTTGGTTATCATTACAGGGAGTCTATACTTCTCATGGTAATCGAATGGATTAATTTCCTTCTTGTTGTTCATCATCCTTTTGTTTTTCTAATTTAGAAATATTCCTTCCGAATCGTACTCCCAGTACAAAAAAGAAAAAATATAGTAATGCGTTAATAATAACCGTTTCATTCATATGTTTAAATATAAAGAAAAAAAATGATAAAAAAAAGGGGTCTTATATTTGGTGGTCTAAAAAATTTTTTGTATCTTTGTATAAAGGGTCTGGTTCTGAAATATAACCGAAAGAGTATACTCCACCCTGCCTATATATTTTTATATAGGAAATCTATATACCTCTCCCATAACTCATCTATCTCCTTTGGTCTTGCACCATATAACCTTTTACAATGTGCATCGAACAATTGTTTATACGCCAACACATATTCTATATACGTTTTAACATAATCACTACAACGCTCAGAGTGAAGGAATGGTAATTCTATCTGTCTATCCTCCTTTATGATCGTTGTCGCCTTAAGATCCTTTAGAAATATCTCTATTAACTCTTTGTCCATTCCCCTATTAAATAAATTTTTAAACATTGTTACATAAAATAAATAATAAAAAATTTGGAAATGTCAAATATTTTTCGTAACTTTATATTATAGATGAGGTGAGAGACCATAAGGCCACCCCCTGGGCGTATGTGTAATATTTGACATCGGACCACAGTGGGGTCTTCTACCCTGATGTAAATCTAATATAAAGATACGCCTTTTTTTTGACAATACCAAATAAAAACACATTTATTTTTAAAAAGATTTCCACAAAAGGATGAGGTATTATAAATTAAATTTGTATATGTTAATTATTTTTTGTATCTTTGTTATATGGAAACTGAAAATATATACTTAGATCATGATGGTGTTAAGATGAAAATCGCATCACAAGTAGATTTCTTATTAAGAAAATATGATAAGTGGTATGTAACAGAAGGTCAATATTTATCACTACCTCATCACGTATTATTATATTGTATACGTAAAGGTTTAATACCACCATCAATTAGAAAAGAAATTATACATGGAAAATAAATTCAAATCATTCACTCCAAGAGTAGATACCAAACGTAGACTCGTTATGACACGATGGTATGCAGGTGTACGTGGTGAGAATTCATTCTGTTACATGATTCATCGTATTACTAAAAAGAATACTATAGATAAAAGATTTAAAAACCTCTACTCTTACGGTACCGATGACTATAGTAGTATAAAAGAATTTCATCACGCAGTAACAGGGGATCCTGTTCGTGTTTTTAAATCCTCTTTCAAGGGTGTATTTAAAATTAAAAATAAATTAAACCCTATAGAGATATGGAACACTTCACAACATTCCTCGAAAACCTTGACACAACAGACCTCTTTATAATGACTCTTCTGGGTCTGGTCTTTGTGGGTATAGTAATATACATTAACAACGATGACCAACGCTGGTGGTAAAGAGTGGGAAAGGTACAGTTCTTTGACATCTTTTTTTAACCGAAATGTTTGATTTTGTCATAAAAAATCAGTATATTTGTAGTATCTGAAAAATTCCTGAAACCGAAATTACGAAGGAATTTACGGACTAGGCAATGTTTTCCTAGGGTTTCACAGTAAACAAACACTAAAAATCCCACTTTTTCCCACCATATACCACATTTATACTAAAACCTTATAATATAATGAGGCACAGGGTTTTTTACACTTGTACTCAGTATTATTATTTTATTGTGAGGGTATCCTGTACGTCAGGTTAAACGATCTTTTCTCATTCATCATAGGACATTACAATAACCTTAGAAGGTCTTAGAGAGGATATATTTAGGTCATAAAAAAACCCCTATGTATATAGAGGTTTAAATATTTTTTAGTATAGGGAATTTACTATTTACACATTTTATCTATCTTCATTTTTCCTACACCTTTATAACCACTTTTATAAATAACATTTTGTTTTAGACATGCACAAATCTCTTCTTTAGTGGTATCTATTTCCTTAACATTTTTCATGTTAACAATTATGTTATTCCAAAACTCATCCCAACTTTTTGTTTTACCATTATTATCTCCTATGGTATTAATGTCGTTATAATATTCTTTTGATGTATCGCATTGATGTGTATCTTCTGTGATAACCCTTTTTACTATACGTTGAATGTCTGATTCTTTTAATTTAATTACTTTCATTTCTTTATGTGTTTCTATATAAGTATCACAATGATCATGAAATGTAAACCATCATCCTTTTTGATTTTATAATGCTTTAATATAGTAACCTTCCATCCCATTAAATGAGGTAAATGAGAATCCTTCTTTTTTCAAACGATATATCATCTTATCTTTAAGTTTACGATCATAGAAATAATCATCTATATGTTTTTCTTCGTGTGGGAATACTCTAACCATTACAGATGTACCTTCTATATTATTTAACATCTCATAAAGTTTTTTCGTGGTGATATCGTTACAGAAACTTAGATTGTGTTTACTAAGTTCTTCATTAAGTAAATCGGATTTAAATGTATACATCTTATTTTTTATTTCCTATTACTTTTTCATATAGGTTTTGTAATACGGCTTGTCCAGATAAATTACAATATATCTCATTCCATAATCTTTTTATTAAACTATAGTCATCCGTTACTGCATTACCCATTCCATCCATACCTTCTTCATAATCTATTACATCTCCGTTTTCATCCAAATACCATTTGTATATTCGGGATTCTATTGAATATTCTATTCTGTGTGTATTCTTAGGTTGTATAAAGTCGTCTTGGATACCCTCAAATTTATCTCTATGTGGGTGTAGTGATTCTAATTTAAATTCTTTCATTTTAATAGTTTTTTATTTTCTACTAATATAAAGAAATTTTTCTATAGTGTCAAATCGATCATGATTATTAAACCATCATCCTTTTTGATTTTAATTATTCAGTTTTTAATACAACAAACCAATAGTTACCAACTTTAACAATATCCGACATTGCCTCATATCCATACTTATTTTTCATATCGGTTAATCTTTGATTTAAATTATCTTCGGAGGGATCAAATATACCACTAATACCAGTAGTTGTATCACCATCTTTAGAAATAGTAATAGTATTCCCATCTATAGTTGCATTACCATAATTATCTTTAGGTAACGCTAATAACTGATCTCTCGCATCTCCCAAATCATTAAATGTTATGGTAATGGGTTTTGATTTGTTACCACCACAGTGAGATTGATAATTAGGGTTTTTCCATTGGGCAAAATATTCTACTAACCCTTCAGGTGTTTTTTTCATATCACTAATATCTAAACTTGTACCTTTAGTTGGTAGGTGACCTACCTCATCTTTAAGGTGGTCTAACTTATATCCTTCACCATGACCCCAACCTCCTCTACGATCAAAAGAAGTGTATGCATCACATGCATTGTTAACCTGAATAAAAGGTATGTCTACTTTAAATTCTACTTGTCCGGTATTATTATCTATTCTATTCCCTAATGTTTTATCTATAATAGTCTCTAATTTAATCCCATCTAAATCCACTATTGTCCATTGTCCCTTATTATATAACTTTTTTAATTCGTCCCCAACTATAGTAGTGATAGTATTAATAAATCTATGTGTGTTATCATTAGGGTTTTGGGAAGGACCAATATAGGTACCACTCACACCATTACTACTAATATTGATGGAGGGAGAAGATTGTTCACCTAATAATCTTTTATTGGCTTCCTCTATTAACTGTCTTTTTAATTTCCCTAGTCTACTCATAATTTTTGATTAGTCTATATTAATTTTACTTTTACCCCATTACTGTTGGTTAAGGTAATAGGTTTGTCTCCCTCTATGGCTTTTGCAATACCGGTTCGTGTGTCTTTATTTTTATCTGTATGAATAGTAAATACTATTCTATCACTGCTCGTTACCCCACCTGAAATAAATCTATAATCAATACCTTTTTGTTGCATGGCAGTTTTCGCTTTTGATAAACGGGATTTAACAATACTACCAGTCCCGTATGTTAATTTTATTTTTAATTGTAAATAATCATTTGGGACTAACTTAATAGATTCTATATTTGGGTTAAAGGTTCGACCATCCGCAATTATTTGTAGTTTATATGAGTGTGCAATATCTTTTTCTTGGGATGTAACCATTATACTATTATCTCCCCCTAAAGGAACTTTTACTATTGTAGTATCTGAAGGTATTTCATCTATTCTCTGTTCACCCAATATCCTTTTATTGGCTTCCTCTATTAACTGTCTTTTTAATTTTCCTAGTCTACTCATAATTTTTTTTTAGTCTATATTAGATTTATCTTCTTGCGAATATGTACATAAGATATTCTGTATGAATCTAAGATAAGTATTATTAACATCTAAATCCGCTGAGAGTTTTTTATTAGTTTTATCCATTTCCTTAATATAGTTATTTATCTTATCTTTATCTTTTTTAGGGATTGACATTCCTCTCATTTTACTTTTGAGTTCTTTTACTGAATTGATGGTAAGTTCATCACATAGGTCATTATTATCTTTACCGGATTTATCTACATCCTTTATGTAGTTTTTACCTTTACCATCTATATGACTTTCATTCATTGATTGTTGTTTACTAAGATATTGTACCATCGCCTGATCTGCCTCCCATTTATCCAACCCATAGTGTTTCATAAAATATCTGGTAATTTTATGTTGTCCTTTTAACCCTTTGTTTTTACGAAACGTACTACTAACGGCATCATGTATTTTACTATTTAAGTTTTCATTTAAACGTCTAATTGTTTTTTCAACCAAACTATTTAATATATTTTCTTCTTCTCTTTCCATTATATATAAATATCTATTACTTTTTATTTGTAAATATCAATAATTTTTTGTATATTTGTCTTATGAAACAATTATTTTATTATATCATCATTCGTCTTACAACCAGACATGCAATTAACGCAGTGAAAATTTATGAAACTCTATATCATAAATCCACTTCACCTGAAGTTAAAAAAAAATCTCCTCTGAAAACGGAAGGTAAAACTAAACCCACCAAACGTAAGAATCATCCTAAATTTTCAGTTAACCCTAAAAAACAAGAAATATTAGATTCTTTAGAATATCTAAAAAGGAAAGAAGTAAAATCTAAACAGGATAAGAGTTCCATTTCAATGTTAGAGGGAATTTTGGCAACAATGTAGTGATATTAAAATTTTCTACGTTTTTTCTGTAAATCATCCATCATATCATGTGGTTGATCCCACCAACCATCACCTTTCTTTCTGAACTCATCTTCACTTTTTCTATTACCCTCTTTATCCACATCCACTAATTTGATTCTTCTATGTTGTCCACCTGAAAAATCTGAATTAACTGCAATATCATTTATTTTTTGTTTATAGTCTGCAAACAATTTTTGTATATTCTTTTTAAATTCTACTGTAAGTTTTTCCGCTTCTTCACTATATGTTTTTACACTATTAATTGCTTCTTCTATATCATATAGTTCATAATCACCTTTATCTCTATCAGTATGTGCCAATTTTTCAGTTTTGGGATTATAATAAGGTGTATAGTATCCTTCTTTTTGTTCTTCACTATGATTTAATAAATCATATGATATATAATCAGGATGAGAGTCATCACCAAAAGAACCATGCCCCCTACTTTCTATGTCTCTTTCACTAACACCTGCGGAAAAATTCCACGCTTCAGGATTCAACCGAAAGTATATACGTTTTTTTATTTCTGGGATATATGTACTCCAACCATATTTAGATTTTGCAATATGTAGTTCTGTATCTGGTGATCTATTAATCTCTGGCGATGTTAAATCATCAGGATTAAATTCTTCTTTAAGTATCTTTTGTATAATATGTTTCATTTTTAACTCATTGCATGATGATGGTGCATAAAATATTCGTAAGGGATATAACCGATATATTTTCTACGATAATAATTATTATTAAACACATCTTTTATTATGTTAACTCCTTTAGAACCTGAGGCATGAATCATATCTACTTTATTACCATCTCTATTATGGACAAATCCTGTGTGTCTTGCGTTTTTACCTCTACCGGATCTCCCAAACAATAAAATATCTCCTTTTTTGGTTTCGCCCCAATTCTTTTTTCCTTTTCTAAATCCTTTTTCTCTCAATAGACTTCCCGTAGTATCACGACCAGGAGAATCTAATTCCTCAACGTGCCTAAATGTCCAATCTACTAACCCACTACAATCTCCACCTTCACCATCAAACTCGTCTCCCCACTTATATGGTTCCCCTAATCTTTCTTCTGCAGTTTTTACAATTTTATCCCCAATAGTTAAATCTACTTCTTCATGATCATAAACACCATCACTTTCTTCATCATCATATTCAATTTCATGGTGCTCTACCTCTTCCTCATCACTTACTACTCCTTCTTCTACTGAATTAATTAATTCTTCTACCCCTTTATCATGAAACTTAGCTTCTTTAGTGATTTCCTCATATAATTTGGTATAGGTGTGTGGTCCTACAATTTTATCCCATTCCATTGAATCTTTAAATACGTCTTTTTGAAATTTCAGAACCGCATCAGCAGTATCAGGACCATATACCCCATCTATTCCATGTGGTCCAACATCATATCCTAATGCAACCAACATTTTTTGAACTCTTTTTACATGACTTTTTTCATTAGATTTATATCTTTTTAAATATCTACCGTCAATATCTCTTTGCCATTCATCCGCATTTTTACTTAAACTTTGATTGGCTGCGGTGGCAACACCACCTATCGTCTTACCTAATTTACTAATAATACTTTCATCTTCACGTAAGATTATTTTCTTAAATTGGCTTTCCGTAATTTTAATTAACATATTTTTTTAGTTTTTTTATTATAAATATTTGGTTTTTTAATAAAAATGTTGTATATTTGATGAAATATCTAAAAAAATACGCTATGTTAACCAAAATCAATCTACTTTCTATAATATTAATAATTGTCTTGGGGTGTGAAAAAGACAAACCTTCTAATCAGGTGACGACACCAACATATACCTATAATATCTTATTACAACCCTTAGATGATAAAATAAGTGAAGTTTACTTAACCAGTGCAGAAAGAAGCTTAAAAGAGTATTTTCCGGAAGTTACCATAAAGGTGGCAGAACCTCTTGTTTTACCTGATAAATGTTTTAATGGGAAAAGATATAGGGCTGATTCCATTATTAGATATTTGAGGTCTATAAAGACTAACGAATATCAAACTATTGTGGGTATAACCTCCCAAGACATTTCCAATACTAGAACATTAACTAAAAATGGAAAGAAAATAGTTTATGATGATTATGGGATTTTAGGGTTGGGGTTTAAACCGGGTCCTAGCTGCGTTATTTCTTATTACAGAATGGCTCGCAATATTCCTATGTTTAGTAGGACTGTGGTTCATGAATATATGCATACTTTGGGTGTACCTCATTGTGAACATAAACATTGTTTGATGCAAGATGGGAAAGGTTCAGGAAAAAATATGAGAGAATCTACCCACGTACATGCAGAGTGTAAACACATCGCACTAAAAGGATTACATTAAGTAATTTGAACACCGAATTCTTTAGTTAACGAAGAAGGGGATGGACAAAATTCATCTTGTCCCACACCACCTAATTTTATAAAGTAATCTCCTTCTTTTCCAGGTTCTACTTTTACTAAATAATCTTTAGGGTTTTCAGACATTAAAAATACTTGTGTCCCTATGTTTGCCATTGCTTGTACTTTTGGGTTTTGAATGAATTGTGGATCCACATTAAAACATCCAGCACTTAAATCATATTTGCTTGTCATACTTTCTACTGCCTCAATATATTCTGGTGGAATATTTCCGTATTGTAAATCCTTTTTTAATAATTTACTTAATTCTGCATCTGCTACCAATCTATTTTTGACAGGTACTATTGCATGTATTGCAGTACCTAAATCCACTCCATCAAGTGTACCTAATCCCAATGTGTTAGGTATACCTTTTTTACCCCTATAACCTTTTTTATAATATTTACTATTGATTTTATAAATACCTGGTGCTTGATATCGTTTATGTTTTTTGGCGAGAATAGAATAATTATATACTTTTCCTTTAGTATATTCTGGTTTATCTGAAGCAACCGAGTTACTTGAAACTATATTCCCTTTTACACAGGTTTTTATAAATTTTTTATTCTTTAATCGAATTGCTTTCCATTCCCCTCCTGATAATTGACACCATTCTGCACGTGTAAATACTACATCTTGTTGTTTATCTGCACTAGCAACCGATTGGGAATAATCAATTAATTTATAGTCTTTAGTAAATGCTAACACTAAATTTAAACGTGGATCCACAATAAAAAATGGTTTACCATTATTTGCGTTTCTCACTTGTATATAAGCTAATTCCTTATTAATTCTATCTGCGCCTGGTACAGTATCTTTTACTGCAAATCCTCTCTCAATAGCATCTTTTTTATCTTTAACATAATCCCAATAAGTTGGATTATTATAACGATTAAATATAGAATATAAATTTTCACCATCTACAATATAATTTAATGCGGTTAAAATATATTTATTATCATGTTTACCCTTCGGATCTAATTTCAATTTCTCCGCAATTTTTTTATATTCATTATTAACAAATTGTCTAAATTTATTACCTTCTATTGTATTTTTAAAAGGTGAAACAACAATTCGTTCATCACCAGAAATGTTTTTATAATTTCTTAATAAGTTAGCTCGTCTACCACCAATTGGTGCGGTTTTCTGATTTGATTGGTGTTTAGTATCTACCTCCATAGAAGTTAGGGTTTCAGGCCCCACTATCCCATCAATCTTTAATTTATTTTTACTCTGGTAATCTCTAACTGCCTTATAGGTTTTATCTCCATATTTACCATCTACACCATCTTTATTAGGACCAGAAGTCCCCAAATCATACCCATTATTTTTTAAAATTTGTTGTATTTCTTTTACTTTTTCTCCTTTACTACCTCTTTTATAAAGAGTTGTTGTCTGCTCTTTAAGTATTAATTTTTTAAATTGACTTTCTGTTACTAATATTTTCATATAATATAAATATAAAGAAAATGTAAAATAAACCTATTTTTCCATATCAATAAACACATAATGGATAGGATCTATAGGTTTACAAAATTTAAGAATTTCATAGTGTAAATGACTACCAGTGCTGTGACCACTACTACCTATCTTACCAATAGGAGTTTTATCTTTTATAAATTCCCCTTCTTTACATAATAATTTACTTAGATGTGCGTATTTTGTTTTATATCCTCCACCATGATCAATAATCACACATTTCCCATATCCACCAGAATATTTTGCCAATTCAATAAAACCACTACCAGTGGCATAGACAGTATCTTTTTTATTACCTCTAAAATCTATACCATCATGATGTCTCCATCTTCTACTAAACGGATCTTTCCTCACCCCAAATTTACTACTTACTTCAATACATTTAACTGGTGAACCAAAAGGTATATAATCCCACATATCATTAAAAAGAGAATCTTGTAAAATCTGTTCATTGCGTAGTTGGTTGAGTTGGGTATTTTGTTCCTGTACTAGAGAAGATAAATTATTATAAGAAATCATAAAGTATAAACCCAATATACCTATGATTATACCGCTAAATAGGAATAGAAAATTTCTCATAGATTTAATCTATTCTTTAATAAACCAATATAAATCTTTTTGATGGTAGGTCCTATCAATACATTTTAGTCGTTCTTGTTTTTCTATGATTGTGTCAGGTTTAAATTTTTTCTTATAGAGAAAGAGACATCCTGGTTTAATAGTGTTATAAATATATAAATTGGTTTTAACTTCATATCCCGTATTATCTGCGTATACTACCGTAGCATCTGAAAAATCCTTATTTTCAATCTTATCACAATAAAATTCTATATTTGTTTTATCTTTTCCATACTCTTCTAATAAATCTATTGCCCCTTGATGTCTTTCTTTACTATATTCTATACCCACACTTTTTTTTATACCATATTGTAAACCATAGTGTAATACTGTTTTTCCTAACCCACTACCTAAATCATAAAAAATGGTGTCCTCATTAAAATATTTTTTAAAATTTTCCACAATCTGATTTCCACCTTTTTGAGTTAATTCACCATATACCCCTTGATCTCTTACACTAGGCCAAATACTTGTAAAATTAGTTTTATTTTTATATTTTGAGTAAGGGCTGGTTTTATAAATTTTTTTTATTATTTCATTCATAGTTTTATTCTTTTATTAACCAATAAATGAAATCGTGTAGATAAGTTCTAGGAATCCCATTTTCTTGGTGGATAGTTTCTGTTATTTCATCAGGATTATAACCTAATCTCTTAAATAAATATAGACAATTTTTAGGAACTTTATCATAAACTTCTTTACATACTTCACCTGGCAATAAAGTATTATCACAATAAACTACTGTTGCATCACTAATATCACATTCTTGAAAAGCCATATTAAAAAATTCAATGTTATCTGTGGAAGGTGCGTACTGATTTTTTAAATGAATTGCCCCCTTATGACGAGGGGGACTATACTCAATACCAATAGATTTGCGAGGATTAACGGTTAATCCTACATGTAAAACCATTTTACCTAATCCACTTCCTATATCATAAAACACCATATCTTTATTAAAGTAATCACTAAATTTATCCATCAGTATTTCTGTACCTCTTTGAGATATTTCTCCATAATGTGATGACCCAATTTTCCTATCAATATACTTTCTATTTTTCCAAGGATATACGTTTGGGTTTAGTTTATAAATTTTTTTAAGATTTTCTTCTACCATTTTTAATTTTTAATCTTACCCACATAATAGGATATGCGATTATTGCAAAGATAAGGAATCCTATCATTTTTAATACCATATTACCAAAGGTATAAATGTGTTCCCATATATTTTTTAATAGTTTTTTCATACACATACAATTAAAATGGAGGGAGGGATAGAAAAATCTGAGATAGGGGCTTTAACCCACTTGGCTTTTCTCTTTCTCTATGAAACTTTTCTTCTCCCAACCTTCTCATTTATTTTTATTTACTATGTGACTATATACCATCCATACTGCATAAGTCAGTATAAGGATCTGAAATTCTAATAACAAAGTAAAGTCCATATTAATAAATAGTAGAATATATAATAAACATTTTATCTTTTTATATTTAACTTCATCGGTTAAAATACCCTATTCATCGGTATTTTCTTACTTTTCCCTAAGATTATTGGTATAATAGGTTACTTATTAAAAAGAAAATTATAAAATTATGAATATCGAAAAAAGAAAAGACAGATTAGCAGACTTATCAATGATCCTTATATTGATAATATTTTTATTTTTAGGTGTAACTATGTTATCCGCACAATCAACTCCATACCCCCAATTTCAAAACCCATCTTTAGAGGATGCAATTGGTGTAGGTGTTTCACCTTGGGGATATTCAAAATGTACTACTGGTGGTCCCTCCTCACCAGATATTCAACCAGGTATTTGGAATGTATTTTTACAACCTTCAGATGGTTTTAGTTATGTTGGGTTTATTTGTAGAGGAAATAATACGTGGGAAAGTTTCACAACTCAATTAAATGCTCCGTTATGGGGTGGAACTCAATATGCATTTCTTGTAGATCTTGCCTCTTCAGATAAATATTTTGGTTATAATGATTCTGCTGCAACTTTAAAAATATGGGGTGGAAACTCCAACTGCGATAAACAATATTTGTTATGGGAATCAACCCCAGTTACTAATGTAAACTATTGGAAAACAGATACAGTAATATTTACAACAAGTGAAAAATCAATAACCCATCTAACATTCGAACCAGGCTATACAACTTCATTACCATATAAGGGAAATGTATTAATAGATAACATACGCCCTTATAATGGTACTGTTGTAGGAATAGAAGATATTAGAATGGATGAAAAAGAAACTAAAATATATGATCTATTAGGTAGAGAGATAGAAAATTGGGAATCCATACCTCTTAATACTCTTTATATTGAAGGTGGTGAAAAGAAAGTTAAATATTCTTTTTAAGTCATCTTGCAAAATTTCTAGTTCCGTTTTCTTCTATTATTACCACTTTCTTCAGTTTATTCATTACTGCGCAAACTCTTTCCATTTTGGATTGTCTATCTGTATCGTAGGATCCGTATTTTTGTCTTTGGGCAATTTCTGTTCTATCATCTACCACTACCCCATATAGGTCAATAAATTCCCTGATCAACTCCGCCATAGTAGATTTACCACTTCCACTTAATCCTGTTATGGTTATTAATAACTCATCCTGTTGAAGTGTTTCTATGGGTATTTCCCTACATGGATTAATCCATGTTAGTGATACATCACCTGTATTGTTAGATGTGGTAATGATATGATCCCGTAATGTTGTTAGTTTTTGTGCCATTCGTATATCTTTTTAATTGTTATTTATGATTGAATAACCAGCGAGTAAATTCATTATCGCGGTTAACTTCTATTTTATAATTAGGATACTTTGTATGCATAAATTTAATTATTTCTATTACATCTTTATCTCTAGTTTGGGGGTCACAGATAGTCAGAGTTATTTCTCTAACTAACTTTCCTTCATAGAGTTCCCATTCCATTTCCCTTATATTAGCGATACATTCTCCTTTTTTAAGTACGTCCCATCCATCGACCTCATAACCTTTCTCCACAATTTGTTTCCCTGTTAACTTATAACATGTACAACTACTTAGAATAATAATCAATAACAGTATCTTACTCATCTTTGTTGTTTTAATCTTTCTTCTATTACCCAGTTATGTTTTTTAAATATTATTACTGGTTTTTCTTCATTAGATATATTATCCCATGATTTATATATCATATAACCCATATGTGTCTTTGCAAGAAATAGGGTATCTCTGTTTGGACTTATGTGTGAGAATATCACACTACTATCTACACTTTGTGCTCCGATGGTTTGGGTAATTAATAACCCCATCATTAAAACTATTTTTTTCATCTATTTTGTCTATATTGTTAATTTTTATTTGTTAAAATTTTTCTAATACTCCATTTTGCTCTATGGTAAGTAGATTTGGAGGTACCTTCAGTAATATTCAATTCATCCGCCACTTCTTTATGTTTATATCCGTTAAGTACCATATCAAAAACCTTTAATTTAACTGGGGATAACTGATTTTTAACTTTTAATACATCTTCAATAGTAAATCCATATTCCTCATGAATATTATCATCTTTACATAAAGCACGATCACCTATAATTTCTAAAGGTATTTCCGTATTAACTGGTAAAGTTTTTTTACGTTTAGCGTCAAGAATTGTGTTAATTATTATTCTCCTCACCCATCCCTCAAATGAACCTTTTTCCTCGTAGTTAGATAAATTATGATATACTTTTATAAACCCTTGTTGACACCATTCCTGTGCTTGATCCAAATCTTGTGTGTATTTCATCCCTACTTGGTATAACATTTTTTCCCATAGTGCGGAATACACTTCTTCCATTCGTATTTCACCCATATTATTAAATTTAATATAAAAATAATAATAATATATGAGAAAAACAAATCTTTATACCATATTTTCTTTAATAGATAATCTTTCCCTACTAGGTTGGCAATCTCCAATCTCACTCCCAATATATCTTCTATTGGTTTGTTGACATGCTAATGCAGTAGTTCCGCTACCCATAAATGGATCGTAAACTATATCGTTCTCATCTGTGCACGATAGAATACAATTTAAAGGTAATTCTATAGGGAAAGGTGCAGGAAATTTATTATCCTTATCAGGATTAAATGTCCATACCACCTTATTAAAAATACTATTCTTCCTATTAAATTTAACTCTACTATCTTTAGTTTTTTGTAACCAAAAAATATATTCTATTGTTGGGAAGAAATAAGATTTATCTAATTTAGGGGTATTTTTTCTATCCCATATTATAGTTTGTTTTAAAGGAAAATCAAATATATAAGTAGGAAATATTTCTTGATGTAATTTTTGTATTGGTTGGTGGTTATAGAAAAATGATCCTGTAGGTTTTAAAACCCTTAAACACTCTGTTATAACCTTACGTTGCCATTCATCATATTCGTGAGGTAACAAACAATCATTATAACCATCATATTCTATTCTTCTAGATTTGGTACCGAAACCATTTTTCATATTTCTATTACTACTCCAGTACCCTTTATTATACGGTGGTGAGGTAACTATCAAGTCAATAGAACTATCTTCCATTCTTGATAGGGTTACTAAACAATCCTCATTATAAATTGTATCTTTTTCAATCATCTCTTAATAAATCAAATTCTTCACATTTAACTTTTTCTCTAACCCAGTCTTCTTGTAACGCATCCGCCAATGTCATAGAATATTTTTCACCTTCTTCTTTCTTCATTTCCAACTCCCACATATTCTCACTTAAATATTCAAAGGCTTCTTCGTCACTCATTCCTTTTAATTCTTCGTAATCATCAGTATCTATCTCAATAGTATGACTATTCCGATAAGTGTACCAACTTTCTGCCATATATACTTTTAATTTACTCATCTTTGTTTTGGTTTATATACAATGATCCACTATTGGACCATCAGTGTTAGTATTTAATAATCCTTTAATCAAATGAACGTCTCCTTTGATGGTATGGGTATTATTATCTTCATAAGTGATATAAATTATACCCTTTTCTATTTTAATTTCTTTTATATTGTCTAAGGATAATTTATTCATCTAACTCTTTTAAAATTTCTTTTAATTCAAAACACCATATTTCTACCATATCTGGTTCGGTCGAAATAGCACAGCATGCACTATTATTTTCTTCTATCTCTTCTACTATTTCAAGTGCTCTTTTAATATTGGATTTCATCTTCTAAAATATTACCTATCTCCACTATATCACTTACTACACTATTATAAAATTGTATTAACATCATAATAATAAACAAAAAAATTATAATACTCAATAATATTTTAATTTTATTATCCTTCATACTTAAAATAATCTACAATGAATTCAGAATAGGTAGGATTGTTAATATCCACCCCATCATCTACTGCATTGTTAATGATAACATTCATATGTTTATCATTGAGCTCGTCTAGTATTTTTTTATCTTTTATTACTCTAACTTTCTTTTCGTTATAATAGATACTTACTTTATTAGGTGTCCATTCACAAGCATACTTTAAAAAATGTTTAGAGGGATTCTTAAACCCCATCCAGTGAGATTTTGCACCTATACTATAGTTATTGGGGGTAATACCTAAATGAACATTAGTATTAACATGCCAAAATCCTAATGGATTAGTAATGTCAAACCTAAAATAACCTTTTCTATTTCTCGTATATCCCTCAAATACATCAATTTCTGGTGGCCAACTATCAAATGACCACATCCAAAATGCTGGCCATAAATGTTTACCCGCAGGTAATTTAGCTTTTATCTCAAAATAACCATGTTTAAATTTAGTAGTATTCGAAACCAAACCTACCCCTATCTCACTCTTTACACCTAAATGTGGAAAATATTGTGAATTTTTATGTGTCTTTAAAACTAATTGTTCTTTTCCATCCGCACAATATATCATTTCTACCGCACTAGGATCATACCAACAAAACGATTTATTGGGATGTATCTGACCCCATCTTTCTTGAGTTATCCATTCATACCCCGACCATTGAAACCTGTCTTTCATTATCTATGATTTCTTTTTCTTTTAAATTTATTTATAATTTCATCCGCCTCCTCAATTTGTGATTGTAATTCATCATGGAGAAATATCACCCCCATAATTGCAATAATAACACCACATGACCCAAAAATAATAATAAATTCCATATATTTTTATTCAGGTAAATGTTCCCACTTACCGTTATTTAATAATTTAAAACTCCCAACATATTTTTGTTTCCATTCATTAGGGGAGATAATACTTAAAAAATCACCACCATCTTTTCTTTCATACAAAAAATAAATTTCACCCACTATTGGGTCAAAAGCACATTGTGCCTCATATACCCTATTATTCCATTTATACTCTTCCACTAGTTTGTCATATTCATTTTTAATTTCTGTTAGTTTACTTTTAAAATATTGGGTTGCTTTAATACAATTTTCATCATCAATTACTAAAGGTTTAAAATTAGGGGAACCAATCGTAGTAGGATATTCTTTTTTAGAAGCATCATACTGATGTGTTTCTTCATTATAAACTATGTAATCCGGTTTCTTCTCCATGAAGTATCTTCTTCATATATCAATTGTTATTTTTATAAGTGCAATTATAATTAAAAAGGGTAATATACATAGGGTACCAATAAAAGTACCTGTTAAATACGCCAAAGTCCAAATAAGAGACCCAATTTTTTTAATAGTCATATATAAATATAATATAATAAAATTAAAGTGTCAATATTGTTTTTTAAACAACGTAATGGGCATTTCAGACGCTTGTTTATTATCCCACAATTCTTTTCTTTCAGGATGCCATTGTACCAACACTACTTTCTCACCTATTGCCGCCTCTATTGTGTCATCATACGCCCATAAAATTTTCTCTAATCCCTTACCTAATTCTTTACAATGTTGGTGATGTCTGGAATTGATCATAAATTCATTACCTTCTTTATCATATACCTCATGATATAAACTTCGTAAATTATGGGTTTTAGTTTCTCCTTTCACTAACAGACTAGGACAATGATCCCCTTCCACTTTTAAATCTTCTACTACACCCCCTAAGTATATATTTACTAATTGCATTCCTCTACATATCCCTAAAATGGGTAACCTCCGCATAAACGCTTGTTCAGTTAATTGTAATTCAAAAGTATCCCTTTTTGGTTTTGTTCCTACGTCTGCACCCCCACAAAGTAATAATCCACCTTCAATTATATCATCTAATGTAGTAAGAATTTTATAAGAAAAATTATGTTTAACTACCCAATCAATATAACTTTGGGTTTTTTCTTTGGAGCTAGCAGGTGCAATACTAATGACATAATTAAATTCATCCAAGTCCCTCATAATTTTGTTCCACAGTTATCCACGTACCTAAGGCTTTTAATAAAGGAGATTCTGCCCGTAGAATATCTCTAATTACCTCCTTAATTTCACTTTCTATTTCCCACCCAATGTCTGGATTGTCTATGGCGTCCCATAATTTCTCTTCTTCTCCTGTAGTAAATAAAGTAACAGTTGCCCCATCTAAATTAACGTAGGCATCTATTTCCCATAATATTTCTTTTACATAAACATCCTGTTCCAGTACATCTGTTAGGGTATAAGTTACATCGGTAATACTAAATTTAAAATCATAACCACCACTACTTGGATAGTCAGCCGTATTAAACTCTATTCCTTTAAATCTCTCTAGAATTTCTCCCTCTACCTCATATAAATAATCTACTTCTTCGTCAGTTAGGGCGTAGGCAGCAACTAAATTATGTTTATTAGGTATATATTTGAGACTTTTGGCTTCTCTTCCCAACGCATTTATAACTTTATTAATATATTCCCTACGTTTTTCTTCCATATTAATAAATATAAAGAAATATACTTACTTACCAACCCCTCTTTTTAATATCACGATATAACCATATCAAAGTTCCAATAAATCCACCATAAGCAGCAATCCCTACAGCAATTTTTAAATACCAAGTAGTCAAATACCCTTCTTTTACCCAACCAGGATATAATATACAAAACATTAAATTTAAGAGAAGTGCAAAGATATCAACTCCACGTAAAAAAGGTGATTTCTTATTTTTTATACTCATATTTATATTTTTTATATAATATTATTTTATATATATAAATATGAACAAAATATTATTTTGTTATAACCACTTATGTTTTTTAAAATAAAACCACATTCCTGCTGCGGTACCTATAGTTAAAAGAGTAAATATCCAAAATCCATGATGATTACTAAGAAAAGGTACATCATCAAAGTTCATCCCAAAAATTCCAGTATAAAAAGAAAGGGGTAAAAAGATAGTTGACCAAATAGTTAAAAGGTTTAATCTTTTATTCATTAAATCATTATTAGATTTCTCAATCATTGCCTCCAATATTAAATGTAATTCTAATAAATCTTTATGGGCTTGTCTGTTATCTATTAATTCTTTTTTTAATTTATAAAATTCTTTAACATCTATTTCTTTCCCTGCAAATATATCCTCCTCAAACTCAGTTAATTTTTTCTCTAATTTATTCATGAAACATTTCTTTTTTCCACATTCTTATTAAACAATCTTTATCTAATTGATTATATTTTAAATATTTATCTTTCCATTCTTGTGACATCTCTCCATTATAATTAGGCCAACTTCCATCCAAATACGCTTGCCATCGGAAACCTTCTCTTGGTTCATATCCATCAATTTCTTCTGCAGTTACCGTTTTATCGCCTAATAAAATTCTTAATAAGTAATTTTCTTTCTCACAATAATTTAATAATATTTTTCTTAATATTTTTTTAGTAATAGGGTTATAACCTGCAGGTAAAGTATAATATTGCCAACAGGTTAAATGAAAGGCATAACCAGAATAATATGCCATCGCTAATTGTTTTTGAAACCAATTATGTTTTTGTTTAATATTATAATGAACTCGGGAAGTATAATCATTATTTTTAATAGAATTTCTTTTATATCCGTTTATTTTTGCAATAATTTTATTTAAGGTAAGTGCAATACTTTTTTCTGCAATTTGGGCTAAACAAAAAATATTGGTCCAAAACTTTTTATTTGTTTTAAATTGGAAAGTTTTAATCCACGCAAACATATCAGGAGTCATATTAAATTTTCTTGATAATTTATAGGGGAGATTTTTACTTAATTCATCCAACTCATGTAGATTGTTATTAACATGTAATGCCGCTAATGACATTAATACTTGATCTCGCGAAACATCATCTTCACCATATCTACCAGTGTGTCTCATTGCTTGATAAAAAGGTTTTTTAAAATGGTGACCAGCAGGTATATATCTATAACATTCTAATATACCTTCTTTCATCAGAGGTTCTTTCCACGTTATATAAGCTAATGCTGTTCTCCATAAGGCGTCTCCCTCACCTACATTAAGTGCACCTTCTTTTTTTGCCCACTCCCATGCATGTTCGCACATCATTTTACTTTTAGTATCAAAATATTTTTTTGACGTTATCCGTTTACCAGATTTAAAACTATTCATCTTTTTTCCATAAATCTAATGTCCACAAAACTGATTCTATAAAATATAAAACACCAACCATTATCATCCCATAATGTGTCCAACTACCTTGATGCCCATAAGTAATATCTTGATATATAGAAGGGATTGCAGACCCCATAATTGAGATACTGAAGAGTAATTTTACCCATTTATTATCTAAAAACTTTTTCACTATAATAAATAAATTTAATTATATGCGTAAAGTGCTTCTTCATGTACTTCTTTAACGCCCTCAACCGTTTCAAATCTTTCAGCGTTATATCCTTGCCAGGGTAAACCATATTTAGTTCTACCTAAATTTCTCACACCAACTAACATATAGGCTCTTTGATCGAAAGTATTGACAAACGCTTCTCTCACTACGTAAATCTCTCCTTCAATTACTTCTGCACCTGCAGGTAATTGTTTATCATTTATACAAACTACTTTTTTCATCTATTTTTTAGATTTCTTCTTTTTCTTACTAGTTCGTTTATTTAATTGACAATCAGAAATCGTTTCATAAACACAATTTGTGCTATCATATTTCAAGTTACCACCTTTTTGATCATCATCACATTGATGTTTGAATTTACCATTCTTACATTTTTTACAACACATTGGTGATCTTCCTAATTTAGCTTCGTAAGATCCTGGTTTAGGATATCGATTAGGGTCATCAGGATCATATGGATCATATGGATCAGGGTTATCTTCTTCATATGGATCCGGATAATCATCATCGTCTTGTGATAATACTAACGCTGTTGGTGTAACATATGCCCCCGCACTGGCAGTGCTAGTTCCCCCTCTTGCGATATTGTTAGATGTGGTAGGATTAGAAGGAGGAGTAGGTGTTTGTTCTTGTAAAGACTCTTTTTTACTCTCTTCTTCTATTACTTGTTGTATAATACGATTTAATTGACTTTCAGTTAATTTTATTGTCCTTCCCATTATATATTATTTAATATATAAATATAGGAAAAATAATAAAAAATTACTCATTAGTAGTTAAACGGCGTATTATTTCTTCGTAATATTTTTGTTTATCGTCACCAAGTAATATTAAGTCTAATAATTTATCTATTTGTTCTTCTAAAGGTAACCAACCACCAATGTAAATTACTAACCCCTCATGTAGATACCTATCATAAGGATCAATCCCAGTTTCTAATATCCAAATATCGTAAGCTTTATGATATACTATTTTATAATCTTTTTTCATTTTAATAATCTAAATCTAAATCAGTGAGTGGAAACTCATCATCGTTATAAGTTTCTAGTAATTTTTCAATCTCATATTTCCAAGATCGATAAAATTCAATGTCTTCGGCTGAATCCATAACTTCCCCAGCCATCAATCTTAATACAAACATCCTAATTTCTAAAAATGTGTCTTCCATACTGATAAGTACAGAGGAGAGTAGAGGTAATTAAGTTGATTATGTAAGAGTTTTGTAATTAATTTTAGTCGTCTTTGGGAATATCATCAAAAGGGTTTTCCCCTTCATGATAAAGTAAAAGGTATTCTTCTATCGTAGTTCGCCAATTCATATAAAATTGTAAATCTTCAGGAGAATCCATTTTATCTCCAGCAATAATACGTAAAACAAACTCCCTTATATTGTTTTCATCACTCATCTTTAATAAATAAGTGAAACAAGGGGAAATAAGTAATAAGAAATGTAAAATAAATGTAAATTAGTCAGGAGTAACTTCAAAATCCTCACCCAATACTAATTCTCCTGATTGGGCTTCTTTCATAGAAATTTCTTCTCCTTTAAATCTATCGCCCACATCTTTTATTAAATGCTCTCGGATTGCATTAGATTTAGAAAATTTTTCTTTTTTCATTATCTTATCGTAAATATTCTTTTTATGAGTATCCTCTAATTTTAAAGGAGATGGTTCTTCTCCTTCACATAAAGAAGAATTAATTTCTTCATACTCCGCACCCTCAAAACTATAGGTAACACTATCGATAGGGTCACCTTCTTCTAAACGTGCCTCTAATGAAGCAAAAGTAATTACGTTTACTTTTATTCTATTATTAATTAAATCTACTCTATAGTCACTAATCATACTATATGCTTCACTATGTATAGATTTAAATCTTGTAATAAGGTTTGATATAATTGCCATAATATTTTTTTATTATAAATATATTTTTATTTCCAATAACTTTCTGTTAAAGTATCTCTTTTAGTCATTGCCCATACAGGAGCACTAGTTTTACCCCCATCACTTCCATGAATAACCACAATATCAAAGAAATCTTCTAAAATTTCTTTAGCATCTTGCGCAGTTTCAAAGTTATATCTAGGTGATCCGGGAAAGTTAGCAATAAATACCCCATCATCTTTTAGGGCTGTCATCACATCTTGTATAGTTCTTCTCATCATTAAAGGGGATCCTTGTACGTTTAAAACATTACTAGCAAATATGATATCATATTCTCTATTCAATGCATTCGGATCATGATGTTCATCATTTACATTACTATGAAAATCATGGGCAGTAACATCTAAACCTAACTCTCTCAAAGCGTAGGTATGTTTTGCATCTTTACCTGAACCAAAATCTAAAATTTTAACATCTCTATTACCACTATCTTTTATATATTGGAGAACCATTCTAGGGGTAACTGCATTTGGTCCAACTGCCCCACTACTCCTACTGGATCGATTTGCTTTTTCAATTTCTTCTGGAGAAATTGACTCATAACTCATTTCTAATATTGTTTCTTTCATTTTACTTTCTATTAAAGGAATTATATTATTTTCCCAATAATTTTTATAACCTATTTTATTAAATTCTATATTGGGAATTTTTAACCATTTTTTACTTCTAGTTTTAGCATCCTCAACATTAAATCCACCGTAATTATCGTTTACGAATAACCATTTATGATGATATATTTGTGGGGAAGACTTTTGTTTCATATATCTCATACTCCCATCCCCTCGTATAAGAATTGCGTCTCCTACTATAGGTTCATCGGAAGTATCCCAATCTGGGGAAGAAATAAAAGTTACGTTCCCATTTTTTACATCATATTTTATGATATCATAAATAAAATCAGAAGGTATCTCACGTTTAGCAAACTCTAAAACGGCATGGGGTAGTTTATCTTCTACAGATTTATGTAGATATATTGTATTACCTACCTGTTTCCCAACACCATATTTAGGTGACCTTTTTATAATACTACCTTTCTCGGTTTTAATCATTATTTGTTTATTATATAAATATATTACTATTTCTTATTACCCCATTTTATAATAAACAAAATATTATATTTTTTTATCCATGATAATTTTTCACCACCTTTAGTAGTATTAATCTTTTCTTTGATATCACTTTTAAGTTTAAAGTGTTGAGAGAAGGTTTTTAAAAGACTTTTATATAGTTTATTACTATTATGGTGGTCAAATAACATTAGAAGTTAGGTGCATTAGTATTAAGTTTAGAAAGGATATATTCCATAGCTTCTTCAGGCGAATCTACTAATTTATACATTTCTAAATCTTCTTTACTAATTTTACCCTGACTCAACATCGTATTTTTTATCCATTCGAATAATCCACCCCAAAAATTAGAATCCATAAATACTATAGGTACTGATCTCATATGTCCGGTTTGAATTAGGGTTAAGGTTTCAAATATTTCATCAAATGTACCAAATCCACCCGGAAACGCGACAAATGCTTGGGAATATTTTAAGAAGAATACTTTACGAGTAAAGAAATATCTACAACTTACTAATTTATCTACATATTCATTTGCAGAAGATTCGAAGGGTAACTCTATTTGTAACCCTACAGAATTACCATTTAAATTACTCGCCCCTAAATTAGCGGCTTCCATTATCCCCGGTCCACCACCAGTTATTATACCATATCCGTTTGAAACTATTAACTCTGATAATTTAGTTGCTTTTTGATAAAACTCATCATCCGGTTGCGTACGAGCAGATCCAAAGATGGAGATACAGGGACCGATAGTAGTTAATTCATCAAATCCTTTAATAAATTCTCCATGTATACGTAATGCTTGCCACGCGTCTGTAGCTTTATCGTGTTTCCATAATTGATTTTTCATAATCCTCCAATTCCTGTTTTAGTGCGTAAATGTGTGTCCATCTCATTATATTTTTTTTCTTCCGCTTTTTTCCATTCATAATATGCATGTAAAATATCCGGCATATCTAATTCATAATACATTTTAAATTCGCTATTACCATTGTAGCTCATATACTCAGTCTCATAATCTTGTTTCTTCAACCAAGCCCATATTTCCATTTTATTTATTTTCATTTCTTAAATTTTTATTGCCTTTGTTATGGGAAGGAATGTAAGGACAATTTCTACATCCTGAACCACAACAAAAACCTCTTTTAATTAAAAACTTTTCTGTTAGTACCATTTTACCATTTTCTAAATAATAATCACTATTGTTTTTCACATTTCTTTTCTAAATCTACTATCCTCATTAAAACTTCATCATTAATGAAAGTTAAACTATATTTCTCCCCCCATTTTTTCTGCAGAGCTTTAATAATATTTTCTAATTCATCATATTTTAATCCATGATGCTCAATTAAATAAGTATGTAATCTCCTCATAGGATTATATAATTTAAACATATTACAAATTCCTTGACCACCATTATATTGGATGGTATGATATCTCTCTTCACCAAAGTTAAACGAGAACCAAGTGTCTGTAACCCCATATACATTAGTAGTAGTATGAAAAATAGTTTTTTCATCCACATCTTCAATAATATAATTATAATATTTAGTGTGGTCTTTACCCATTATTTAATCCAATCGTTGTATGCATGATTATATGCGGTAACTATATCAACTTTTGTTGAGTTATTTAAATAATTCTGTGCGGTTACTTCTACTTCTTCCCTTAACCCATATTTATCGGCATCTTGTAATATTAAATCTACATGGTCGTAGTCTTTACTGGTGGGAGAATTGTTAACTTTACAAAAATGGTAGTAATGGGCGTAATCTTCCATTAATTTACTGGTAGGTGTGGCATTCCCATATACTCTCTCGTTATGATTCAACCAATCTTTCGCATCTAAAATTTTCATTATCTTTTGAATTTAAGATAAATATAAATAATAAATTTTAAAAAATCTACCCTTTTTTTAACTATCTTCCTTGACCTCTATATTTTTTTGCGTAAAATTTAGATTGTTTGTTGTTAGAAGTACGTTTTTTAGAGTGAATTCCTTTACGTTTCTTTGGTTTACTTTCGGTTGCTTTTGATCTCATAAGTAGGTTGTTATAAGAATAAATAGATCATTCTTTTAACCTACTTTTAAAAGTTATGTCTTTTTTATGTAAGGATTTTTTTAACTACTTGAGAAACTAGTTTATTATCTGCTTTACCACCATATTCTTTATTAAAATCTCCCATAATTTTTCCCATATCTTTCATAGTAGAATAATTATTGGTTACAATGATAGACTGAATGACTTTTTCTATATCACTTTCTGACATTTGAATTGGTAAATATTCATCTAATATTTTTATTTCCTCTTTGGATTTATCATCATTTACTGTCTCCAAATTCTTTTTAAATTTTTGTAATAACTTAATAACTTCGGTTTCTGTTAATATTGTCGTACCATCTTCCAATCTCCCTATTTCTCCCTTAATTACTCTTAATAAATTTAATCTTACTTTATCTCCATTCCGTAAAGATGTCTTTATTTCTTCATTTATTCTCTCTTTCATTGAACCTATTTTTTATATTTCTTTTTTATTTTTTTTATGTCTTTAGTCATTTTCTTTTCCCATAACGTTTCATGGGTATAATATAAAAATAATTTTACGATTGTGTCCACTGCACCAATACTTAACGCAATATAAGGATTACCGGTTACTAACCACCCCACTAAAACCGTTACTAAAGTACTTATTACTCTTGCACTAATCGCTCGTTTAATCCTAGTTATGGTTAAATATTTTTTTATTTTTTCTCTTCTTTGCTTCATATTAACTATTAAAAATAAAGTACAACAATCCCCACCATAGAAGTTTATAAATAAGAAAATAAAACCAATACTTCTTACTTAACTCCCATAATCTTTTATTTATACTGAGAAACTTTCGCCACACCCACATGTTCTTACTGCGTTTGGATTTTTAAATTGGAATCCTTTCCCATTTATTCCACCTGAAAAATCTAAGGTGGTATCCATTAAATACAGTAAGCTTCTTACGTCACATACTATTTTTATTCCTTTATCTTCAAAAATCTCGTCCCCTTCTTGATGTTTATCATCAAAAGTTAAATCATATGATAAACCAGAGCATCCTCCTGCTTTTACCGCCACTCTTACAAAATGTGACTCTTTACCCTCCTCTTTTAATAAAGAAAGTATCTTTTTTTCTGCAGTTTCCGTAATAGTAATCATCTAATGGTGTTATTTATTTATAAATATCTAGTAATAGAGTATCTACTACGACAATATGAAAAGTGTCTGGTGGGACACAATAAAAATTATCAAAATGCATATGTTCAATATAAACAGTTATTGTATCTTTTATAATCATAGGATGAGTAGTATAAGGAACAGGTTTAATTGTTTTACACCCAATACATACTAATAATAGTAATATTAATTTACCTACTTTTATCATGGGCGAATAAATTTCTTTGGGAGGAGGAAATATACCGACCACCCCAATTAACTAACCCTAATGCGGCATGAATTAAATCCTTTTCTAACTCGCTGAGCATTACATTTTCTTTAGGATTGGTGTAATACTTTTTAAAGTGACGATCTAACCCATAATATGAATCTGTATTTTTCATAAATGTGCCAACTCCTTTCGCATATCTAACCTCATCTGTTTACCAAATGATTGATCATTAGGATGATTTCTAAAATTAGAGATTAAAAAATAAAGTAATTTATCTTTTTGTTCCTCACTTAACCCCTTAATTAGTGTTTTAATATCCTTTTTATACATAACTTCTTTCATTTTTAGGTAAAGATAGTAAAAAAAAATTAAAAAAACAAATATTTTATTTAATCTCTCCCGGTTTTTTAGATTGATTTCTTTCACCACACATTTTACATTTACCACAGGGTTGATTAGTAACTGGATTAGGGTACCAACATGTCCAAGTTATATTAAGAACATCCACAAATCCTCCATTGTGTGCTAACCACCACATATCAAATTTATTCATGTGGATAACAGGGAATATAAAATCTTTAAAAATATCTAATTTATGATCTAATTCGGTTTTAAATAAGGAAGGATCTATATGTGCTGCTCCTGACTTACCTTTTATAAGATGTTTTATTAATTTTTCAAAACGACCCCCTATTTCAACACCTATTTCTATTTTAGCACCAAAAGTTTTTATAAAATGTGCAAAATTTCTATATTGGACACCCATCCTCTCTTTAATTAAATGGGTACCATATTTAATAAATTCACATTTTTTTTCTATTTCAGGATCAATCTTTATATAATGGGGGTACACATAAATAGTAGGTAATATTTTATCTTTATATCGTGGGTATTTTTCATTTATAAAATGTTTAATTCTAATCATTGCTTCTATTTCATGACCAATATTCTGTCTCACATCAATATTGGTAAAATAAAGTGGTTGGACTGTAAAACCATATTGTAATAATTCCATCACCCTAAAGGTCGAATCAAATCCGCCAGTCCATAAAATATGTTTAATTTTTCCTTCATTTCTTTTATTCCATATGTATTGAGTTACATTTATAGCAGAACGAAGTATTTCTTTATCTTCTTCTGGGGTTAAGTACGTGGGGGTTGATCCCTTAGAAAGATTAGTGAGAAATCTTCCGTTTTCATTTAGTGGGACCCTTCCTTCATTAAGAGAAATAGGAAGAGGGGACTGGGTAACCCTTTTTACAGAAAAAAGGGGGTACCATTTACCGTTAGTAATTGCAATAGTATATCTTACATCCGCCAAATGTGTATTCTCTAGATTTTTTATTTCATATTTTCCATCCCCTAAATAAGTTTTAATTGTTTTAACTTCTTTACTTTTCACAAAAGTTTCTGCGAATTTATCTTTTATTATAATCCCATCTATATTACCAGTAAGTTTTAAATTTTTAAGAAAAAATATTTTTTCTCCACACGTTCCTCTAAGAGGTTTCATAACTACATTTGGGCAATTTTCATAAACTTTATTTTTAAAAATAACATCGGAAGGTTGTTTAATATCTCCCTCATAATTTTCTAATTCTTTTAGAAGTGCCATTTTATCTGACAACAATTCAAAAATAGCGGTGGGAGCGCCAGTTTTTTCATACCGCATCCAATTATCTAATATTTCTTTATTATTAAGACTTTTAGTTGATATCATCACCGGTATATTATAAGATTCTAAAAATTCTTTTAACATTTTAACCTGTGGGTGATCAATATCATGGTGTATAATAGCAATCCCTTTTTTATCCTCACCATTTTCTTCCCATATTTTTTTTAAATTTTTACTAGTAGTGAGTGCTCGTTCTTCTGAGGCTAATAAAAAACTTTTTTCATCATTAAAATTTGTAGATTCCATATATAATGCAGGACCAGAATTTATTTCCAATAAACATAATCCTTCATCAGTTATAATAAAATCACATCCATAACTATCAATTAACATTTTATTATTTTTTTTTAATATTTTTATGTTTTAAAGAACTATCAATAAATTTTTTCATAAATTCATCCTTTTCTTTATCAGTTTTTAAGTTATACCAATAATAGGAACTTCTTTTACAAAATTCATCGATCTGTTCTTTAATCTTATTACAGGTGATATTAATTTCCTCAATCTCATCCTTAAAGTCTTCTACATCTATACCTAATTCAATTGCAATTATTATCAATACACCTTTTTCACCATCTTGTGAAGCATTAACTGCCGTTTCGTACATAGTCCGAAGTTCTAATATTGTTTTTTCATCCTCATCCTTTAATTTGTCAGGATGGGTTAAAGAAACTATCTTTCTAAAAAGTTTTTTAAATTTAGTGGGTAATTGATCACTAACTGCAGCTTCTTCACTTTGAGTGTCCCCTGAAGAAATAATAGGTATTATAAATTCATACCCAGATTCTATGATATTTTGTTTAAAATCTCTTTCGTATTCTCCACGCAACTCATTAAAATATTCTAATTCTTGTTGTAAATATTTGTATTTACTTACTAATCGCTTAAGTTCAATAGAGTTGGTTGACATTTATAGTGTTTAACCATAAATATCTGAAGATTGTAATAAAAAGGTATAATTCTAGTAATAGAAATGTCATTTTTTAGTAAGTGCGATTAATAACTCCTCTACCAAGTCTAACACTTCTCTTCTATTGGAGTCTTTGTAGTTACCAAATAGATCATTATGAATATTCAGTAGATTATCTGTTACTCTTTCTATACAATTAATTGTACGTTGTTTTTCATGTGATAGAGGTGCATAATAAACTGAATCTTTTACTTGACGTAATTCCGCCATACTGCGCTTTTTTACTTTTGCCATAATACTTTGATTTTATTTAAAGATAAGGAAATTATATTTTAAAATCAACAGATGTAAGCACATTATATCCCTTTTCTGTGATTACTACCGTATGTTCCCATGAAGTTCCCACACTTAAATCTTCATTTACTACACTCCATCCATCTTGTGTGGTTATTAAAACATCATTAGTTACTAAACCAGGTTCAATTGCTAAAACATTACCCACTTTTAATTTATAATCATTGTAAGGGTTATCTTCTTTAACGTAGTAAGGTATTGCAGGAGGTTCGTGTAAATTTCTTCCTACACCATGCCCTTGAAAATCTTTTATTACTTTAAAACCATTTTCATTCGCATATTGTTGTTGTCTTTCACATATTTCTCTTATGGTAACTCCCGGTTTTAAAATTTCTAAAGTTTTATAAAGACATTTTTTACTAACTTCATTTAAACGTTTTTTATCTTCACTTACTTCACCCACTTCTACATTAATGGCGCCATCTGCATACATTCCTTGATAAATGACCGGACAATCTATACCTACTAACATCCCGTTTTTAATGACTTGATCAGAAGGGATACCATGTAATAATACTTCATCTATAGAAATACTACAATGCCCTGGAAATCCATTATATTGATATGAAGCGGATATTCCACCCCATTTTGCAATGTATTTTGCGGCTAATTCGTCTAATTGTTTAGTAGTAATTCCTTCCTTACATTGGATTGAAAGTCCTGCCAATACTCTTGCCACTATATCTCCGGCAGCACGAATTTTTTTAATTTGATTTTTACTATAGATTTTAGGATGTTTTGGCTTCTTCATTTTATAATAAATATACTTTACTCTTATTAAATGGTAAGTATTTATAGTAATAAAATATTTATTAATAGATGGAAGAGGATAAACAAGAAAAATATCTTAATCGTGTAATTCAAGAGTTGGTGGATAATACTTATGCAGATGTTAGAGATCAAAAAATATGGCATCCATATGATGAACATTATTCTCGTCATCTAATTGGTGGTGCTCCATTGCAATTTTTTGATTTTGTTCATGACTCTTATGGTATTTTTCCGGAAGAAGTGGAATCATTATGGTCACAATATAAACATAGGATTAAAAAGGAAAATGGATGGGTACAAATTTATCCATTCGATAGTCGTGGTGAAGCAGTTAGATTTGCAATGAATGAAGATTACGATAAGTTTAAAAAAATAGATAATCCTAAACAACATAAATTTTATCATAAAATCGCAGATAAAATAGTAGACTTAATTGAGGTGAGAGAAACAAGAGACTATGGGTATGATGAAATGGTAGAAGAAATATTTTTAACGGATTTATTAAATCCTAAATTTCCACGTCAAGGAATGAGTTTACCCCCTAATATTAATATTCCAGATTATGATACATTCCACGACAGAATATTACGTAGGGTATCAGATTTTTTCCCTATGTTGGAAAACTATTGGTTTATAGATGATATATTTACCCAACTATTTATTCTAACTAAATTTGTATTCCCTAAAATATGGAATAAATTTTATAAAGGAGAAGATCAACCAGAAGAATCTACAGATTATGGTGAACATGTGTTAGATTATGAAGAAAAGAAGAAAGAAATAAATGAATCTACTTCTTTAATAGACGTAGTAGTTAAAGATATGATTAAAAATACTACTACTGAGGTAAGTAAATTTAGTACTCGTACTGTCTATGTCCCTACTAATAATGCAATTTATAATTTTGGTTTACTCAATAATTTAGAGCGTTGCCCTAACTATCTTTACAATTACATACAAGATACTTATGGGTTAACTCCCCAAGAAATTGAGGAGGTGTGGATACATTATAAAGACGCAATTATGAATATGTTAGAGGATACGGATAGTAATAATCCCTTTGCTATTAGAGAAGCAGAAGGAAACATCATTCCTCACTTAACTGAAAAAGAGAAGGAAGACCTTTATTCCTTTGCGTGGCATCCCGACCCAAAGAAAGGAAAATTTTACGAAGCTATATTACGGGATGTGATAGGTGCATCTGCAATAAGTTGGGATGGAGTAATAACTGTGGGGGATCCTAATCTAGCTCCCGGTAGAGGCTTGGAATTTCATAATATTTCTCTCGCTTATGATGTCAATCCCTTCTTCCGCTATTTAAAAGATACTTATGCGTTATTAGATAACGAGATCCACCCTATTTGGTCCCGCTGGGAACATATTATGGAAGAGAAGATAAAGAAATGGTTAGAGGAGAAAAATATTTCGTGGAATGATGGTCATTATGCTATTGGTGTTGACTATACTGATGACCATATCTGGGATGCTAATAATTTACCCCCACCTGACCACCCAGACTGGGTGGAGGAATCGACTATTAAAGTAGATGATGAAACGGGAGAGTTTTATGGTTGGAAATCTAACGAACAAATAGATAAAGAATATAGTGAAAAATCCAAATTACAAAAAGGTTACTTACAATGGGCAGTAGAAGAAATAAGAGATCAAATAGAAAGTGATCCCATATCCAAAAATCCTTATCGATATGGGTCTGCAGATAGTTTACCACCAGCTTGGATACGCATACGTTGGCAAAATTTAGGTTTAGACGCAGATGAGATGGATTGGGCGTGGAGACAAGTGTTAAACCATTTTAAACCTATCCCTTTAACTGAAAATTTTCCACGTTTAAATAAAAATAAATTTAATTATATATTTAAAGATTTACATAATAAAACAGTAAAATTACATGGGAGTAATAAACCTCTATGTACAGGAGGTATGTCACCCACATTATCCGATGGTAAAGCAGTACAAATTTATTTCCCCTCTTCCGATTTTCCTTATTATGTAGAACTAGATGAAAAAGTAAGATCACCTTTTTATCATTATTTAGAAACCACTTACAATCTAAGTGAAGACGAAATAGATGAAGTATGGGAGAAATATAGACGATATATCTGTCACACATAATTACAAAACTATTACACAACTTTTTTTTTACGTAGTTTTTAGAAAATATTTATGTATAGGATAACACCTATAATAACAACTAAATAAAAACTAATAACTATGAGTCGAGACGAATTATTTGAATTATTGGATAATACTGCGGAAGAATGGACAATAGATTACGTACAAAAGTTAAGAGGCGTAGCTAGAGACATTCTAAATGGTTTATCAGATTCAATCATTACACAAGAAGAGATAGAAGAATATCTCAGAAAACAAGAAGCACTTTTTGTTGAAAGAATGGAATCATCAATAGATGACATTAAAGCAGAAATTGAAAACTTGATCGAAAATGGTGGAGATCAAAAAGAGGGAATCCTATCTCAACTATCGGAAACATTTAACGATATCTACCATAAAATGGTTGCGAATTTACGCAAGCTAGTCAATAAATAATTTCCCATTTTTTTTCGACCACGTACTTGTAAATTGATTTTGTAAAAAATATTAATTATTATTATTAATAATGAAAACAGAAAATTTTTATACGTATGTGGTCGAATCTTTATTTAACTCCACACATTTAATTGAAAAAGGAACTCGACCCTCTGAAATTGTTATTGGGGGTAATTTCCACACGTCACCTACCAACTATAATGAAAATTACTCACTATCCTTTGATTTTATTAACGGTGAAGTGCCTGATCTTACTTATTCCTTAGCACTATTACAACGATATCATACCTCTAGCATGAGTTTCATATGTTTCCATTCTCAATTTCCTAAGTATGTTATGGATAACTTCGGAGTACTAGAAGACGAAGTAGAATTTATATGGGAAAGATTAAGGAAAAGAATAATTGCTACTATTCTCCAAGATCCGGCAAAGTGCCCAATGCTGGGATCGCTCTCCGCCTAACACCACCATATCCACCAGCAGAACCACCTCTTACTACCACATCATAAATACGTGTTAACATTTCTCTATCTTCTGCAGTAAACGATACAGGTTTATTGTCTATTTCTTCTGCCCAAGATTGTTCGGCAATTACTTCTTTAATTATATTTCTGATTTCTTTTTTTTGCATTAGAATTCTTTTTTATATAAATATATTCTATTATTAAAAACGAATTAAAAACGTAGCATTAACTCTAGTTTCAGGAAAATTAGGTGGTATAGATAATTCCAAATCTACCCCAAAGTAATCTTTAGCAAAAGGATACATACATATCCCTATAGGAATTACTTCATAATAATAGTAAAGATTTCCAAATACACCCCAGTAAGTAATTTGTGCACTACTACGTATCCCACCCCTTTCTGCCAAATACCAAACATACCCTAATTGTGATGTACTACTCCATGCAGTAATACTTGGCATCACACTAGTTATGGACACTTTACTATGAGCATATACATGCCATTCGTGAGGTGTCTGAATTCCAATGGAAGATTCAGTAGGATCAAAACGTAATATCTGAGCATTACATACTAAGGCACTAAATATCAGTACACATAGAAATAAATTTTTAAAAAACATAATGATTGTATTCTATTATATAAATATGTGGAAATAATCAATTCATCTTACAACGCTCCGAATACTCTTCCTCATATAGTAGTATCGCATCTAACAATTCATACTTTTCGAAATCATACTCATTCGCATATTCCCCAATCACATCAATGTGAACATCCAACATTCCACATTCCATTCGTTTAATTTTTCCCGTTTCTATCAATTCTTTCGCAATTTCGTTTGGTTGTTTCATAACTTTTCAATGTTTCGATATGCCTTAAAAGACATTTTATTTTTGTGTAACCATCTTTCAGCGTTTTTCCAATCACGTCTGTAACAATATTTCATTACTTCTTTGTTTTCCTCTTTCATCAGTAATAACAAACGTCTCTGTCTAAACACCTTTTTAAAACATTTCAACATAGTCATCTTTTATAAATATATAAAAATTATTTAAGAAAATCTACCACTTCCTTTATATTTATAATAAAAGGTTATTTAAAATGAGACAATCTAAAAAACATAATATTATGGATTCGGTTAATGAATCAATGAAAATGATTATTTCTGAGGGTATTGTAAATGAAATTTTTAAGAAGGAAAAAATTAAATACCCCGATAATTTCATAAATAAAATAATAGAGTATATTAAACGTAACTACCCAGAGGTAGTGAAGATAGAAAAAGATAAAGACTCTTGGTTTTCAAGATCATCGAAAGAATTTCTTCACATCTATGTAGATGAAGATGATGGACAACCTACTAATCTAGTGCAACATCCTTTAGAATGGACAATACACTGGGATTTAACAGATAATCTATTATCAGGATTACCACACCCCATAGATATAAAGGTGACTAATCTTAATAAGGATACTAAATTAAGAGGGCATACAGGTGAAGGTATAAATGAAGTTTTTAGTCCTCTCGATGATCGTATACCCAACGAAGATATTAAAAAATTTATAGATAGGGTAGTTAAAAGGATGGTGGATAGAACTGAAATTAATTTATATATGGAGGATTATGATCCTTGGAAAACGGGTAGTCCTTGGTTTGGTGATTTTATCACCCCACAATTCCCTAACGATAAAAAATATAAATTTAATATATCTTGGTTACTACAAGAACATTTTGAAAAAAATTTTACTTTTGTTAAATACTTTGCCAGTGAATTAATTGAGGCTTATGGTTTCTCTACTAGAGGGGAATTAGAGTATTTCGATTATGAATACCTTAAAAAATTAAAAGAAAAAGTAAAGTTGTTACAAATCCCTTTTATAAAAGAGAGACAAAAACAAAAGGAAGAATATCATAAAAGATATAATTTAAGTGAATCAAGAAAAGATATAAAAAAGGAGAGAGATGATATTGAAAGGGCAGTGCAAGATCTGAATAGATTACATAATTTTGATGTATCATATGAGGAAATGACCCGCGGAATTGAAAACTCCTCTCCCCAGCCCCTCTCCTCTGATATATGGGATGAATTAGAGAATACTGAATCTAATGAAATATCTGTAGGAGACTTCGATAAAGTATTCGACATCTCTAACAAATATAATAAAAGTAACCCACTTAAACTTAAAAAGAAACTAAGTGATGGTACCTACAATTATCCTATCATAGTAAGATTCGATGATAGATACTGGTTAGTCGCAGGTAACACAAGATTATGTACTGCAGCAGCAATGGGAATAACTCCTGAAGTAATAATTGCAGATATTAATAAACCATACCCTGTAGATGAATCATTAAAACATAAAAATAAAAGATTATGAAAGTACTAGCTTTACCATTCATATTACTATTCTTAAATTTTAATTTAATATCACAACATTTAATGTCACCCCCTAATGCCTCGAGAAAAGAAGTGAAACTTATTAAAAGTATTTTAAAAGATTACGTAAATGATGAAGAAGCTTTACTAATATATAATCCTTATGCCCCACTATACTTTGGGATATATGGTATAACCTACCAATATACTCCTAATATGTGTTTGATTAGTATCTCTGCCTCCATTGCAGATAGAGATAAACGATACTACGTTATATTACATGAACTGGGACATGTATTAGATATTTTCTATGGTGATCTAAGTGAATACCCTCCAATGTGGAAAGGTAAAAGAATGGATCACACATTAGATTGGAATGAAAGACCTTGGGAAATACATGCAGATGAATGGGCAAATAGATTATGGAAAAAATATTTACCAGGAGATCCACCACCAAATGATTTATTTGATAATGTTAGTTTCCCTCATGATTGTATTTTCCAAAGATGGGGTTCCATCAAATTTAAAAGTGAGTAATTAAGTATTAATATCCCCTCTATGTGCCACCCTATAATTATTGGGATTTAAATAGATAAGTTGTTTATGAACTTTCCTAATATAAAGAAAAACTTTATCTGCTTCTTTATCATACACTAAAGTTTTATCTTTAAAAATATCATCTATCTTATAATATGCTGGTTTTGCAGGAAATGGGGACATCATAAATCATTTTGTTTATCTTTAATCCCTTGTATGAATCCCTTAGTAAAATTAAAAAGAAACCCAATAATCAACGGCAATAATACTACACCAAAAGATAAATGGGGATATAAAGTAAGTTTAAAAATTAATAAAACTAATACGATACTTAAATCTATTCGTATATCCATATTACAAAGATACACAAAATAAATGACTAAAACAAACTAAAGAGATTTAATATCAATAAGGGTGGTACCTTTTCCTTTATTTTGAAGAGTAATTTCTTGTTCGTGGGGATAATAAATATTATTATGTAAAGTATTAAAAATATCAATTTGATCCTTATTAACACCCACAGTTATCAACACTACTTTATCTCCCGCATCACTATATATTGATCCTTTATTATAGTGATTATATAATAGTTCTTTTTTATTGGGGGAATAATGATCACCTAGGGATTCTGTGTCTATTTCCTCTCCCTCATGTAAATATAATAAACGATAGAGGGTAATAGTCTCAGGTAGAGTATTTAACCACTCTAAGAGTCTATTTAAGTCTTCCATACCCCACTCATTATCTAACCCCATTTCTTCATAGGCATTAGACAATTGAGTTAGTTCGTCACCAGTTAAAGTAACTTCTTCGTTTAATAATTTTATAAATGATATCATCACTTATAAATATATAAAAAATATGTTTAATCCCAATTAGGTATAGAGTAATACCTTTGTACCATTATTTTTTTTATCTGTGATAAATGTCTTGCATTGTTGAGTTTTAATCCGTATTCGAAACATATTTGTTTCATGTGTGGTAACAATTCACTAATTGTATGTTCACCTAAAGTTTTAATTGCCATTCTTTTTTCCTTTTTCTATTAATAAATGTATTATTTCTTTATAATCCAAATAAATTTGGTAATCGCTGGAGGAATCTAAAGGTTTACCGTCTTGTATACGTTGCACTATCAATTTTATTACTTCAAACGGTACTTCCTCCTTCATTGTGTGTTAAAAAATTTTCTCTCTTCTCTAAATAACTATCAAAAGATTTACCAGTGGTATCAGAATCCCACATTATTTCTTCCCCATCATAAATGATGTCGGTTATCAAAGACTCTTCATAATTTTTAAATAAAATATCTTTTATTTTTATATGTAATTTCTTTAAATCCAATTCTTCATCGTCTTCTAAATTCCAACCCCCATACATTATCCATCCTTTTTCATAAGATATAGAAGTGATTATATTACTGTTAGGATCAAAAGAATCAAATTCCTCACTCTCTACACTTCCTAAATGTGGCTCGTCTTCTAAATCCCATACATTGTCTAACATAATTTCTCTCTCACCATCCACTATTTTTACGTGACAATTAAATGCAGATGCACCATAGACATGAGTAATGTCATCACATTCATACCAATCAAATTTATCAGGTAAAATAGAATTAAGATCATAAGACATAATAACCCCTATAGGTTCGTCTCGGTTCTCCATTTCCTTTTCTAAAATGTCTATTTCTTCATCAGTAAATGTGCCCTGCACTAATTCTTGACCATACCCAACCACTTGTATACTAATATATCTACTCATAACTTTTTAGTAAAAATAAGGATTTATAATGATATAATCAAATAAAATTATTTTTCTTTACCTTCTTCTTTTTCTAATTCCGTACCAAAAGGATTACCCTTAGCAATGGTAATCTTTTGTGAAAATATCTCATCATTTACACCCAAAACGTGTAGAAGATATAATCCATTAGATAATTTAGATAAATTTATTTTAGTTTCTTTAACCATACCAACAGTAGATGTATGAACAATACTACCTTTCAAATCATAGACTTTAATAGTTTTTGGGGTTATGTCCTCTCCCCATTGTATATTAACTTCACCACTAGTAATAGTAGGGAATATTTTATAACCTTCTTTTATTAATTCTGGTGTATCTACTGGTGGATTGGGTGTAAAAGAATCTATCATAGTTTGTCTGTAAGTATATAGAGAAGCTAACCCTCTTTCTACTTGTCCTTCAGTAAACATAACCATACATGAATCACCACAATAATCCATATATATTTTAACTATTTCTCTTTCCGAAGGAGTACAATTACTGAAACTGGTATCGGGACATCCAGCATTAGGAAAAGTTGGGCCATCCTGTATACCTGTATCATCAACACCGTCATCTCCACACCATGAAGCTCCTCCACCCCACCAAGGATGGTATAAATTTAACCAATGACCAATTTCATGAACTAAGACTCTCCCCATTGCGTAATTTGGACCATATGTCCATGGATACATTTTATTTCCGGTTACTGCATAATCAATTACATTACCATCTGTTAAAATTGGTCCACCAGGGAATTGAGAATATCCTAAAAGTCCACCACCTAACTCAGCAACCCAAATATTTAAATAGAGTTTAGGATCCCAAGCATTTTTACCACCTAAAGAATCAAACTTAACTGCATTGTTACTATAACTAAAACTTAAGTTAGATGTATAGGTGCGAGTAATACCATTAGTAGGGTTACCACTTGGGTCAGTATGGGCTAATTCAAAACGTATTCCAAAATTACCCGGTAAATTTTTTAAGGTGTCTGTTAAAATAGTGGTATCACCATTTTCTAAATTAAAACATTCATTCAATACTTCTAATTGAGCATGTAATATACTATCATGTAAATTGTGTACAGTATCATGCCATACTACATGATAAACTACAGGTAAAACTATACTACCACTTTTTTTATGTCTATACTTTAAAAAATCTTGTAAATCCTTTTCAATTTGTTGATATTTTTTAGGGTTTGCATCGATAAATTTTTGGTTGTATTCATCTGCTCCACATACATGTTGCCCATTTATTAATAATGGGATAAATAATAAAATAAATAATAGAGATCTCATAATAGTTGTTTATTATATAAATATAACAACAACCTAGTTAATCCTATTTATTTCTTCCCATTATGTAAAACTAATGCAATATCAGGATTAGGCATTAACATAAGAAATGAATTTGCACTATCCGTAAATAATAAAAATTTATCCGAATAATGTAGGGACTTGAAATTTAATTTATAAACTACGTCTATACTGTCCCTATCTGCTTGTTCCACAGACCCATATTGTTCAAAAGTGCGAATAGTAGACATATCAAAAACTGCTGAGGGAGAGATCATTTGTAAAATTTTAGGATCTTCGCTATTAATAACTAAAAATTGTTTTTTACAAACTCTTTGAGTAATTATCTCACTATGGGTTTCACTTTCCCATTTATGTATAGTTTCACCTTCAGCATTAATCAATTCTGCATAACTCCACGCTTGTTTTAAGGATTGGGAAAAAATTAAATTACTTGTTAATAAACATAAGAAGACTATTATATTTTTCATATTCATACCTTTTTTAACAAAGATACACAAAATATATTATAATACCAAATTAGTCTTTATCATTTTTATTGCAATTGCAATAAGTATGATACCAAAAATCTTTCTTAGCATCATCATACCAGATTTACCTAATAGGTTGGATAGTTTGTCTGTACTCTTTAATGTTATATAAACTACTAATAAATTTAATACTATACCTATTAAAATACTCCATGTAGAATAAAGAGATTTAAAAGATAATATAGTAGTTAAACTACCAGGACCAGCAATTAAAGGAAACGCGAGTGGGACAATAGAAGATCCTTTAGTATCTGGTTCAGTTTTAAAAAAAGTTAAACCTAACACCAACTCCAAACCCATAAAAAATAATATCAGACCCCCTGCTACTGAAAATGATGCTACATCTATCCCTAAAAAAGATAATGCATGTTCCCCACTTAATAAAAATATAATCATAATACATAAAGACACGAGGGTTGCTTTAAGACTCTCTATCTTACCAAACCTTTGTCTTAAGTCCATTATAATGGGAATTGACCCAAATATGTCGATGATCGCAAATAGCGTCATACTAATCGTTAATACTTCATTCCACATAATACCACTAATATCCATATAAGAATTTTATTACTCTCTTTAAATATGCATCTCTAGCGGAAAAGTATCTAATTTATTAAGATTTTTTTTAGGTAAAATTATTGTATTTTTAAAAGTCTGAACGTCACCGATAATATAATTAATATAGGTTTCGTAACCAATTTTGTATCTTAATACAATTTTATCATTAGAAGTTATATAAAAACTATGAAACTCCTTCAGGAATACCGACATTATTTTCAATTAAGTCAATAATATAATCTTTATCATTGGGGTTATTAACAAAATCTAAATTATCTACATCAATAACTAATAGTTTACTCCAACTATATTCCCCAAAAAATACCTCATAATTACTATTAAGGTCATACCAGTAATTAATACTTTGTTCTAGTTCATATTTTCTACCTCTACGTTTAATACGCTCAATAACATTTTCTGTTTTGATTCTAAGATAAACCATTAGTGTGGGAGGATTTACATGCTCCATCATATTATTAAAAAGATCGACATAGATATCATATTCCTTATCATTTAATTCTCCTTGATCCCTTAACATCTTAGCAAATATTCTATCTTCTACAATACTTCTATCCATAATAGAGGCAGGATGATGCATAGAATCTTTATACATTTCAAACCTTTTATTGAGAAAAAATATCTGTAAAGGGAAAGCGTATTTTTCCTTATCATAATAAAATTTTTCTAATAATTCATTATCAAATACTGGTTCATGATATACTTTATAACCTAATTCATTAAATATGTTGCATAGGGAACTTTTTCCCACTCCAACAACTCCCGCGATATTAATTACTTTATCTCTCATAGTTTCTTTTTAATAAACCTACACATAAGTTCTCATATTGTCAATTATTAAGCATAAAAAAACCTCAAATAAATGAGGTTTTATAAGGCTGGAGCTATCCTCCGAGCATTTAAATCTTTCGATCACCTTATTTTTTCTTCGCTTGGTATGACCAAACTACACCTACTAGCGTCATTACCGCACCTACTACTTCAGGTACTACATCCGCATCCAGATATCCTTTGGTTACTAATGCACCACCTAATACAGTTAAGGTATGTCTAATTAGTCCATAAATTTGTTCTTTTTCCATAATTATGATTTTTAATTATTTTTATTAGTTTAGAGTAACAGGTAAATTATAAAATATTAATTCTTTGGGACCTGTTAACCCAAAAGGTCTTCTATATAATGTTTTACCCTTATCTGGACTCTCATATATCCATTTAATATTTGCAATCCAAGTGTGGGGAGTAAACTTCACTTTCTGTTTCTTGTTTTTCATTAGAAGTAGTTAATTCAATAATAGATGCTATTACACCTATAATAATTAATATCCAGAGTATTTTAAATTTCACGAGTCATTAAGTTTAGATAATTCAATACATCTTTCAAAATCTTGTTGATCTTTAAAATAAGTTAATAAACTTTCAATGTCATTATTAGTAGGTGGTAATTCTATATTATGGGCAAATACTAACCCTTCACCACCTTTATTAACCATTAATTCTTCTAAAGTAGCATTTCCTACAATGACATCATAAGAATTACACATCGCTTCATCTAAACTTTTTAATGCTTGTAACTCATCCATAACCTAACTTTTAAACAAATATAAGATTATAAAATTATATTATCAATAGTTAATAAAAGTTATTTAAATATTGGAGAAAATAATAATACCATTTTATCTTTAATAATAAGGTGTCCACCTCCTCTTACTTCACACCATTGACCTTCTATATTGATAGAAAATTTTTTATCTTTAAAAATTAAAGGATAACCTTTAGTAATGGGAATAGATGTCTTCCTAAGAAATATACCTTTAGTTGTAGGGTAACTAGGCATCTTATATAATTTACCATGTTCACTTACCCATCCATTTGCAAATCCGTTAATATCTAACTGTTGAAATATTACTTGGTGTAGATGTATTTCTTTAGTATAAACGAACGCAGGGGTTTGGTAATTATCCCTTACCAATATTAATCCGTTTTTATATGAAATACTATACATCTTTGGAACTCTTTTTCCCTAGAGTCCTTCTGTATTGAGTATTTAAATCACTTATACCAAATTTACATGTTATCAATCCTAAAATAATAAGTAATATCATAAATGGTATAGTAGTTTTTCCATATAAAGAAAGGTTAAAGTTCCATAAACCATGAATACTCGCCCCACATATTAAACCTATGAGTGTATAAATTAATTTACGTATTTTAGGGTATTTCTCCATAAAAACTCCAAATACCGTTCTACTTCTGTTACCTAAAGAAGTTGCAATGTCTGATAAAGCATACCAGTAACCAACAAACATAGAAAATATCATATGCCCTAGTGTAGAAGTGAATGATCTTATTATTAATACATCTTCCCCATATCGATAAGTATAACTTAAGTTTTCATATAACGCAAACCCTAATCCTACCATACCTAATGATAACATAGTAGAAACAGGATGTTTACTCGTACTTTTTATACTTAAACTAACTAGTAAGAAAGCTAAAAACTTTGATAACTCTTCTCGTGGCCCAACAATAAAGAAATGTTGTTTAAATGCGTCATACGCATTCATTTCAAAAAATGCTGCAAACATAAATACAAAAATAATTGAGAGTAGTCCACCAGCCACGTAAAATAGAGACTTCTTCAGATCGAAAGTCCCGTAAGGTGTTGTAAGGTATAAAATAAAAGCATAGATTAATGGAGGTAAGAGTGTCCATAATAATAATCCTATGTGAAATTCAATAAACATACGATTATAAATAGGGATAAATGTTACCCTTCTTCTATTGCTTTTGTAAAAGTTTTGTAAGGAAGAATTATTTTAATTTAATAGAAAGAGTAGTATTAGATAAAAAATTATACGTGGAAGATAACCCATAATCCACTAATGTTTCATCCACTATCTTCTTCATAGTGTCACTATGCCCAATTATAATATTAACTTCACCAGTACCTTTCATTAAGTGTTCACCAATAAATTGATCCACTTTGCGAGGTACGTCTCCATGACGCACCCCATGCAAATCTAATTTATAACTCATTTTTTAAGTGTCTGTAAAAAAGATTCTACCTTTTCAATATTCTCGTTCAAAACTTCTGAATATTTTTGATTGGTAGTGTCTTTTAATTCATCTAATGACTTAAATAAATCACCCACAATATTTTTTCCTTCAGCATCTACTTGTTTACCTTTCTCTACTAAAGTATTAAAATTTTCTTTCATTTTGTCTTCTGTATGTTGTGCTAATCCTACACCTGCATACAAAACATTTTTTAAAGTTTCCATTTAATTATTTTTTCTCTTTTGTTATTTAATAGAAGTTGTAATTTGGAAAAAGAATATTCATCTCTAAACAAAATTCTAAATCCATCAATAAATTGTTGAGCCGCTTCTAATTGCATTTCATTTTCACAACTTTCTATTACTGCTACTGATTTATTTTCAGCATCTATTATCTTATATATTTCCATTTTTAATTTTTTTTCTTAATTTCTCCACAGTATCGCACATTTCATAGTCTTCTATAGATACAAAATACTTAACACATTTTTCTAAACTCTCATCCCAATTTTCTTTATCTACCATTAAAACCATCGTATAATCTCTTAAATTATTTATGATTTTGAATAATGTTAGATTTTCTATGTCATTTTCATATGCATGATCAATGTTCTTTACTATTTCACTATGTATATGATGTCTATTATTAGTTAATAAATTCTCCTCTTCTTCTTCAGTATTAATAATAATTGTTGGTACTTTATCCATTAATTATAAATTGATGTTATTATTTCTATTTTTTTTATAATTTCTATACGTGCTTTAGGGTCATCAACTATTAATAATTGTTTTCTTAAATATCGTAAATCTTCCATGACTTTTTTATCACTTACCTTATCTATTTTATTATATTTTGGCATACGAATACTATTTAATTTTTTAAATTGTTTAATTATGTATATTACACCAATAAGTATAAGTAAAATTATTGATAAAATAAAATAAATCATTTAATAATTTTAATTTTAAATAGTTTATAAGTGTAGAGTAAATGGAATAAACATATCAAAAATACTTGAAAGACTTCAAACATCATTAACCCACCAAAAAATAAAAGATAACCAAATAAAGACACTCTCCCAAATCCACTCACTCTTTTATCATTCCACATAGCATAAGTAGATGTTATAAAAAATATGACAGCACTACTATAATGAATAATAGGGAAATCATGCATATTAAATAATGCTAGTAAGATAAGAAAAAAAGAGGGATATTTCCATTCATTATTTCGATGTATCAACAATCCTATTGCTAATGTATTAAAAATAACTGTGAAAAGGATAGGGGAATGAGTATAATATCTACTATAACTTTGTTCCCACCCAAAATATAAAGGAAACCCAAACATAGCAATTACACCAATAGTGGATAGCACAAATCGGGTAAATAAATTTAAATATGAAGGTAAATTTTTCATGTAAAACTGGTTGGTTTCTATAAATAAATATGGAAAAAAACCAGTTTTTAAATACTACAAAGATAAAATAAAATCTTTATATTCTTGATACTTGATTTTTAAATAATATTTAGATAATTCTTCCGCTTCTGTCAACCCAAAATACATCTCTTCTTGTAGTGCTCTAGATATCGCTTTTTGTAACATAAAACGGGTTTGTGAAAGAGTTAGAGATAATTTACGAGTATCACTCTCTTTCATTAAGGTAGGTCGTCCCTCCATATCATTTACTACAGGATACCTACTATTAAAAAACTTTTCAGATTTTTTAAAAAAATTTTCTAGTTGTATGTTGGTATATAAAGACATATTTGTTTGATTTAAACAAATATACAACAAATTTATTTATTATCCAAATTTATCTCATTAATTAATTCAAACACTTGTTGATCATTTAACGCAAAAGTTTCTTTAAGATCGGAAATATCCGGAGAATCAAACTCCAAATTTTGAGTATATTGCTCAAATAGTATTAAAAATTTATTAAATTCTTCAGTAAAATCAAAAAATAATTCTTTATTACGAGTATTTTTAATCATCTTAATTACTTCTTCATTCTCCCCCTTAAATATCCTGTCCACTATTAAATGTAAATTAGAAGAAATAATATGTTTTTTTAATTCTAATAAACCATTATCTACATCTTCACGTAAAGCATTTAACTGATTCGCATCATTCACTAAACCCGCATAATAACTACCATCTAAAGTATTATTCTTTTGTAGATGTTTAGTTATGGCTTCTTTAATTGCATCATTTCCCATATGATAAAGATAACTATTATTTTTTTCATTTTCAATGTTTATTTATTCTTTTTTTTTTCGTATGTTTATAATGATTTTAATCGATAACCATATATTTATAAAATAGAGAATGGTTTAAAAAATGGATAAACACATTGATAATTTAATACTTGAACTTCAAAACGCCCTTTCAAAGAAATACGGCAGACACTTCAAAAGATTTTATTTAATAAAAAATATGGAAGAGTCTGAAGATTGGCAAGGATTAATTCATTATTCTGATGAAGGTGAAAGACAAGTGGAGTATTATAATATTGAAAACCAAGAAGTCGTAAAAGACAGTAAAATATTTCATTAAAAAGAACATGAGAAAAGATAAATTAGTGGGCAAAAATGTCATACTAAAAAATGTATACTGCGTTGATAATCAAAATGGGGTTATTACAGAAGAATATAAGGACATTACTGGAACATTAGAAAAAATAGGTCCTAATTCTTTTTTTGGATGGGATTTATGTGCATTAGTAAATGGTGTGAATTATAAATTAGAGTCGTTATCTCAAATTCAGGCTATTTATAGATAAGATGAAAGCTATTGTATTTAAGAAAAACGGTGACCTTACCTTATTAAATCGTATAACTAAAGAAGAGGAGAAAATTAATACTATAATCCATTCTTTAGATTGTCCGACAATACTTGAGGAAGGCATTACTTTTGAGACTTTTTTTAATCATTTAATAAAAGAGAAAGACTTCTTGAACACTGTCTATAAAGAAACAATGGGAGAAGCTAATTTAGATAATTTCTTAAAAGAATGGAAAAAACTTCCCACTAAAAAATTAAAAGATCATGGAATAGAATACTTAAAAACTTATAAAGTGTTTGACTATATAGAATTAGTGGAAGATAATAATTTTATTGATATACGGATTGACTTTGATGGGATTGGGGAAGAAGGAGATTTATTTAATGTAGAGTTTATCCCTTTAAATGATTTAAAACCAATACCTTTAGTATTATCTAATAAAATTTCTATTTATCGCACCGTTTCAAATATAAAAGGTGAGGAGTTATTTTTTGAAGGAAATACTTTTACTTTATTATTTGAACTAATTGGAACAATATTATATGTATTAACTATCCATAAAACGCCAGAAGGAAGAGAATCTGCAAAACATAAATTTATTAAAATTATAAATGAAACTAATATAATAGAGATGTTAGAAATACAAAAAGAAGAGGCGGTAGAAGTTCAAAATTACGAGGAGGCAGCACAACTTAAAAAAATATTGGATCGATTACGAAATGGGTTTATTGATGACTGATCCGACTTCGATATTGGTAATCTCAATCCTTTTTAATTTGTGGGTATCAATATAATTATTCCTCATCAATTGGTGAAAATTAAAAATTACTTCATCTTCACTATAACCAGTTAATTGCATCAACCCTAAAAAATCCACTATATTACCCCATCTATCGTAAGATTCTTTTATGTATTCTGCATAATAAGGATTTAACTCATAATCATACGTAATAGTATACAATTGCATAGTAGATAAAATTTCTTGCCTTTTTTCCTTATTTTGTTTTTGAAACGTTTTGGGTAACATATTATATAAATATGTAATTATCCTTCAGGGTTTGTATTATTCCATTCTTCAAAATAACGCACAATTGGTTCGGGGTATTTTTTTAAAGCACTTTTTAATCCAGATTCCACAATATGTTCTAGTACTTCATAATATAATGCCCACCACCTTAATTGAGTTTCTTGGGGGTATTTGGGGTTATTTAACATAATCGATAGTTTAGTTGTTAGTGATACTACAATTTACGAAAAAATATTCACAAAAAAAAGTAAATCGGTTGTTATTCATAAATATCTTAATAAATATCAATAACTTTACCAAACTGTCATTGTTATGTAACGTATTTAAAATACGATTATTTCTTTTTCAATCCATCCAAAAACTTAGGGTCTTTTACCTTATCTTTTCTTTCACAATTAACTACTTCTAACTTGTTATTATAATAAGTAACTATAGGGTTACCTAACACGTTATCTTGTGAATAATAAACCGCTTTTGTTTTCCAATCTAAATCTTTTTTATTTTTTCTCATTTTATTTTTTTAAAAAAAAAAGAGGGGAATATCCCCTCTCTTCAACCAAATCAAACACTATATTACATCATAGCTTCAGATAAACTCCACAACATTTTGTTAACCTTTAGATTTTCATCTATCGACTTAACTGCTCTGGTTTTATTATATTTAATTTTTCCATCTTTCTTAACGTAGGTATTTAAACCTCCTCTAATCATTCCTTCTTGTATTCTGTTGAATACTGTCCACAAATCATTTCCTTTGTCTGCGGCTCTGTTAATGGTTAGTAATTCGTCTAAGTTAACGTGTCTGTCTTTACCCCATCTTTCGATTACCGCTTGTTGTGCGAAATCTCTTCGTTGTTGAGGTGTTAATTCAACACCCATCATACCTTGTACTTTACCAACCACCTGTGGAATATGGGTAGTAATTTGTCCCACAGTTTCTAAAATAGAAGATTTTTTAAATCCTTTATGTCTAATACTGTATTGATCAAAAGTTTTATCTGCCACCACTAAACCATTACTACAAACTAACCTAAATAATCCTACATGAAATTTAAAAGAAGAGGTACCATTGTGAGAATTAGTCAGTACAATCTCAGGATGTGTATCACCTATTTCTGCAGATAAGTTATCCATTTCTTTATTTCTGAATCTTATAATATGTTTTTTATAAGGAATAGTGTTTTCATAACCAGTACGTGTACCAGTTTGTAAGGCTTGAGTTACCCCCCAATTCTTTTCTTCTAAAATATCTATAATCCTAGTAGTAGGAATATGTTTATAAATATGAGATAAATGTTTAGAAGGTTTTTTAGTAAATACTGAAGGACAACTTTCTTGAATCTGTTCTAAATTTAAATAATCCATAATTTTCTTTTTTTAGTGTTTTTATATTTGATTAACTTATACAAATATACGACAAATATTTTAAACTGCCAAACATTTTTCCATAAAAAATGGAATTTCTCTATTTTTCCACTTACTAAAATGTTTTTTTTCTCTAATATAATACTCTCTGTAAGACTCCACTGCATTACCTATCTTACATTCTTGAGGCATCGCCAATTTAAATGGGGTTAGATTACCATTTTCTTTTAATGTAGGATGATTTATTATACACCATTCTATTATATCCTGTGATTTATGTCTTTTACCATAACGATAGGTATATTCTAAACATAATTCCATACCTAAATCACATAACCATACATAATTTTCTAAACATTCTCTTGCCCATATTGAACAAGGATGATTCTTATGAGATAATCTATAAGGTATGTCTAAAGAGGAATGTAACATATGATGTACCCCACATAATAGTTGGGCGGTTTCTAATATCATTTTTACTACATGTTTATCATTATGATATTGGGCGCACTTTTTTGGGTCTTCATCTAAAATAAAAATATTCATACAATTTTATAATTTATGTTTTTACAAACATAACATATTTTTTTTAGAAAACCAATTATTTATTCATTTATTTTTGATATTTATTAGTATAAATTTATCTTTATGAGTAAATTAACAAATTCAGAAATAAAAATATTACGTTTATTGGATAAGCATGTGGGGACACCAGATAAAGATCGCACTGTTAAATTTTTAAGAGATACCTTAGCATTTAACCATACAGACTCATTGGATTGGTGGAAGTTATGGTACCTCAATAAAGAAACTCAAGAAACTCCTTATGAACAAATGGAGAACATCAACAGAGGATTTTCCTTTTTAGTAGATGCTATAAAAGAGATAATATCCAATGAAGAGTTTTCCCCTATGGTAATGGTAGATAAAATGTATGATGATGACATTGAAAAATATGAAAAAATAATTGGCCCTTATTTTCGTGAAAGTGGGAAGGACATTACTTTTGACTCCGAGGGGGTACAATTACATCTACCTCGAGAAGAATGGGCGGAATATTTTTCAGGGATGGGAGATGACGACATATGGAGATATGAAGGGGCTAAAACCCACCATGATGGACAAGATGATGAAAATTTTGAATATGAGGAATTTGATTATATAAATCCTAATGAGGAATTATTTGATGAATTCAATAAATTAGGTGAAGCAGTAGGAGATAATAGAAAATGGAGTGTTGATAATAGACCAAATGATACAGACATTACTGATTGGTTATACTCAAATTTAACTCGGGAAGATGCTGAAGACATCATACAACAATATATTTGGTCACTTGGTACAGCAGTAACACAAGCTCGCAACAATGAGTTACTAGAATGGTATGAGGAAAAGGTGGATTATCCGGAAAGTAGATGTGATTCCTATTCTGATGATGAATGTATAACTATACCCTATGAAGATTTATTATTAATGATAAAAGAAAATGAATGGATAACCCTAAGTCAACTAAAGGACGCTGGACTTAACGATGGAGTTGAAAATATTGCTGATGCATATTATGATTCTTGGTTGGATGATGAGGGATATGAGGAAGTTATGACTCACACGCGTGACACCGTAGAAAACATTATTACAAAAATTGAGGATGATGAAGACTATATGGTACTAATTACAAAAAGAAAAGAATTTTTAAAATTACTTGAAAAATTTAAATTTAAAGAAGGTAGCTACGATTGGAAGTGTAAAGATAGTAGTTATGTAAGTGAAAATGGGAAAATTAGAGTATGTGTTAGAGATTATGACGCACAAAATGAAAAAGTTAAGTTTTTCTACGATGGAGAAGCCCACTTAACCCCCTTAAATGATTTCATTGCGTGGGCACAAGGTAGTATATTAGAACTTAGTGAAAATATTAGAATAGGAAAATATAGACTTATAATGGAAAGTATTGCTTCCGATGCAGAAATAACTAAAATTGCAATATTTGATTTTGACGGTACACTCATGAATACTCCTCAGGCAGAAGAAGGTAAAAAACAATGGGAAATTAAAACTGGGAAACCTTATCCTCATATTGGATGGTGGGGAAGACCAGAATCTTTAGACACTGACGTATTTAACATTAAACCTATAGTCTCTACTATTTTAGATTATAATATAGAAATAGATGATCCCAATACTTTAGTTATTATGTTAACTGGTAGATTACCTAAACAAGCACCTCAAGTAGAAAATATATTAAATGATTATAATATAGTATTTGATGAATATCACTATAAAGAAGATGGTGATACCTTAAAAAGTAAAATAAATACTATTAAAAGTCTTTTACTTAGATATCCTAATGTGAATTTTATTGAAATGTATGAGGATAGAGTCCCTCACGCTATTGCATTTGAAGAATGGGGTGAAGAAAATAATATGCCAATAAAGGTAAATGTAGTTACACCTAGCTAGATTTCAGATATAACCCAAATAGGGTTGCAGCAATACCAAAAATAATTTGTACCACTACCCACACTGTTGTAGACATAGTTTTAAATGTCTTTAAATCACTTACTTCTTTTTGCAATTCTTTTAATTGGGTAGGAGAAGAAACTTCATCAATATTGTTCTTCCAATTTTTAAGTGTATTTATTTCGTCTTTTATCTGTTCACTTTTTGCAATATCTTGACGTATTCCATTAGTCTCTTGACTTAATTCATCCACTCTCTTATTGAGTTTTTCTAATTCTGCTAATACAAGACGGGAATATTCGTTCCACCCGTTCTGTTTTCCGTTACCACTCATGATTTATCTCTTTCCACTTCACAGGTACAAAATAAAATATCTTTGTTTTTCACTTTTTGTATAGTAAATTTAGAAGTAAAAACATCACCACTTTTATGGGGGCATTTGATTACCCCATTCCACACACCTGTCTTATTTAATTGTTCATTAATTTTGTCAATTGGTCTTTCCGGTATTTTACAAAATAATTCATAATGTCGTTTACCGACCATATCATCAGGGTCTTCAAACCCATATATTTCAGCAAATAGTTCATTTACTAAAACATATTTCCAATCCTCTTCCATTATTGCCATGGCTCGTGGAGCAGTTAAAAATACATGTTCTAAAATATCAAAATGTTGTACTTTTTCTAACAAATCTTGATCTCTGAGAGATAAATCTTCTACTAGTTGTCTTAATTTATCTAAATTGCTCATTCCTTTTTATATATAAATATATAAAAAATGTCTTATGTTAAAGAATATTAGAGATATACCATTTTTTAACGTTGTTTCTCGGTTTTTCATTTTCATTAATGTTTGCAATAATTCTATGTGCTTCATCTTCATTCTCAACTTTAAAAGATAAAGTATTGATAATCTTGCTAACTGATTTGCCGTCTATAACCTCGGTTTTCTTTGGTACCCTTTTCAGGTGAATAGTTAATCTTTTCATTAATTAATAAATTGCATCAGGTAAATCTTCTATTAAAGGAAAGTTAGATTCTAAGAAATTCATCACACTCTCTTCGCCATGTTGGTCAAGTAACCATTCACCGAAAGTAACTGGCATATCCATATCTTCTTCATTATCCCAATCATCTACTACATCATCGAATGTGAACGTATCTTCGATAAAATTATCCATTACCCAATAGTAATAATCATCACTCTCTACTCTACGATAAAATCCTGCATCGTCCCCTTCTATTTTGAAGTCGACCACAAGATTTCCTAAATCATCACATTCGATATTTAAGAATTCGGTAATAAAATATTTACCCATTTTAATTTTTTTTGTTAATAAATATGTCTTTATTAACAAAAATTATTGTTGTAAGTCAAATAAGGGAGAGTTTTCCCCTATTTTCTTACTACTGGTTAGTGTTTCTAACTCAATAAGTTTATTCAAATATTGTTGTGCTTTTAATAAATCTTCTACACCATTTTTATCTTTCCATCTAGTCACATACTTAACAATATTACCCTCAAAAAAATCTAAATTTTGTGAATGGGCATAATCCCACATTTCAATTCCCCTGTTATAATGATGGGGATGTTTTACTCTTTCTTTACTCATTTATGTTCCGCAATTAAAGTTATTAATCCTACTATCGTTACTGTTACCCCACACCCAAATGCAATGGTATTAGGGGAAATACCTAAACCTTTATGATTAGTTTTTTTAGGAAATGGTTTACCATATCTTGTAATATCCGATATTAATGGGGCGGCAGTAAATGTTAAACCACCAATGGTTAATATTGCCCCTTTACTAATTTTTTTTGGTTCTTTATAATGTCTGTTATACTGACTTGGTATTAACAAGGGTGTTAGTAGAAAAAATATGATTATTATTTTTTTCATATAACCCAACAATAATGATAAAAATAATAAATGTCAATTTATATCTGGTAAAAATAATATTTTTTATCCTCATATTCCACCTCATCTTCTATACCATTATAAGTGGCAAGAAAATGTGGTACCCCATCATAAGAAATTGCATTATCTATCAGGCTACTTACATTTACATCAGCATAACCATACTCTATAGCATCATCTAAATCATATCCCAGATAATCTTCAAGATATAAGAATGGATCATCCTCAATATCAGTCAGCCATATTTCTTTTCTTAATTCCCAATATTGGGTTTGTAGTTCATCTCCCTCATAGGATTTCTTTTGTATTTTATACTCTTTCAGTTCGTCAGATAATTTATTTTTTTCTTTATACGTCATTTCAATCATAGTTTGGATTTCCATAAAAAATCTTTCCGCTTCATTCAATTTAATTTCTAATCTTTCAACCTCCTCCCCAAATTCTTCATACCCATAAGCTTCATCTTCATACTCAATATGACCACTTAATTTTTCAATTTCTTTCTCTAAAATTATTTTTTCTTTTTCTATGTTATCTCGTTGAAACTCTAATTCTTGTATTTCTCTTAATGTTACAACTATTTCCTTTTTAAGGAATTCCATTTCCTCTTCTATATCTTCGTAGTCTTCTTGTAAACCTAACTGATCACGCATAGTAAAAGGGCTCATTCTCCCCATGTCGTCATCCGCTCGATATTCTGCCTGTTCTTCAATCCACCAATACAACCAATTAACCTCATCTACAACCCAACTGCTATTAAAAGCATTTAACCCCTCATTATTATAATCATCTTCAATTATAGTGGAGGCTGCATCATAGGATTGTTGTTCGCTATTACTCACCAAATATTCTTGAGTGTGTGATGTATGAAATTGCGATGGATTATCATCTATTATAAAAGCTTCGTATTGGGGTAAATAAACTCCTGTGGGATCTCCCGCATCTATTTCCTCAATAAAAAAAGGGTCAATATCTAAGAACTTACTTAATGCTTCTATGTTTTTATTTTTTGGGGACTTTTTATCTAAAATGGCACTTTCCATTTCACTAAATTTTTGATCACCCTTATCTTTATTGTTAATATATAATTTTATTAATTGGGTGAGCATATATGGATTAGTAATAGATAACACCTTAACTAAAAAGTGTAATACATCCTTCATTGAGGTTTCTACCCCTTTCTTCTCCATAATAGATAACATTTTTTTCTCTATTGGAGTTAATTTAACTTTTTTTTCTTCGCCTTCTACTAATATGTTAGAAAATTTCATCATGCAATATTATTTCTACTAAACTTTTTTAAATCTTCTAGATTATCTATTTTATATTGAATGGCGTAATCCACTTCTCCTCTCTCGTCTTCTAACTGGGTTTGTTGACCTGGCTCATCAATTTCTACTACTTCCTTATCATGAGTAACATTATAAATAATATCGAATCTATATTTATTTTCCTCCACCCATAATAAAAATTCACTCCCATCTTTGGGTAATTCTATTTTTTCATCACTTACTACTATAACCTCTCTTCTCCATAAAGTTGCAGTATCAAACTCTCTCCAATGTCTGGTTTCTCCCCCACATTCCCGACAATCATACGATATCTCTCCCACCCCTTCACAATCAGAACAATCTTCCGGACCTTCTTCTTCATCATATATTACACTTCCATCTCCATCACAATAATTACATTCTTCATACTCCCAACCAGAACCCTCACAATTCTCACAATCCCACGATTCTTCATCATATCCTTCCACTATCTCATCTTCATAATAATAAACTTTAGTTACCCAAAATGGGTCATCTAATCTTAAAGGGTCTTTCTTAAAATCTTTAACATCTATGTTTCTATATAAAAGATATAAAATAGATGCAATATCACTTTCAGTCAAATCACTAAAAATATTCTGTAACCACGTACGTAATGGTACTAACTGATCATATTCTTTTCTCTTCAGTGGCCACATATTTCTAAATAAATCACTCAAATCCTGAGTTATTGCCTTATTAGGGTCTTTTATCTGTTGGGAGATACGATTTAAATCAAAAGTCTTAGATATCATATCTAATGCCCTCCTATAGAATTTATTATCTAAAGGGGTTTCTCTTCGTTGTTCATTTAATATATCTAAAAATTTCATATCTAATAATGTAAATAATCGTTTAATATTTGACCAATGTAGGTAAATGTTTCATCCGTATCCCCATCAGTCTCAAAATGAATCTCCGGATGTTCGTCAACATATTTTTTAATATCTAACCCAATTTCTTCATTAACGTCTAACTCTTCGTCATCATACTGCCAACTAGGTTGAGATCTTATATAATCTATTACTTTTTTAGCATCCACATCAGTAAAGTACTGATTTAATTGATCTATTGCCATCTCCATTTCCACTCTATCAATAAATAATAACACATCTTCCTCATTGTCCGCATCATACATCAACGGCTCATCTGCATGACTTGTCTCTAAATAAGAACTAGTAACATAAATTTTATCCCCCATCCCATGAGTATTAAATGTTTTCCAAAAATTTCGTTGTCCAAATTCAGGATTATATGGTTTCCAATTAGGATTAGTGTAACCCATAAAATCACCGCTACTAATAGGTATTAAACTTTTACCACCAAAATTTCTTTCTCTTCTAAAAGATTCTGGATCATAAACTTCTTTTTTCCATCTTTCCCATAATTCTATCATTATACCTGGAGGTACGGAATAGATTTCCATAAAATTTCCTTCACTACTAGAACCAGAACCAAACAAGTTTTTTAAATGTGCCACTAAACGTAAATTATCATTAATTAACGATTCCTTTTCAATCAATTTTGACCTTAAGGATAAAATGTCATCTATCTCCATATCTAATACATTTTTATGTGTATCCAATAATTCTTTTAGATTTTGGATTTGTATATTCGCATTCATTGCTGCGGCCCTATACTCATATGCTTCATTATTACTATACATAGTATTATATGCAGCATTAAACCAATCGGTATCCACATAAAGGTTCTCATACCATTGAGTAAGTTTAGGTATTAATGCATTGATAAATCTTTCATTACCTTTAGTATTTTCATATAGTATCTCAATTATTTTCATTATACTTTTCCTAATATATCAATTATTATCATATCCATTACTCCTGGTTCACTTACTTTTTTCTTTTGAAATTCTTCTATTTTATTGGCGTCATCTTCTACATATGATACATATTCTTCTGTCACATCATCCATAAAAATCTCATCTAATATTATAACATCATCACTATATTTATCCATAAAATCATTATAATTTACCGGTGGAACCATAATATGTGTAGAACCGTCGTCAAACTTCGCTTTACGAGTAGGTGAAATAATAGTAGATGGTGTAGGAATATCTTCTAAACTTAACATAATCCACTCATATAGATTAATAGTATATTCCTCATAATCTTCGGGCACTTCGCCGCCTCCACCACACTCTTCACAATCATTGGTTACTTCTCCGCTTCCCTCACAGGAATCACAAGATATCATGATAGGGTTACCCTCATCGTCCGTATCTGTTTCTTCTTCCCCACTTCCATCACACATTTGACACTCTTCGTCATTACTACCATAACCATCACATTCATAACATTCCTCATAACGAGTATCCCATTCTTCTTGAATATCCCCATACGCACTTATATGATATAAATAACCATCCCAGTTGGTGGTTATATCATCAACTAAATAATTTTTTTTCCCATTTAATAAAAGTATCCATATTAATTGCCCTATTCTTGTGGGTTCACTTATATAAAGAACATCTCTTATGAATTTTTGTATGGGTAAAATATAACTTTTAATAAAAGTCTTATAACGTGAGTTCCCATTAAAAGCATCGTACGCTATCTCAATTTTCTTAGGTAGTTGTTTAGAAATAATACTTAACAACCTTCTATTAACCTTACTATCTAAGTCAGAAAGAGGAGATTGTGGAGATTTTTCTTCTAATATCTGTGTGAACTTTATCATATACTATAAATATATGGGAAATAGTATTAAGATGTTATTTCACTAACCTTCCCTTTTAAAATTATGTCTTCGTCTATTGGTCTCCAATCTGTGATGTAATTAGAGTTAACTGGTTTTCCATCAGGAGGTATTGCAATAGTAATATGAGGGATATCTTTAGTAGTGGGATAACCTTCTACTTCTACGGCAATTGCATCTTCTGATACCCCCACTTTTTTTACTAATAAAGATACTCTTTTATCTAAATCATCTTTTAATTCAGGTGGTAAAGATTCTTTAAACACTATAGTCATATGTTCCCCCATTTTATTCCAATGCAAAGGAATATCTACATAATTTTTGACTAACATAAGAAGATGGTCACGAGCGTCATCATCTAAAACTACGGCAGAATATAAAACCTTATTTTTACCTTCTTTAATGAATTTAGATTTTTTCTTTATTAATCTTACACCTGCTTCTATAATATGTTTCTTTTTCATATATAAATAAATAGTCTATAATTACGAATAAGGTATATATAATATACTATACCCTAATAAAAATAAAACTAATCTACCAAATGCATAAAGATCAATAATTGTGGTATTCTTAATAGGAATTAAAGAATTAATGGAATGGGAAAAGAAATGAAAATCTTCTTCTGCCAATCCCATTCTTCTAAGTTGAAAGAATACTCCTTTATGAAAACTTATCCCCATGAAATAAACCCCAAAGCCATTAATAAATATTTCATTACTAAATTCATAGTTAGTATAAAAATATGCAACAATAAATGCCACCATCAATTTAAAAAAAGGTAAAATTATTTTCCTTACCCACAAAAAACTTTCTTTTTGTTGTATAACTTGTTGATTATATAACAAATATTCTACCCCACCAATAATACTATTAAATAATGCCCATATTAAAAATATACATATATTCATTTTTTTATCTTTTAAAAATTTTACTGAAAAATAATTCAAAAACTAAAGAAAAAGTAGTTTTATAAATTATAAAATCTATTATTAAATTCAACCAACTTATCCCTATATCAATAAAAGGTTGATAAAACACAATCCCTAAACAAAAAAACGTAATCATAAAAGATTGTGCTAAATGCCATAAATCTGTTGTCCATACAAAAATGGTTGATGATCCTATGAATCTTTCCCCATTTTTTCTATCCCCGTTTTTCCATTTATTTTTCCAACTTAATTTAGGGTTTGCCCATTGTTCAATGGAAGTATTTTTAAAAATAGAATTATCATAATGGAAAGAAATTTTATCCATTATTGCATTACTTATACCTGCTAATATTATACAACTTAACGTTATCATTAATCAGGATTTATTTTATATCCATCACCAAAAATAAATTTAGCTAATTCTTCAAATACTTGAATGTCATGTACCTTTGCAAGATAAAAAGAAAAAAACAAACCTACCCCTAATATAGATAACCAAAATCTATATACTCCAGACCAATCATCTGCCCACGCATTTCTTCCTTGACCAAACCCGTATTCCATAGGTGCATCACATTTTTCACAATATTTAGGAGCACTTTTAGTTTCCCATGGCTTTTCAATAAACTTACCCCTAAATTGGATATGTTCATAATCATATTTCCCAATATAATTACATTTATGACACCGATACTGTTGTTTTATTAAAAGGTTTAAAGATGTTACTTTTTTTAATTTCATACCTTTTTTATATAAATATAATAAAAGTTTAACTATTTGTGTATTTTTTAAAATAAAATGTTTATATTTAATTTATAAATAAAATTAAATTACAATATGGATAAAGGAAAAAATTTATTAATACTATACTTTCATAAGTATAAAACACATTTATTAGGTCTAGAAGAAAACGATTTAATAGAATTTTTAGATATGTCATTAACTGATATAAAAAAACATGCCTCTAAATTTAGTAAATTAAAAACTAAACGAGGAGAATTAAGTGAAGATGAAAAACTACAACTTTCAGTATACGAAACCCATAAAGATTTAAAAAGATATAATCTATTGAGTGAAATTAAGTCTAATACTAATATTGATAAGTATATAAGTAGTAAAATCGCAAGATTAAATTATCCTCACCGAAATTTGAGACCACTTAATTAGTTTTTACTATATTGGCAGAATAGATTTCATATCTATTGTTTAAGGTAACAAAATAACTTCCGGCAGATAAGTTACTTATATTAACTACTTGTTCATTCTTTCCTTTTACATTATAAGGGGAAATTTCTTTTATTATTTTACCCATCATATCATAAATAAAGATATTATATTCACCAATAGAGGTTAAGTTATATTGGATGTGTATATTATCTCCAACCTTAGTGACATTATATTGATTCACATTAGAAATATAGTCATTTTGTAATTCCACTATATTAGAATATTCAAAGCTACCATCATAATCTGTTTGTTTTAATCTATAATAAGAAATCCCAGGTAAAGGATTATTATCGTATGTGACATAGGTTATAGGATCAAAACTATTGCCCGCACCAGGTATCTCCTCGATTTCTTCAAATTCAATACCATCTAAAGTTCTTTCTATTGTGAAAAAATCATTATTAATCTCTGTGGCGGTAGTCCAATTTATTAAAACTTTATCTTGAACAAGATTAACATTAAAAGATAAAAGTTCGATTGGTAAGGCAGAACCACCCCCATCACCAAACCCAAAATCAGAAAAGGAAGTTAATCCATATGATTTTATTTTACCATGTACTGATGTTCTATATTCACTATTATCTGAAGCTAAGTCGCCAGCAATTGCCCACCCATTAATAGATGTGTTGGAAGTATCGGTTTTAATAGGTGCAAGTTTACCAGACGTACCCATTTCATCAAATACATTAGTATATAACAAAAGATCATAAGTACCGGACGTAGGTTGATTATTAGGGTGTATTCTCCAATACCCTTCTTCTAACATTTTAGAAAGATTAAAAGCTTTAGTAGAATCCGTTTTAGGGACACTATATCCTGCATTTGCAAAATCAGAGGCGGAAGAATAAGAAGGATGTTTACCCACTATAAATCTAGTGGTTATGTATGATACTCCTTCTAAATCTTTAAAATCTACCCTTGCTCGATAATATCTTGGTGTTGACCCCCCATTTGGTGGAATGATACCCACCGGAAATTCATATTTTTGTTTACCTAAATAACCACTTGATTTAGTATGTCTTCTTAAATTCCCCCAAACATACGATTTAGATTTTAAATTATGGGTAGTCCCATCCGCACCAACAATTGCGTTTGGATTTTTGTTTTTAATTACTACACGAGAAAATGGGTTTGTACCCACAGTTTTAATTACTCCATCGGTCAATTTAAGTTTACCATTAGTACCTATTATCAACCCATCTATAACATTAATGGAAACGGGATCCTTTGTATTGTTTATTTCAACATTATTAAATTGTTGCCCTTTACTAGTAACAGATTGGATGTCCGTTCCTGCAAATGTTACTGTATTAGTACCAGGAATAAATGTAGCACCCGCGGTTACTACGAAGTTACCTTTAAGAGTTATATCTTTATTCTGACAATTTAACTCTCCAGATGATAATCTTAAGTTACCATTTACCGTAGTATTATCTGCTAGTAATACTCCACCTGAACCATTTATTGTTAGGTTATTTATTGTGTTACCATTTGTAGTTAAAGTAATAGAATTCGTACCACCCAATGTTATATCTGCCGTCCCATAATGATCTGCAGAGAGAGTCATATCTTCCGTTACTTTTATTGGTGTTGACCCTAAACAAGAAACACTTATATCATCTAAACAAATATCACTTGCATAGTTTGATCCTGTTATACCTTTAAAACGTATCACCAATGATTTTTCAGATTGGTAGGTAGTTAAATCTAATACTCCTTGCCTCCATTCTTTACCCATATCCCCTGCAACTGCACCACTACTCATAAAATCTAAATCATTTGTCCAATTCATCCCATGATCTTTACTTACTTGGACGGTTAGGGATCCCATATCAGTACCATACATATGGTATTGAAATGTTAATACAGGGTAGGTTAGGACACTTAAGTTAAATGGTGGTGACCATAATTCAAATGTTTTATTCGGGTAATTAGGAGAGGATGCTTCTATATATAAAAACGTACTTGCACCTGATGGTCCTGTACTTGGAGATGGTGTTGATGATGAATTAGCTCTCCAATCTCCATTATCGCCTGTTTTGTTTCTCCATGCAGTTGCAACAAATTCAAATCCTATATCTCCTGCTGTAGTTGAGTGATCTGTTTCTGATTCGAAATCAACCGATGCAGGAAACGATGATACTACGTTAGCTGATTTAACTGCAGTTGATTTAGTAGATGAATTACCACCAGTATTTGAAGCATATACTTCAACATTACCATTTTGTTTTCCAACGGTTACTGTAAGTGATTTTGTTCCTTGACCTGCAGTTATATTCCAGTCGGATGGTACTGCCCAAGTATAAGATGTAGCATTAGCAACTGGGTCAATTGTATATGTTTGGCTTGATGTTTCATTCGGATATGAATCCCCAGTTATTGCAACAGGTGCACTTGGGGGTGGAGTATAATTTGATGTTACAAGAGATATTTCATCAATGTGTACTACGTCTCCTCCACATCCTGCACTTTTACTTGCATTACTATATTTGGTACACGCTTCCCAAGCAACTGTAAAATTAGATCCGCTGTAAGCAGATAGATCATACTCCATAGTTTCCCATGTACCACATGTACTATTATTTTCCCCACTAAAATATATATCACCATTTTTATCAGCAACGGGAGTACCATTTACTGTTAACCTAAACCAACTGTATAATTTATTATAGGTGTATTGTTGACGTTTCTTAAACTTTAAAGTAATAGTATTATCGTTAGTTGAACATATTTCTCTACTCACTTTAGAAACGTGGGTAGGTGAATTTTTAAATGCGTCTGGTCCGGTACCATAAGATGAACTCCAACCTGTACTTGTCCCCCCATCCATTAATAAACCATATTTACCTGCAGAATAAGCATAACCGGATATACCCGCACCAGATTGGGAATTGGTGGTAGCAGACATTAGTGTAGTGCCCTCAAAGTCTTGAGTAAATGGTGTTTGTGCACATGGTGTAGGTCCATATCCTCCACAATCTGACGCACTACATACTACTATATCATCTAAACAAATATCACTAGTATAACTAGGACCTAATTCCGCATAAAATCTAAGATAGGTTTCTACCCCTGCTAATACGTCTAAATCTATAGTTTTACTATACCATACATCTCCTTGATCCCCACTAGCAATAGTTTTTAAAGTTATCCAATATGCACCATCAAGAGAAAATTGTAGTTTTAATGTTCCCATATTAGTACCATACATATGATAATAAAAACTTATCTGAGGATCCGCAATCGCAGTAAAGTCTGCTTTAAATTCTATTCCTGCCGTACTACTATAATTTCCAGTTGCTTCTGTGTAGATGTAAAAATTTCCCCCATTCGCACCTGCCGGTCCAGTTCCACTACTACCTGTTTTTCCTGAATGGAGAGTCCAATCCATATCATCCGATATTGATTGTTTCCAATTACCAAATCCTCCCCCTTCAAAACCTTCACTATCCGGTAACTGACCTAGCGTTACTCCACCATTGAAAATAAAAAATAAAATGATTAATTTATATAAGACTGTTTTAATCCACTTCACATTTCTCCTTTGCGGTATTTAGTTAAATAATATAAGTTTAATGTATTTCCAACACTTCCTATATTTTTATACCTAAAAACAAAAAAAGTAAACTTCTTTTATATAAATATGTAAAATTACTAGAAAAGGGGGTGAGACACCCCCTTCTTACTATTCTTTTATGAAACGCAATGTTCCTTTGCGTTGATTATGATCTACTTCTAATAAGTAATATCCTTTACGATATTTTTCTACATTTAAATGGAGAACTTTGTATTCCCCTATAAATCCTTTAGTATAAAGTTTTTGCCCTTTTGTATTAAAAATAGTTAAATGAGTCACCCCACGTAAGGTTTCTTCTAAATAAAGGTGTAATTCATCTTTTACTGGATTAGGGTTAATACTTAATATGATTGGTTTATCATACATAATACTTATAGGATTAAATATTTCATTTTTACCATCATAATCGGTTTGTGATAATCTATAATATGATACCCCATTATAAGGATTCTCGTCAAATATTTTATATGTCATTAAAGTATTAGTATTACCTCCACCAGGAATTTTAGAAACTTTTTCCCAATTTTCACAATCTAAACTCCTTTCAATTTCAAAATAATCATTATTTACTTGACTAGCAACTACCCATTCTAATTCTACATTACCATTATTTAATTCACCATTAAACGACACTAATGTAATTGGTAGTGCTGTACCCCCAGTACCACCGAAACCGAATAGACTAAAAGAGGTAAATCCACTTTTTTGTCCATATCCACTTGCAAGTGTTCTGCCGGGTTGTCCAGCAGCTGGGATAGAAGTGGTAGATTCATATGTTCCCCAATCTGCCCAGGTTGTAGAATTATCATCTCTTTTAATAATCGTAAAATTATCATCTTGCATAAATCCACCTGACACCCCATTTAAATATAAATTTACACCATAGGTTCCACCAGTAGGTTGATTATTAGGTGTTAATTGCCATTGTTTATCAAATACTTCAATTAAAGGGCTAGTCATCTGATACGCATTTAAATCATTATAATTTCCTACAGGCATTCCACCAACCGAAGCGTCTATGTACGACACCCCTGTTAAAAAATTATTTATTAAATCTACTTTATGATAATCATCAGTGGTTGTACCGTTCCCTATAGGGAATTCATAAGTACCAGAACTACTAGCAATATACCTTCTTAAATTACCATTAATAAAAGAAGTTGTACTTCCTCCCGCAATTGCACCTGTTGGGGTGGCTTTGGTTATTATTTTATTACTACCTGTAGTTATTACCCCATCTGTTAAAGTAAGAATTCCATCGATTTCTAAATCTCCACCACTTAATGTTACCCCATTTGTGTTGGATATAATTAAATTAGAAATACTATAACCATTAGGGTTTATGGTTTGAGCCGCACCCCCACTCAAAATTAAACTATGAGCATTACTATAAGAGTTAGACCCTAACGTGATATTTTCTCCTACGTTTACTGCAGTGCTTTGAGCATCTACTAACTTGATGTCATCCAAACACACATCACTATCCCAATTAGAACCGGTAGTTGCAATAAATCTAAACATAATATTAGATTGATTACCATAGGAGGATAAATCAATAAATCCTTGTCTCCAACCTGATCCCATATTTTGGTAGATGACTGCATTAGCACAAACAGAATTACACATAAAAGGTATATTACTAGACCATGTACTACCGTTGTCCGTACTAGATTGTAATGCTAAAGTAGCACCAGAGGCACTTTGTAAATTAAACCAAAATATTAAAGTTGGTGAATTTAATGAAGTAAGATTATATGGGGGTGACCATAATATGAACTCTTTGGAGGGGAAATTAGGTGTAGAGGCCTCTACATATAGATATTTACCTGTAGAAGTGCCTGGATTATGATCGGATTGTCCACTAGAGGTAGTACCAGGACCAGTACCTGATGAACCAGTACCTCCCGCATCTGCTCGCCAATCACCATCATCTCCACTTACATTTCTCCATCCATTAACACTAAATTCAAAACCTGATGTCGATGCACTAGTAGAATGTTGTGTTTCATTTTCAAATGCTGTTTCATAAGGATAAGAAGTTACTAGAACTGCAGTTTTAATACTCAATGTTCTAGGGGTAGATGTACCTGCCATATTAGTGGCAGTAACACTCATTGACCCATCATTATCATCAGTTTGAACATTTACTGAGGTAGTACCTTGACCATTTATAATTAACCAACCATTAGGGGCTACCCAAGTATAAGTATCAACATTAGACATAGGACTAACACTATATGTAACTATCTCCCCTGAATTTGGATAAGTATTACCGCTGATAGCACCAGGAGTAGATGGTGGTGATAATCCTGCCGCTTGACTTATTAAAATATTATCTATATACGACGCATCACCACCCATTCCTGTACTCGTATAACCAGTATAATATTTATTACAAGTTTCAAACGCTATAGTGAATGCACTTCCACTATACTGAGATAAATCATAAGTCATTGTTTCCCAAGTGTTATTACTTCCATTAAAGTAAGTATTACCATTTATATCAGCAATGGGATTTCCATCTACCGTTACCCTAAACCAAGAGTAGTTAACATTATATGTATAAGTTTGTTTTTTATCAAAAGTAAGAGTGACTGTGGGTAAAAGAGGTGCACATATTTCTCTACTTACACTAGCAATGTGTGAAGGAGAGGATGAAAAAGTTATCGCCCCAGTACTATAAGATGAACTCCACCCTGTATAACTATTACCCTGCATATGTAACCCATATGAACTAGCATTTGCACCTGTGGCGTCTAAGGCTATTTGGGATCCTGAACCAGTAGTTGCAGTCATTAAAGTGGTTCCACTTTCAAAATCTTGATTATAATCTAATGTAGCACAAGGAGTAGGTCCTGGACATGCGCCCACTCCTACGTTTTGTGTTCCCCATACTCCCATTGCGATGGTATTACCACCACCGTCAGTACAGTCCCACGATATTTCACTATCCCAATCTCCGGAAACCCACAATAATTTTATATCGTCTCCAGCGGTTGCTTGAAAAGTAACTGCCTGAGATGATCCTGTGAGTAATTCTAAAAATGCTGCAGGAGCACCATTTACTGTGATTGATACACTAGCACCATTCCAACCATCCCCATAAGAATCATATCCTGTGAATGTATGTGTACATTGTGAAAAACTTTGTCCACTTATTAAAGATATTACTAATAGTAAACCCCACAAATTATTAGTAAATAAATTACTTATTTTTTTTAAAAACTTATTATTCTTCATCTTTTCCATAATTAATCATTGGTATTATTACTGGTTCAACTAAACAATTATCGTCTTTATTTCTTTCCGGTATTGTAAAAAATATTGGTGTCCATAAATCTTTTTTGTCAATTGCTAAAATAAAACTTTTTGCAATTTTAACTTCTTTTTGTAATTGTTGGTGTTTTAGAATGTCCGTATATTCTTGTTGAGAAACACCTAATTCTTCGATTGCTTTACTTTGTGAATAAGCACTAGTGAATATAACTAGACAGACTCCAGCTATATAATATCTTAATTTTTCCATAACTTTTATTTTTTTAGATATATTTTCGCACCGAAAATATATTATGTATATATTATATAAGTATAATGATAATATCTAAAAAAATAAAATAATCATCTAATTTTTATACTAAATGATAATTTAACCCTATAAATCTATTATTTTATCGTTTGAATTGAATCTTTTATAATTCAAATGTGAAGTATGTCTCGTTTCCTATATCGTGTTCATTATAGTCTCCTGTACCAGTACTAAGAACTTCGCCCCAATCTGCTTCACCAGCAAAATCTGATATTGCACTTTCGGCATCAAAATCAAAATAATACTGAATGGCATCCTCTCTGTCCATACCATAGTTATCAGTAAAAAATGATAAACCTTCTGTTTCAATATCACTTATCATATCTTCCATATATTTCTCTTTTAATTCTTCTGTGGCAGTTTCTTCTAAACCATATAGTTTATCTCTAAGGTCTTGAGCTTCTTCCTCCCATCCAGTCATAGCACTTTCTTTGTCGTCTCTCTCGTATTCTTTATCACTTATCTCTTCTTCTAATTCTTGGTATTCATCGGAAATGAATGCTTCTTCGTCTTCTTCTTCCATTTCTTCTAATAGTTCTCGTAACTCTTCTATTTCACTTTCTAACTCCTCAATTTCCTCTTCCAACTCCTCTTTCTTACCTTCATACTCCTCAATGGTATTTTCCATATCCTCCGCATCATAACCCGCCTCCTCAATAATTTCAGACTCATCCATGTCCCTTAATCTATTCTCTACATAATCTTCCACAAACTCTTCTATAGCATAGTCATCGGGGGATAGGTATTGTTCTAACCACCATTCTTCAAAATTATCCAGATATTCCATTTCATCTCTAGCATAAGTTTCTAACGCATCATCTACCTCTATATCTGTACCTATAGCCCATTCGTTATTCTCTAATAGGTCTCTATAAACCGGTAATTCATAATGTCTATAATCTGCCCTTTCAAACATAAATGGAGGGGTACCTGTTTCTATAGATAATGCCCTTATCTCATCATCATAATCTTCAAGCTTAGTAAAATTACTTAAATCAATACTAACTAAATCGTTAAAAGTTTCATCTTCATCATCGGGGTCTCTCCAATGTTGGGTGAAAATATAAATTAATCTTAATGCTAATTCTTCATCTCCAATATATAAGGGTTCACCTACTAACGCACCCCATACCTCTCCTGGATCTAAAGGGTCAACACCCAATTTATTAAGTAAATTAAGCATCTTCCTTTCTTTAGGAGTTATCTTATGCATCTCTGCCTCTTCTTTTATTAATTTAAATAATTTCATTTAATAATCTGTTTCATATACATAATAAATATCTCCTTCTTTATCTTTATGCGTTTCCATATATCTAACATCACTTAAAATTTCAAAATCTTTATATTTTACTTCCTGGTCAATTATCTTATCTACATCAATATGTAACCATCCTGGTAATAAATCAGGGTCAAACGTACTGCTCGTAGTTCCATATGATGATGAAGATACCCTCAGAGTTCCACCAAATTGTAAATCCCCTCTACTAGTTTTATCAATATATCCCAACTCCCATAAATAATCGATCAAATTATTTTCTAATCTATCATATATGTCTTCATAAATTCTTTCTCTTACACTTTCTCGACCTTTTTGTAATATTTTATCTAATTTATTTTCTAAAATAGTAGTATCTTTATCTTCTTCTTCATATTCTTCTATTTTCTCCTTAGTCTCCATATATTCCTCCCATATTACATCTTCATCATCTAATTCATTAATGATATCTTCATCACTCATTTCAGATTCTAAATGATCTGATTCGTCAATCGCAATTAATCTCTTATCAGTATCAGTTACTTCTAACCTATGGATTAATTCTTCTTCACCAATATACTCTACTAACATTCTATCATCAATATATAATCCTTCAAAATAATCCCTTAATGCATCTTCCGATTCATCTTCATCTCCTATAAAATAATGTGCTTGTCTTACCATATCATAAATTATGGGCATACCATACGTAGTCTCCTCAGTAGGTATTACCCATAAAGGAGAAACACCCACTAATTCCGAATAAAGTTTAGATTCAGGTGAAATAACTAAATCTCTTTCTTGTTTATATAATTGATTTTTATAATTTCCTTCTACATTAAAATTGTTGAAGAATAAATCTCCATAATAATCAACGTCTTTAGGTGATAAATGTAAGGTATCTTTTAAAAATTTTACAACTGCCCTAACAATATCTTCATCCACATTAATCATTGCGTCTTCAATATATTTTTTATCTTCATCGTCCCATGTATCGCTAGAGGTTTTTTGATTATTAATACCATGACGTACTTGAAGTATTAATGAATATACTTTGGGTAGTGCTTTAGTGTGTAAAAGATTTAGTATTTTTTTATCACTATTACTTAATTCTGGATCATTAATATCAGATTCATGAAGAAGTATACGCATAAGTTATTTTAATAATAAATATTGATATTTATTTAAATATACTTTATTATTACAATAATAATCCATAAAATTATATCACTATGTTAAAAGTAGAAGTTAAAAAAGGAAATATAGAAGCCGCACTCAAAAAACTTAAAAGTAAATTTATAAAAACTAAAGTTGCGAAGGAATGTAGAGAGCGATCAGAATTCACTAAACCTTCAGTTATAAGAAGAGCAGAAAAAATTAAAGCAAAATATGTTGAGAAAAAGAAAAGAGAAGATGAATAAGAGTCTATTAAGTAAGGAAATTATCTCATTAATTAATGAACAGATATGGTTAGAAAATAACGCGTCTTTTTATTACCTACAATTATCTGTTGAATTTGACCAAGAAGGTTTTGGTGGGATATCTACTTTTTTTAAAAATCAATCCGAGGAAGAAAGAACTCATATGTTAATGTTAGTAGATTATCTTTTAGAAAAAGATGCAACCCCTCATTTACCACAATATAATTTTATGGAAGAAAAAGAAGAGCCTTTCAACATTTTAAATCATTTTGAAAATTCTTTATCTAATGAAAGACATGTGACAGATTCCATAAATAAGATAGTTTCTAAATGTAAAGAAGTAGGCGATTATACTACAGAAAATTTTATGCAATGGTTTGTTACTGAACAAAGAGAAGAAGAATTAAAATTTAAAACTATTATAGATGATTTAACTATAATTGGTGATGATGGTGTAGGATTGTATAAAATTAATAAAGAATTAGGGAATTTACCACCAGAAGAATAAATTATTCTACTAATACATATATCCATACTATTCCATAGGATATAACAAATTTTATATCCCCAAAAAATCCCCTTTTATTAGAAATATCCCGATATTTATCATAATAGAAGTCAAAATTATTTTCAAATTCTTCTACTGGGTGTTTACCTAAAAACAATAAACTACTCTCTGTTCCATATTCATCACTAAAAATCGGCATATAAGCATTTTTATTTATAAATATTGGATTTTACTGTTATAACCTAGTGGGTGGGTTAATTATTTATATAAGGTAGCCAATCGGAATTTTTACTTATACTTATATTTTTAACAAACTGAATATAAGTGGGTCGATAAGGGGGGTATGTAAGTTCCATACCCGCTTCTTCAGGAGTCATATCATTCTTTTTATTATTACAAGTTTTACAACAAGTTACTAAATTTTGCCACACGTTTTTTCCACCTCTAGACTTTGGGATGACATGATCAATAGTTAAATTTCGTTTTGCCCCACAATATAAACATCTATTTCTATCTCTCCTAAATAAATTATGTCTATTCAAAGTAACTTTCCTAAAAGGTATAGAAATATATTTTAAAAGTCTAATAATAGTTGGTCTAACATAATTTTTTAATTCAGTAAAAATAGGTTTATTTTTATTAAAAGTGATTACCTCCGCTTTTCCTTTATAGATAAGATTAAATGCTCTTTTGAGGTTGGTGATGTTAAGGGGGGTATAATCATTATTCAGTACTAATATACTTTCCATATCCACTCTTTAAAAATAAATATGTGACTATCTAAGAAATCAATCACCAAATCTGTCAGGATCCATTGGATCTAACTCGTCTTCTATTTCTAAATTTTCTGTATCTTCATTAGTGAGATAATGTCCCAGAGGTCTAGGTGGTTCTAACTCATTGAATCGTGTTGCCAGTTCCCTTAATGCGATTAAATCCCCAATAGTTTCTGGGCGCTCTGTCACTAATTCTTCACCAATTATATTTCCTTGACGACCATAAATATTTCTTAATCTTGTTTCCTCTATTTCAGGTGGAACTTCAGTTATCTCATCATCAATAACGTGCTCGATAAAATCGTTTCCTATATCCATTCCTTCCCTATCAAAGATATAACCAAATTCATTATCAACAGGAACTGCTTCCAACCCGTAAGTTATTTCATTATTTTTAGTAGATAAATCTTGAGTAGTTGCTAATAAGGCATTATTTAAAACCATCATATCTTCATAATTTTTTAGTCTAGATTGGTACACCATTTTCAATAAGTTAGTATTGAGATGGGTTATTAAGAGTTGGGAAATAACCGTATGATACAAACTAGGTTTTTTATTACACGTAGATAATAATTGTTGTATCCCATAACTTAAACCATTTTTTTCTACAAAAATTTCAAATGCAGAAGTGCTGTTAATAGTTTTAATAATAAAAACTTTTACCTTACCTTCTTTAATTTTATCTGCATAACCTTGACCTTCATTATTTAAACAATTTTTTAATTTTTGTCCTGACCATTGTAACTGACACTCACTGATTATTTCCTTTATTTCTACATTGTCAGGTAACTCTAATCCACTTATATCTTGAGGTTGGATTAAAGGTTTATCCATTTCTTTCTTTTTAGCTTCTACCCATTTCATCATATTCTTATGGGTAGGTAAAATAGAAGAATTAGACTCCTCTAGTGCCTGTGTTAAAATATTTAAAATAAAAAACCCTTCCTTCTTAATTATTCTCTCAATATCATTAACAAAGGTAAGGGTTTGTTGTAGATTCATTTCATACTTACCAATAAATCTAGTTATAATAGGATTTTTCCTTATAACCTCATCAATATTATTAACATGTTCTAGAGTAAAATCACAATTATAGAAATTGGGGTTTACTAATGCCAATAATTTGGTATATGAACCATTTTCTATAATTAATTTCGCCTTATTTATTTGAGTCTTTTTCATTTTCCCCCTAATTAAATTATATGCACTCATAAATGTGAGGGGATTAGGTACAGTACCTTTTAATATATCACTCATGGATAAATTTCTCTCACTATATTTGGTAGGAGTTAATGTCCATAATCTATCATTTAGATTCGCCCATCTTTCTAATACACCTTGTGGGGGTGTACGATGAGGATCTAACCAATTAACTGCATGATCTTTATCTAATTTTTTATTATGCTGTTTTGTTCTATATTGATACCTTGCATCCCATACCCTTCTTTTATGGTCAAAAAATTTAATCATTCGGAAATAATGTTTTAGTTCACCATAATACCGAATATACATATCTTTATACTTATCCGTAAAATAAAATCCGAATTGAGACCTATCTAAATGTATAATATTATCACTCAATAATGGTTGTGATAATAATTCCATACATGCTTCTACATTACAATAACAATTAAGTTCCTTTTTCTTTTTAAATAATCGTATGGCGGTATGGGCAGGAGTATAAACTGAAGTAACATCCAACTGTTTAGTTTCCAAAAATTCTTCAAACTCTGTAGTATAATAAAGTGTATTAGTTGATAGGTCGATTCCCACCTGACAACAATTAAGGTCAAACCCTTTTAAAATATAAGTAGGGTTAGATGCTCTATTTCTATTATCTATGGCAGAAATATCAATAATATTATAAAACCCCTCATATCTTACACCAGTAATTCTATAGGTAGTATCTCGTTGGTAACCTATTGTACCCCCATAATAACCATCTTCTACAATTAGACTGTCTGAACGTAAAGGTGCACTACTGGATCGTGTCGGACCATCTGGGTCTTCCTCGATGTAAATATCTAAATCATTAATGGGATACTCTATGTCCCCATATTTCATCCCTAATAAAGTATTAGCAACTGCCCCACCTGCCAAAAACCCTTCTTTTGGAATGGGGGCAATCTCATTTAATCTACGTAAAATTTGTTCAACAATATTAGACTCTTTTAAAATATTTTCCATCTAAATAGATTTATGGTGTTATACAATAGTTTTCCCTAAAAAAAGTGGCCCCTCATCTTTATGTTTTAAAATTTGGAAGTGGTTACCCTTATCTTTAATAGTTAAAGTCTTCCCATAAAAAGATTTATAATTTTTATAAACATATTCGGTTACTTTTTTTGCCACCTCTGGCGACACTTCTTCTTCTTTAGTTACTTTAGTCATTGTTTTCTTTTTTATTTTTGTTATAAAGTATATATGCAGGTACCGTAATACCCACTATTATAAGAATGTATTTAATAAATGGGAATATTTCAATTAGTGCGAATAAACTAAATACCACTAATATTACCCATAATCCTATTTTAAATATTTTATCTTGATCCATTAATCAAATTTCAACATGTCTTTCATGTAAAGTAAATCACCAACTTGATAGATGATTTCTTCTTTACTATACCCTTGTTCTTGTAAAGAAATAATTGATTCTACTATTTCTTTAGCGTCACTTTCATAATCATCCTCAAATCCATCAATATCTAAAATATTAGGTATTGGTGTGTTATCAACTTCCTCTTCAAAATGAATATACTTCTCATTTCTCAAAAAGAGAATAAGATTATAACCCATTTTTAAAGATTTTTCTACTTCATCTACTACCACATATTCTCTATCACTATGTTGTTGATAATATCCACACCCTAAATTAAGACAATTAAAATCGAATTTTTGTGCTAATTGATTAACATCAGTAAAGGGATCATTACTAAATTTTTTATATCCTCCTTCTGCCAAAATAGGGGTAATTTTTTGTTTAAACCCTTCATCTAAAATTTTAACACCTGAACAAACTTCCGTAATCCAATCTGCACTAGGCGCATCAAATTGGATAGCATACCCTACATTATTAAAAAATTCTCTTTCTGCCACCCTAGAACCTAACATACCAATCTCTTCCTCAACAAAAAATGCCCCTTTTAAGACATCTAACTCTTCAAACAAAGAAAGACATACAAATACTCCACATTTATCATCCCCACCAATACCAGTCTGTTGTCCAGTAATTGGGTGATAAGCTTTTAATTTACCTTCTTCATCTTCTACAATTGCTAATCTTTCATTATTTTCAATTAATTGATGGTGGTGACGATGAACAGTGTCAATATGTGAAACTACACAAGGGTAAAATTCCCCAGTAGTCATTTTTTCTTCTCCTTTTATTAAGTAAACGTTTCCTTTTATATCTACTTTACTTTCTATCCCATTATCTGCGGCGAACTTTAAAATAAAATCCCTCATTAATACTTCATTAGTAGAATAAGTAGGGACTGACAATACTTCTTTTAAAAACTTTTTATCCATTTTATTAAATATTATAAACAAATATACAAAAAAATATTTTAATATCCAAACAATATTATTACTTTTTTATTACTATTATTCTTTACAAAAAGGGTTTGAATAAGTATTTATTAACAAAGATAACAAATAAATAAAGATATTATATTATGGGATGTGGATGTAAAAAGAAAAAAGCTGCGAAACCAAAAACTACTACAACTACTAAAAGTACACCAACTAAACCAGTAACACCAAAACCTAAATCTAAGTAAATTAGGTTAACTGATTGGCGGGTCCTCGTGCAGGACTTACTGACCATGGAGAATTATCTAAAGTATTATCCGGACCTCTTTGAGGGCTTACTGACCATGGGGAATTATCTAAAGTATTCGCCGGTCCCCTAGTGGGTGAAACTAAATCATCCCATTTGGTGTAACTACCTGTGGAGGCGCTTTCTCCACCACCTTCTTCTTGTTCCTCAATAGGTTCTTCTTCTTCTAAACCAATACCATATTCATTTACTACAAACCCCGAGTCTTGCTCTTTATCATAATAACCTAAATAAACCCCATAATGATCATATACTATTACTTCATATTCATTACTACTAAAATTTAAATCATTAGGTGAGTCTACCCAACTTAGAATATGAGTATACCATTCTTTAGGGTCATTAATTATTTCCCCGAACTCTCTCAGTAACACTTTTTTGTATTGGGACTCTGTAAGTTTAATTTTCATTTCTATCCTATATTACTTAATAACTTCTGAAAATTATACCTTGATAAATCAAAGTCATTATCCTCATCATTTTTATATGGTAGAACCTCATACTGATTGTCTTCATCATAAAAATCATCTTTAACCATTTCTTTTTGGGGATTGATTTCCTCTATGTCATCCAAATCAAATACATTTTCTATAGTTTTAAAGTTTAAATCCATTTCTCCTACTACAAAATCTTCTACATCACCAATTCTAATATTCTTTAATGCTTCTTGTGGGGTTTTCCCCATTACGTATATATTGGCATCAGGATATCCTCTACCAACTATTTCAATAGTTGTAGGTACAGAGGTAGGTATTTTCCATACCCCCATATACTCTAAAGGTTTACCTATTAACTCCTTCAAATCATGTTGTGAGTGGAAATCTACCATTATTTTAAAATTATGTGCCAAAATGATTGCCTCCTCTTGGGTTAACACTAAATCCTCCATTATATAGTCAACAATGTTATAATTCATTTTTAACTCTCCGTTTTGTATTTTATCTCTAATTTTTTCAAATACCTTTACCATGAACGGATTTACTGTCTTACTCACTCTTCCCCAGTTCTCACCAGTGTCCTCAGTTAATAATCTATTATATTGGCTTTCTGTTAATTTAATTTTCATTTTAATTATTTACTAAATTTACATCATGAACAATATCCTCCCAATCCTGATCATAGATTCTATCAGAAATGTAATCATCTATATAACCTTCATCTATCTCCCATTGAATATCCATCACCTCATACTCTACATATTGTCTATCGTCTACATCATAATCATAATAATCACCATTTTCTAATTGAGTTAAAAACTCTTCTTGATCAGTAGCATATCCCGTATACGTACCCATTTGGTATCCACTTAAAAACCCCCTCAGCGGAATATCTTGATTAAATTCAAACTCCCCATAAAACTCTAATGGCTCACCTAAAAATTCACTAAAGTCTCCTTCATAATTTTCAGGATTTATTTTTAAAAAATAGTTATAACAGATAACTAAAGATACTGCGTTTGGTATTGCTAAATCTTGTGCTACCTTTTTTGATATCATAGGTATATCCCTTAATTCTTTAAAATTAGGATATCGTTTTCTTATAAAATTAAAACATTTTATAATAAACTTATCAACCTTATTACCTATCTCTTTAAAGTTAACAGTACCATCAAGAAAATCTTTATCATTTTCTTTTAATAATCTATTATATTGGCTCTCCAGTAATTTGATCCTCATAGTCTTCTTCAGTTTCATTATCACCATCTTCTTTTTTAAGAGTTTCTCCAATAATATAGGAACCAACAAATGGTGTTAATGCCGCAAAATATGCACTCATACCCATTAAATCGGCTTTATTTATTATTGTAAAAATTCCTATTAATAACCATAACCCTACTGTTACATAAATAACAATTTCTCTTTTACTAGATTTACCTGGTCGAAATATAGATGCATCATTACTTTGTCTAACTGATTCACCATACATATATGCCCCAGCAAAACCTGTTAATGAAATAAAATAAGCCGCCAATTCAGTAAAATCAGTTTCATGGTAAGTACCTAAAATACCAATTCCTACCCAAATTAAAATTATAATATATGTTAAACATTCTCGTTTAGAATCACAACATCTTCTTAAAAAATTCATAATGTTTTTTTTTAATAAATATCTATGGGGCATAAAAAAACCCACCTACTTGGTGGGTTTAATTTTAAAGGGTTGGTATTAAGCGCTTTTAAATGCTAATAAGAATTCTCTTACACCAACACCAATAGCAATACCTGCATATAATACACTTCCATTAATAAATAATGCAGTTGCAATTGCACCACATAGGCCAGCTCTAAATAAACTGTTATTTACTATTTTACTAATTGTTTCCATATTTTAATATTAATTATATGTTATTTTCAACATATAAATATATAAAATATATAATGAAAGTAAATAATTATATAACTTCGGTTGTGGTTGAGGATAACTCATTAATACATTTACTTCGAAGAGTAGACCTTGTTTCATATATTAATTCATAAAATTCTTCCATTGCATTATCATATACGTCATAATCGGTTTCCCCTTCTTCATTAATATAATTCTCTTCATCTGGATACTCAAAATCATCTTCATCTTGTTGATGGAATCCGTTTTTATTAATTGCAAATGCACCTACAGGTGAATAACTTTCATCTTCATAGTCACCATTTATATTACATTCGGGATCAATTTTACTACATACTTCAAAAAGATGTTTAACAAAGTGTTCAGGATAATACCAAGCAGAAGTGGTAGATATTTCTGCTTCTTCCCCATCTACCCAGAAATCATCATGATAACACCATTTAGCACCTACATTTTCCCCAAACCACGATATATTATTTTCCATATCATCATAAAATGCCCCAATTAAGGCGAGATAGTTATCTTCTTTATTTCTTTCTTCAGTTAATTTTCTTTTTTCTTCTAAAAATTTCATTAATTTTTCATTACCTTCTATGGTAATATTTGTCATTACATGATTTGCCAT